GCAGTCTACGGTAAGCCGCATCGGTAATTACCTGCAGCGCGCGAACGTCAGCGCCTAAGATCAAGTTAGTCACGGCCAGCTTATAACTAGTGGCCGTGCAAAATTTGTGAAAAAGAAACTCTGCTGCACCTTAAGTCCTTACTGGAAGTGCGTCTTATGTTTTAGACTAATCTGTAAAGGATGTGGAAATAATAAACGGATTACACGTCACCCTTGCTCTAAATCTAAAAAGCATGGGCAACATCTATTCTACAATTATGAACGTCAGCGGGCTATTATATGAAATGGGAATATCTCCAAACAAGTTCGGCGGCTAATCTAAAAAAGTTAGGTGAAGATGGTTGGGAGCTCGTGCAAGTTATACCTAGCGGTAAAGCGGCTTTCGGAGGTATTTACGACGAGAGGTGGGTATTCAAACGACAAGTACCTGTAAAGGAACCTTGGGTAGCTGCAGAGGATCCTAATGAGTGATAGAGCGTTACTTCAGGGAATTTTATTAGTAGAATTTGTATTCTTGTTGTACATTTTTAACTTTACGGAGTAGGTATGTCTACAGAAGGAAAGCACGATCAGGAAACTGAGATAACCGATGGTACAGATCTAGGGTCTGGTTGGCGTACCATTTTGTTTAACTGCAGTTGCCATTCCTTTGACCAAGTAGAAAAGTCCTTAATCAAAGCGACTGGATGTGCTTTAGGTAAGGCAAGATCTATTGCTACTACAATTCACAATAAGGGTAGTGCGGTTGTCATAGAAGGTTCTGCTACTAGATGTGAAGAGGTAGCTATGATATTGGAAGCAGATGGTCTAAAGGTTAAGGTCCAGCAATGAGAAGGTGCCAGGTCTGTGATCGTAAGGTTAGAGACTTGCTATGTTGTATGCAGTGTGATCCCGATACCTCAATGTGCCATCAATGTACTAAGCGTCATATAGACGCCTACCACTAACTATGAAATCGCTCCTAGCCTTCGCAGCTGCAGTGTATTTGATCCAATACTTGAGATACTTTAATAAGTTACTCAGACGCGGAGGAGTATTACGTCTTAGATATGAATCAACACATTCTGTATTAATTCTTGTTGAAGCGGTGTTATCGCCGTTGATTTGGCCAGCATATAATAAACTATATCCTACTACCACTTGTATTGGAGAGGATTGTCCAGGATGCCAAGATGAATTATTTAGATAGTAGAATGAAGATTCTTCTCAGAAAGCAGAACGAGGTAAATAGAGCTGCTTATAAAGCTTCTGAGAAACGGCAGAAGGCCCATAATGATATTAAGAAGACTATAGCGCGGGCTATTCTTAAAGGGTCATTTCTCTCTCAGGAAGTATGGACTCTACCTAGTAACTGGGTAGATCATAGTCAGAGAGGCAACTTTGCCCTATCGTTACATGCTTCAACGGGGAAAAGTGTTGTTCGAAGGTGGGGTAATGTAATTGAGTACATGAAGGAATACTGTTACCAAGTACCTCTTGCTCCAGGCATCTCTCTAACCTATAGAGATGACGACATGGAGTTATCCGCGGATAACAATGAGCGTATGACTGCCTTCATTAAAAAGTACGGGATACCTGTCATATGTCCTGACGTAGACACCGTAATAGACACTCTGAATGACAAGCTTGAGTTCGTAAAGAATATTCGCGGGCAGCTGAAAGCTACCTAGGAGGTTATTATGTACGCCATGAAATGGAGATGGCTTCAAAGCTGTCTCATTTATATGATCCATGGAGTAATAAAAGATCATATGATTATACTAAACTATGGGGAACATTTTCCTCCTAAGCCTATCTGTGTCGATTGTAATAGAGATTCCTAATGAGAATGTGGAAGGTAGATCCCTCTAAAATGTGCCGCAAACATCTTCTTGGTGAACATGTTGAGATGCATATGTTTGTGGGAAGTATTAATAAGGGAATCAAAGTAGATGGGTATATTCGTACCGGATTAGTAGATGCGTGCGATATTTCTTGGCGCCATACCCAGTTGGTCGACGAGATGAAGCGTAGGAAATATAACCATAATAAAGAGCTTCCCCTTATAGATCTAAAAGAGTTGTTAAGACTAACAACCGTTTTAGGTAAGGTAGATGTGGTGGCTAATGAGATTGAGCTACATCGTAGATGTAAGGAATGTAAATTTTAGGAGAGTGTATGAATAAGTATCCGAAAGGGCTGTCTCATTTTGGTGTATTCGATAGGACTACTAAGCTCTACATCTCTTCCAAGAACTATAAGGTTCGGAAAGACGATCCGGTAATCCAATATATCTTAGCTCAGTACGGAGTCGTAGGGGATAATTATCAGATCCTAACTCCTAATTCTTTGATTGTCAGCGGCCAGTATAGTGGCCTTAGTAGACTGTCTGAACTAGTAAAGTTAGATATGGATGCTTTTAAGATCCGAAGAATCTTTAAGACAGGTGCGGTTAAGTCGGGCAAGGCTCCTAATAGCTATGTCAGGCGAACTTTAGTTAACCTCTTTAGACTTCTTTTAAAGAAAGGTACTCGCCATATCGTCCAGATCGACGGCGGCTCTAGAACTGTTCGTAAACAATTCCAAGACATTGCAGTTCAGGAGCTAACGGATCATCCTAACCTTTATCAGGGACGTGTTGATATTGGTCCCTTTGGTACGACTCAATTGAATATCCGTGAACATACGGTCGGTAAGCATACCATTCTTGTTACGTGGGTGGAAGGCGATGGCTGGACTAACTAAGAATAAACTCTGCTGTACTTTAAATACTTTCCATAGAAACAAATCCAAATCGTACTGCAAGCCCTGCTTTAGAGGGGCGGTAGAAAAAGATCTATTGAAGAGAGTAGATTGGGATAAAGTACCTTATTGGATAGCTGAGGCTATGGCGGAATTTATAGACGACCGCCATGGCTGCGATGATGTTATGGAGTATATGGGCCGATGTCACGAAGATGACCTTGAGAATCCTTTTGAGGAGACTCTGGAAACTGTAATTGGTAAAGATTATAGTGAGCATGGATTCGATGATATTATTACTGAGGCTTGGGAAGTTAGGGACGATTTAATGTCCAAAGCACATCAACGTGTTAAGATAGTAGTGGAGTAATTATGGAAACAGCTACTGAGTGTAATGGTGATAAGACTTTAGGTTACGACTTTAATGCTAAGTGCTATTCAAGTGGCGAGTGTAATGGATGCGACGTCTGCACCCTCAAATGCCCTGGATGTCCTAACTGCGCTCCCCGAAAGCTAGATAGACATCTAGGGATCGGAGACTATGTTGTCGTAGAAAAGAAAGTCGATTCCGCTTTCGGGGGTAAAGTTAAGTGGAATCCTGAAATGGATAAAGCCATCGGTAGAGTAGGCTGGATCCGTACAGGAGGCCCTCGTAAAGGGTTCACGGTAAAGTTTTCTCCAGAAGTTAAAGAGTTAGAAGGGTTTGTATATCCTCCCACCAGTGTTCGCCTCGCTAATCTTGAAGACGTCAAGACTAGTGAAATGATTCATACCCTCAAGGACCAGAAAGATGAAGATGACGCTTAGAGAAATGAAGGCAGTACTTCCTCATGATGTTCTTAAATATATAGGTCCATCGTCAGGGGGCTTGCTGCGGAATAAACTTTACACCGTGAAAGATTCTTCTGAACACCATCTCGGTTTCTTCATGCCTAAAGGACAATCTATTAACGTAGATAAGAATGATCATGCTCTTTGGGAAATGCATGAGGCTAAAGGCGCCATGATGGCCAAAGAGAGGCAGATACAGAGTCTCACTGTAACTTTTAATAGTTATATGACTAGCCTTACTTCTTTTGTAGAAGATGTAAATATGACTGCAGAAGATTTAGACTTACTTCTAAAAGAGTTTCCGTTAGATAGTAAAATGAAGCTCCTAGGAAAGTTAACAAAAGACCAAATGGAATTGTTAGACTTCTTCCATAAAATTAATAGAACTCGTTTAACAGTGCCTCGACTACTCAAAGCGTTTAAGAAGGATCAATGAAAAGAGACCATGATGTTGTAAGGGCAAAGTGTAATACTTGTCCCGGTAAGATGTCTGGAGAATATCCAGGGTCTTGCTGGAAGTGTGTTCTTACAGGTAGAGCTTTCATGTTACCTGAAGCTTTAGAGAAGTACCCTGTAATAGACCCTACTGACGACAAAGTCATTGAGGCGGAAATGAGAAGGCAGGAGAAAGCTGCTCGACAAGAAACGGTTCGTAAAGAAGTTTCTGAAACGACAACTGTGGTAGTCTCTGAACCTAAAGTATCTCATCAGCGCTTTGGTCAAACTAAATTAGCAGATGAACTCCTTAATCAAGGCCTAACTTTTGATCAGGTCGTAGAAGAGATCAAGAAGAGACTGCCTCTATACCCAGCAGACAAGATTCCTCAATTAGTTCGTATTCGAATGTCGGGACTCAAGACTAAGAAGGTATAACTATGATCAAAGCTGAACGGCAGATGGCTAAGATAAGAGACCTTATTACCCGTCTTAAAACGGAAAGCAAGGTTAATTATGGGTCTTGTGCTACTGGAATAAAAGATTATAGACATAGTCATTCGTGGGCTTCGGACTGCTACGCTTGTGTTGAGCGGGCTGATAAGGGTAAGATAGCGGATCTATTAGAGAAGACGTTAGAGGAATAATTATGGCCTTTGAGCTTTTGCCTAAAACAAACCCTGAGAGAATGGTCACTATATCTACCCAGGACATGTGCTTACTTAAGACTCTAATGATGCACGCTAAGATAGATAGACCTATCATTCTCAAGTTCGTAGGTAATAATAAAGCCTTGATTGGCGAGAAGGTAGGAAAGAATATTGCGGCCAAGCTACAAGAGTTAATGCCTCGACTCGCATCTAGTAACGTTATCGTCCAGCGGAAAGAAGTAATAGATGGTAAGATAGAACTCATATCCCAACCATTAGATCCAATGTCGTTACTCTTTATTCAGGGCTTCATATTTTTTAATGAGCGTTACGCCCCCTATGAAATTCTATGAGTAATGAAACGGATGTCCATACCGAGCACTGTTGCTCGAAGCATGGATGCAAGTATGGCTACGACATTGGTCTAGATGAGCGTAAGTGCTCTGTAGCGACCGGTGAGAAAAAACAAAGTTATCCCTGTGAGTACTGTAACGAAGATTTAGAAGACGTCGGCGTACAGGCGGATGAAATTTTAAAGTATATCTATGAGAACTGTTTAGGTTCCGAAGACTTTAAATTTACTCCTCAAGAGTCAAAACGAATTAGAGATTGGATGGCAAAGTTTCATCCGGAGGAAGCATGAGCTCACTTGGATGTTGGTTTATTGCATGCGCGATTTACTTTGGATTAATTTCTATAGCTGATGCTATTAGGAGCAAGCGATGAGTGGTTTTTATATTACCCGACTTAGACTTGAAGCTTCAGATTTTCCAGGACAGCTACAACTTTTTACGGCCCTCAAAAGGCCCGTATACTTTCGCAACGTCGCCTTAGAATACATCCAGCGGGGTGGATGGGCAGAGTTACCTCAGGGCCATTATGAAGCCTTTGCTAAGGCTTTAAAGGAAGGATGGGTCAGGGGTGAACGACAGTGGCATGTAGACTATACCAACTTCGTCGTCAAGTGGAGAGCTCCCATTTGGATAGAAGATGAGCTACTCACCTATGGTACGGGAGTTGAGACAGCCCGACTAGCCACCTATATCCGTAGATGTAAAGATCTTTTGGCCGGAGGTATCATACGTCCCCTGGCTAATAATCCGGGGAGTATTCCTCCTCAGATAATCAAATACATAGTAGACTGTCTGGAGAAAGAGCCTATTGAAGGTCACTCACCTGAGTTCTACTCTATGATCTCCTCTAACTTGGAGACACATCCTAATAAAGAGATCGCTCATAGAACTTTTAGTATGCTTCAGAAGAAGGTGGAAACAAACTACAGATTCTCTCAAGTAGATATCTTGGACGGGTTAAGTAGGATGAATCCAGAAGATCGTAAAACGTTTATGTCCTGGCTATATAAATCACCTAAACATCTCGAACAGATTAAGGATTCTAACTACAGTGTTAGTGATATAATTATGAAGTCTGTGATGTCAGGCGAGATATGGTATGAGGCAAAGTCCAATGAAGACAAAGGAACAGTGCCAGCAACTCCACGCCCTCAAGAGAGCTCAACAGAGGTATTCAGTACCTCTAAGCAAGTCTGATTACCGAGAGCTTTGTTCTCTTATTAAAAAGGGAAAAGCTTCTATACTTCAGAAACAAAGTAATCGGGTTAACATATGTTCTCTCTCATATAAAGAGAAGACATTTGTATTAGCTTATGACAAGCAGAGACATAGTATTGCTACCTTCTTACCGGAGGCTCCGGACTTTCTTAAACATCCTAAGTGGACAGAAGCGACTACGAGTAGGGAATTAGATGCCAGACTAGGTAGTCCTAAATGTCCAGAATGTTCGTCCTTCGGTGAGAAGGTGTTGTGGTATTCGGGAAAAGATACAATTACGTTTGAATGTATTAAGTGCCAAACGAAGTGGTCAGAGTTTACGAGGATACGATAATGTTTATTCCCCTTGCAGAATTAGATGAGGTTCTACCTACTATAGAAGCTAATCCTACGGTAGATAATGTGCCTTTGTTAATAGGTACTATTAAACTTCTGAGATCGATGGTAGAAGAGGGTCTACCCGGATTAAGTGAACCTGAATGTAAGAGTTGTGTAGATAATGAGGACTATGGAAGAGAAGGCGAAAACTCCTGACCTTAAGACTTTAAAAGTAGGTGATCTCGTATCACTTATGCAGAAGGTCTTGGTAGGCTTTACACATAAACCCGAATGTGACTTCCTTAAACTAAAAGGGGTCTGCTCTTGCGGACTAGACCAGTTACGTAAAGATACGGCCGGTGTAATTCAATCTATGATAGATGGTACTCTCAATGACAAAAAAGAATAAGCCTACAAGGCGTCAGGTAGAAATTTTCAAAGAAGACGTTGATAGCTGGCATGGTATATCTTTGGATAGCCTCGCGTCTAAGCTTGGAGAAGCTGCTCGGAAAGCTACCCAGCACGATCGGTCAATGAGTGACTTTGTAATCGATATAGATCGCGATGATTATAATTGCGTTCTAACGGTTTGGGGTTATCGAGATGAGACCGCTGAAGAAAGAGCTCATCGTCTAGAGCAGTCCAAACGAGCTAAGGTAGCTAGACAGCTTATCGCGACTAAGCGTAAAGAGAATGAATTAGCGGAACTCAAGCGTCTCTGTAAGAAATTAAAAATAACGAGTCCTGTATGAAACTATTAAAGTGGGATAGTAAACATGACGAGCAATTTTGGGACGTTTCAGCTTTACCTTTAGAAGAAAAGGCTTATAAAGAACTCTTTAAGATTATGGATAGCGATGGGTATTATTGTGAGTTGGAAACCAATCTTTTAGAAGTAAACGCTGTAAGAACAGATCTACAGGCTCTCAAAACGCATTTAGCATCCTTTGAATTTAAAGACGAATTCCTTAAAAGGGAATTCAATAACTTTGTGGAGAACAAGTTATCCCTTTACGGTTCTAATGAACTTCATAAAGTTGAGCGTCAAGTGAAACTTTATAAGGAAGCTAAAGAGGGTAATCTTTCTTCTATGAAGAGTCTCATTCATCTGAGAAGTGATGAAGGATATGAATATGAGTCGGTGAGGATAGTTAAGGTCTGAGGAACTATTATGGGATTTATGGGAATGAATCATGTGGGTGAGTCAGATATGGCAGCTGACTTAGCTCATTCAGTAGCTGAAGCGGTAAGCAAAGTTCTAGCTAAAGATCTACCTCACCATAATGGGGAATGGAACACGAGTGGGGCAGTGAATGTAGCTCTCTTCTTTGAAGAAGTAATCATCCCTTCTAAAGAGTATTGTTTTAAATTTAATGAAGACCTAGTGAAGGTAGCAAAGAACTGTTTAGTTCGTCTACAGAAAGAAAAGGAAACTCACAGTTCCTTCCCTAAGGAGTACGGCCGAATGATTAAGAACCTTAGTAAATTTGTCCAGGATGCGGAGCTCTAATGCTAATCCACGAAGCACTATCCTACGACGACGTATTACTTGTACCTAAGTTTTCGGAAGTAAGATCCCGTAGAGATATACGTCTAGGGACTTTATTTTCTACTAACGTAGTACTAAAGATACCTGTAGTGTCCGCAAACATGGATACTGTTACTACGGGACCTATGGCTCTTGCTCTCGCTAGAGTAGGAGGTCTAGGTATTATTCATCGGTTCCTAACCATTCAAGAACAAGTAGATGAAGTGAAGTTTGTAAAGAAGTATGGTAAAGATTTACAGGTAGGGGCAGCTATTGGGGTTAAGGACTATCTCAAGAGAAGTGAAAAGCTTATCGCTGCAGGTGTAGACGTACTAGTGGTAGACGTAGCTCATGGGCATGCCGCTCATGTTCTTAAAATTGTAACCGATCTGAAGAAGCGCTGGCCTAAGATGGATGTAGTCGGAGGAAACGTTGCGACACAGCAAGGTGCCGAAGACTTTGCTAATGCAGGTGCTGACGGAGTAAAGGTAGGCATTGGCCCAGGGGCAACGTGCTCTACTCGTATAGTAACTGGTTGCGGAGTTCCGCAACTGTCTGCCTTGATGGATATTGCTATTCTAAAAGGTAGCGGCGATCTTGAACCTAGAATTAGAATCCCTATCATTGCTGACGGGGGTATTAAGAGTTCGGGCGACATTACCAAAGCCTTAGCTGCGGGAGCTTCTACTGTGATGCTAGGAAGCCTGCTGGCAGGGACATATGAGAGTCCAGGTCTTATTTCTAATAGAAATGGGATTAAGTATAAAATTTATAGAGGTATGGCTTCTTTCGAGGCTAATGTTACTCGTACACAGAAGGAAGGTAAGGCTTTAGCGGTCGAAGACATCATCCCTGAGGGAGTAGAGACTGCGGTGCCTTATAAAGGTCCTGTGGATGAGGTACTCAATCAACTCATGGGTGGTCTACGCTCAGGTATGAGCTATTGCGGGGCTTTTGATATTAAGCAGCTACAAGAGCGTGCCGAATTTGTAAAAATTACTACTGCAGGATGGAATGAGTCCATCCCTCATGGATTAAGATGATTGCTAGCGCATTAAAGTGGATTGCTAATACTGTTGGCAGCGGGTTAACTATTGTCATAGGTCTTTTAATTAAAGATTCTTATGACACTTGGAAGAAGACTCGTACTCAAAAGGAAGATAAGGATAAGCTGACTAGGTGCTTGCTAAGAGGTAGGGAGAAGTGGGATCTAAGTGATAAGTCCCGATCTGAACAGGATTTCCTACTTGCTGAGATTCAAAATATGATCCCTCACAAGTACTGGGATGATATGTTAGATTTTGATCGAGATGGTTTAGTTAAACGTGCTTTGAAGTTTATTAAATAATGGAGTTGTTATGCCTATACGAACGTTCGAATTGTTTAGACTCGATGATGAAACAGGTATCAGCGGCTCTGGCAAAGTATTAGAAGGCTGTGTATTTAGCGACGGAGAATGTATTATACGGTGGCTATCTCAGACGTCTCCAGGACATAGTACTGCTGTCTTTGATTCATTCGGTCTGTTTATGAGTATCCATATTGCACCTCATCCCGACAACAAGACTAGAACTGTGTTTGCCGACGGCGAAGTATTTGAACACACCGAGAAGGTGGCTGAGCAAAAACAAGAAGAGTCTACTCCAAGAACTCGTCGGCGTCGGAGAACTGCGGAGTCTAAGAGCTAAGTATGGTACCTAAGAAGGTTGCTATCGTAGGTAGTCGTAAGTTTAGAGAGCTATCTCTGGTTAAAGAATATGTCTACTCTCTCCCTATAGATACTGTCATAGTGAGTGGGCGGGCATTAGGTGTCGACCAGATTGCGGAAGCAGCTGCCTTAGAGAGAGGTATGCCTACAGAAATTTTTCTTCCCGACTGGAAAACGTTTGGTCTAGCCGCCGGCCCAATACGTAATGCCTTAATCGTAGAAACAGCTGATGAGGTAGTGGCTTTTTGGGACAAAGAATCGAAAGGAACGGCCAGTACTATTGACTTAACACGCAAGGCAGGTAAGCCTTTGAAGATTATATTATAGGGATGTTTCTTATACATAGGCAGGCTCTTCATGAAATCATTCTTCTCAAAAATGTTGAATGCAGTTCCTCCGCAGCTAATAGCCGTAGTGATCGTGGGCATGGCCGTCGTAGCTCTATTAGCCGCCGGACTGTATCATTGTTTTCAAGCAATAGTACAACCCCTCCGAAACTAAAGTGCGTAAAATCCTACCTCCTATCCTACCTCTCTGGCTGCTTTTAGCGATATACATTACTGTATATGCAATTGAGCCCTCCAACACATTCGTAATACTTGTATTAATTCAAGCAGGGATTACCCTACGATTTTCATATTTGATCTATAGGAAGTATTTGAATGAAAGAGACTAAAGTAATGCAGCGACTAGAAATAGATTATCCTTCTAAATTAACTTGTAACAAGTGTAGCACTACAATTTGGAACGCAGAAACCGCTGAAAGAGATAATCATGGACTACCTGTAGCTTGGGGAGTTTCCTATTTTGAAGCTAATCATTCTTGGGGATACGGGTCTCCAAAAGATACAGAGGTCCATGAATTTCATCTTTGTGAACCTTGTTATGACGAATTCACCAAGTCATTTAAAATTCCTGTCTCTATAGGAAGAGAGATGATGCTGTGAGCTTAGACCCCTTTAAGCTGGTCTTATATAATTTTAAATGGCAGTCTCTTAGGACATCTATGGACTTCTCCACCTTAGATACGACTGAGAAGAGTATTACTAGACTCAGTGATTATCTTGAGGACCAGGAAGATGTTAATAAAGTTTGGAGAGTTCTAAATCTTCTTTCGGCCACTCGAATGGGATTTAGTGGGCAGCGAACAATTTTAAAAGATAAAGCTAGGCTAGCTGACTTAGAAAGTAGGGATGAGATTATTAAAGCTTTTCGGGAAAGATTGTCTAAGAAGTTTGCTACTATGGACAAATCTAAAGTATCTCCCGATAGTAGATCTACTATGGTAGATGATCTTCATGGTGCTCCTAAAGAAGAGTTTGATCGGGTATATAAGAGTCTACAGAATCGTTATGATAAGAGTGACGAATCAGTCCATAGACCTGAGTTGGCCTTCTATTTAAAACTAATGGAGTCTATGAATGGGACTAATTAAATCGCCTGATGAAATTGAAAAGATTGTAAGGGCGGGGGTAGTAGTCCACACTACTTTAGATCTTCTACATCAGGATACCAAAGTTGGGATGACTACTCGAGATCTAGACTTTAGAACTCGTGAACTACTAAAACTATTTAACGCAACTCCTGTTCTTCTAGGCTACAAAGGATTTCCTGGATCTATTTGCATTTCTGTCAATGAAGAAATTATCCATGGCGTTCCAGGTAATCGAAAGATTAACAATGGAGATCTTGTAAGTTTAGATCTAGCAGCTACTGTAGAAGGGTATAACGCAGACTCAGCTATTACCTTTGTCGTGGGTCAACGGGTGGACCCCGCAGTAGATCGACTACTTAAAGGTACAGAGAGTGCTCTTATGGCAGGGATAGCGGAAGCTAAACCAGGTAACCATATTGGAGATATTTCAAACGCTATTCAAATAGAAGCAGAGTTTCATGGCCTAGCACTCATACCTGAATTTGGAGGTCATGGAATTGGTAAAGAATTACATGAACGTCCTTATATAAGTAATGTAGGTCTTCCTCATACGGGAGAACTAATTGAAGAAGGAATGGTTCTAGCTATCGAACCTATGGCTCTTCTCGGGCTAGGTGGTTTTAGAATTCTTAAAGACGGGTGGACAGTTGTATCGACAGACAATAGTCTGTCAGCCCATTTCGAACATACCGTAGCTATCACAGCTACAGGACCTGTAATCTTAACCTAAGAGGCGTAATGACTAATAAACTCTGCTGTACTTTACAGCCTTGTTACGACTGCAGAGCGTGTGGCTTCCAGGAATGTGAACATTGTTTTCAAGTCCGTCTCGCTTCCCCTTCTGAAACTAGAAACTTCCATATATTAGGGCTAGATGATTCGGCGATGTGTTCTGAAACAAAGATAGAACTTTGGCCCGAAAAGAAAAACGGTTTGCCTTTATCTATATATACTGTGTGGAATATAAAAACTAAATGATTACTATGAATAAGTTTCCTACGTTGTATAAGCAGACTTCTAAGGGAAAAATCCAACAGTGGACTATCTCAGTCTCAGGTAATGCTGTCACTACCGTCTATGGTCTGAAGGACGGTAAGCTTCAGACTACTACGGATGTAGTCAAGGCTGGAAAGAATCTGGGTCGCTCTAATGCAACGACTCCGGAAACCCAGGCTCAGGCAGAAGCTCAGCAGTCTTTTGATGGTAAGCTGAAAGAAGGGTATGTAGAAGATATTAAGCTCGCTGCTTCTACTAAGAACACCTTAGATGCTGTAGAACCTATGCTCGCTCACAGAATTGAAGATAAGGAGAAGTATGTCGTCTTCCCCGCATCAGCACAGCCCAAGTTAGATGGACTTAGATGTATCGCCATAATGAAAGATGGTAAAGTAAGATTATACTCTCGTACTCAAAAAGAGTATACTGCCCTTCCTCATATCGTAGCCGAGATTGAAAAGGTGTTCGCCTCTAAGAAGAACATTGTTCTTGATGGTGAACTTTATAACCATAAGTTTAAAAAGGACTTTAATAGAATTACATCTCTTATCAAGAGAGATGATGTACATCCTGATCATATCTTAGTAGAGTACCATGTCTACGATGTGGTAGCCGAAGGCACCTATTTCGATCGTACAACTCCTCTGAGTCTCCTACGGAAAGCTTCGTACTGCGTACCTGTAGAAACTATTAGAGTGGAATCTCGGGAAGCTTTAGAAGCCTACCAGATGGATTGTATTGATAGGGGCTATGAGGGCTGTATGTACCGTAATGAGAAGGGCCTCTATGAGAATAAGCGGAGCTCTGGCTTACTAAAAGTTAAGACCTTCCAAGATGCTGAATTTAAGATCGTAGACGTAGAAGAGGGTAGCGGTAAGCTAATGGGATGTGTAGGGGCCTTCTTCTGTGAACTAAACGATGGCACTAAGCGTCAGTTTAAAGCTTCTCCTGCTGTAACTTTAGAGGAGAAGGCGGAGATGTGGCAGAATCGTAAGAACTTTATTGGTAAGATGGCTACTGTACAATTTCAAAATTACACTCCAGATGGATCGTTAAGATTCCCTATCTGGAAGGCACTGAGGGATGAATAAATGGATCTAACAATATTAGCTTATACGACTGTCGCAGTTCTTGCTATTTGGTTAGTAAAAAATCTAACTGAAGATGCTATAGTATTAATTAAGCGCAAATACAATTGGAAACGAGATGTACCTGATGCGAGAGACTTAAAGTTTACCTATACTCCAGGACAACTACCTGCTTCAGTTGACCTAAGATCTAAGTGCCCTCCGATTGTAAATCAAGGTGACTTAGGTTCGTGTACAGCTAACTCCCTGGCAGGGGCTCTAGGATTTTTAGAGTTACTAGAGCAGGCTGAGGGTGATAAGAGTGACCCTGAAGAATTCAGCCTACCCGGCTTTACTCCGTTTAGTAGATTGTTTATCTATTGGAATGAGAGAGTAATTGAAGGAGATACTTCTGAAGATAATGGTGCCCAGTTACGTGATGGTATTAAATCTTTAGCTACCGTAGGAGCTTGCTCTGAAACTACTTGGCCTTACAATGTAGCTTTTGCTTTTCATGTCCCTCCTCAAGCAAGCTATACTGAAGCACTGAATCATAAGATTAGTAGTTACCAGTCCTTAAATGGAAGAGATGTTCAAGCACTCAAGAGCTGTTTGGCCCAAGGGTTTCCCTTTGTGTTTGGATTTACTGTCTATGCTTCATTTGAAAGTGCTAAGGTAGCTGCAACTGGGCTGATGCCTTTACCCCAGGTACGAGATGTTGAACAAGGTGGTCACGCTGTTATGTGCGTAGGCTATGATGATAAGCGGCAAGTGTTTATCGTTCGTAATAGCTGGGGCACTGACTGGGGCGATAAAGGATACTTCTATATGCCTTATGCGTACATGACTAATCCAGGCTTAGCAAATGACTTCTGGACTCTGAGGAAGTAAAATGGTAGAACTAACTGATGACTCTTTTGAAAAAGAAGTACTCCAAGAGCCCCTTCCTACTCTAGTAGATTTTTGGGCGCCCTGGTGTGGACCCTGCAGAGCTCTGTCTCCTATCTTAGAGGATCTAGAGACAAGCTATGCTGGTAAAGTTAAGTTCACTAAGATTAATACTGATGAACAGTTTAGGGTAGTGACTGATCATAAGATTATGAGCATTCCTACGGTCCTCATCTTTAAAGATGGTAAGGTAGTCGCTCAGTCTATTGGTTTGAAAACTAAAGAGGACCTTAAGAAGATTCTGGACAACCTTTAGAAGCGACAATGCGATTCATCAAGCGTTGAGAAGTGTATTATACTAAGACGCTAGTTTGGGATTCAAAGCAAAGGAATGCGCATTTATGACTGAGTTAGAAGCGTATAAACGTATACTTGGCGATGCTTTTAAGATAGTAACTAACCTTAATGATACTTTCTACTGGGCATCTGCCGACGCTGGAGAAGTAAATGGCGACGACATTCCTAAGATCCTCCCCATCTACCAACAGTGTGGTCCGGATACTTTAGTCGCCTATGAAGCTATTATAAGAGGCCATGATCCTGAACCATCTCTGATTTCCCGATGGAAAGATAAGGGAGCCGATTTTTATAGGGCCAAGGCCATGCTTCAGCCTCTTGCCGATTCAGGTAAGATCCTGTTTGAAAGATGGTACGGTCTCCAAGAGAAAGAAATCGAACGCTCTTTATTTAATGGTCAAGAGATCATCTGGAAGGATAACAGAGCTATGTTGCCAGGTGGACCTCAGTCAAATGAGGGAGGTAGCATTAGCGATAGGCGGGAAGACTTAGTTCGAAAGTATAACGCTATGCACGGTATTCCTATCCAGCAATGTGAATTTCCTGAGGATGATCCTACTAAGTTCTGTGTACGATGCCATAGACTCGGTAAGTGGGCAACAGGTGGACGTATAGGAGCTGACCTCGACTGTCTATGGCCGAGTGTAAAGATAATCGAATGATTCTCCATGAACACAAAGAGTGGCTTTGTTGTATTTGTCATCTAGCAGATTTACCTAACGATAATTGTCCTATGCACGGCTCCCCACAACCTACGTGTGAAGTTTGCGGGCAGTACATGAAGCGAATATGAAAGAAGAAGATATTTTAGACCATTACGAACTCGCGCTTAAGATTATAGCCGAGTCATGCCCTGAAACAGATTCTATTGAAGACCTTAAGAAATGGTATGGTAGTATTAGATTATTAGCTAATAATGCTATTCAGCATAATCCATTAGATATGGAACTTGAGGATGCCCTTAAAGCGGGTTCTAGAAACAAAGGTGGTAGGGTAGTAAGGTTAAAGAAATAATATGGTACTCTCTGTAAGTGATGAGAAGGGAGAGGTCATAGCTATCGTTTCTTCTAAAGAGGAAGCTGATAAGCTAATGAAAGACCATCCGAAGTGGACTGTACGTACAGTACCAAGGATCTGGCCATGATTGAGTATATCAAGTTAAATAAGAACGGTACCTTTGAAGCTCGGGATGAGAACCATAACTATTTATCTGTCATTACCAAAAGCGAGCTAAATAACTTCTCCAGCGTGCCTTTGCGTTTAGAGGACGGTATTACATTAGAAGAAGTTTTAAAGGCCTATCCTCCTATCTACGATTTAATCCTTTGGCGCTTTGATGAACACCTCGAAGAGGTAGCATTACCTCCTTTGGTTGTAAAGAAGATGCCTCCCTTTAAAGTTCTTGAACTAGAGAAGCTGATTATTGTTAAAGACGGTTCTACACCTCGTAAGGGTAGAAAGAAGTCTAAGAAGGTCGTTAAGCCTTCCGTAGAGATCGTTGACTTCTTTCACGGTACTGGATTTGACAAGAAGGGTAATAAGATTACGTACGACCTAACAATGCTTCCTCTTAACCTTATCAAGGGCTATCCAGTTGCTATCAAGCACAAGGTAGAGACTAATATGCTACTCGATGGTAAGATTATTACTATCGAATCTGAAGAGCTTGAGTCGTATAACCCTTCATTGCTTGAAGTCTATAATAATTTAGTCTGTGAACTAACCTGGCATGGTTCTCCTAATGATAGAGAGAAGGCCGCTGAACAGTATGCAAAAGAACACGATAAGAAAGATGACCCGAATTAGGCATGCTCAGCATGTACATCAGAGACTACTTGAACGTTATCAGATAACTTGTACTGAAGAAGAGCTTATCGATCTAGAAGAGGCTCTGAATACTTTAGAGTGGAATTACTTCTACGGGCACAAGGATCATGTTCAAAGATGTCTTGTTGAATGGAAAGGTCACTTTATAGAAGCTGTAATGAGTACACCTGCCTATCAAGGTAACAGGCGACATCTATTAACGGTACTACCAAATGAGTGAACAAGAAGTACTTCCCGCTGAGGAAGTTAAAGAAGAGGTCGTTCCTGAAGACGAAAAGGAAGAAGACCTCGAGGATCTTAAAAAGAGATCTCGTAAGCCTCCAGAAGGAGGTAAGTGCATTCGTTGTGATAAGAATGTACCTATCAACCGGCTAAAGCTTTGTTACCCCTGTTGGGTCAAAGAAGAGAACGAGAAAAGTGGTTGGCGTGAAGGACAATCACATCCTCCTACTTGTGGATGTGATTTAGATTGTGCTCAAGATAAGAATAGCTTTGGAAATTAACTATGAGTTATGTAAAGGCCTTTTGGAACGATCTGAAAGTCGCATCTGTAATCCCTTCTAGCAAGTATCTCGTCCAGAGATCTGTCGACTCCATGAACCTCTCCCAAGCAAAAACGATTGTGGAGTATGGTGCAGCTCGTGGTGTGATGACCCGAGAGATTCTAAAACAAATGAGTCCCGATGCTACTCTTCTGGCCATTGAATTTAATACAGACCTGTTTAGCGAGTTGAAGTCCTTAACCGATCCCCGATTAAAGGTATTCAATGGAGATGTGAGGGAGATTGATAAGATTCTGGCGTATCATCAAATCTCTGGAGTAGATTCCATCGTCTCAGGCGTCCCTTTCGCGTTTTTTGATAAGCCCGAAAGAGAAGAGCTATTAAATAAGACTTGGCGAAGTCTTAATAAAGATGGACGTTTTGTTGCCTATCAGGTAACTCCTCATCTGATTCCTTTAATGAAAGATAGATTTAGTCAGGTAGATGTCCAGTGGGAAGTACGTAATCTTCCTCCTCACTTTGTATTCACTGCATTAAAGTAATGGAACCTAAACTCTGCTGTCTTCTCAACCCAGCATACGTCTGTTTTGACTGTGATGAGAATATAAAATGTAACCCCTGCTGGCGATCAAACCACAGCAACTTATATACTCCTCATTACATGAAGACCCGGCACTGCGGTTGGAGAGTTTATAAATAATGGAAGTCTGCCTAGCCTGTCTAATTAACCCTTCATATTGGTGTATGGATTGTGATAACTACTCCCTATGTTTGGAATGCTGGCGTATAGCTTTTAAAATAAACGATCACCATACTGCCACTAAGCATAGTGGATGGAGATGTCAACCTCGTGAGTATTAATAAACTTTGTTGTGTTCTTAACACTCCCCGAGCTAAGTGCGACCGATGTGACTGGCAGCTATGTGAGTCTTGCCAGCTTGCCAATCCTTTCTCTAGATCAGTTCATCGTACTGACAGACCTAAATGTGATGGATCTATAAGATTCTTTTATGACAACTACCCTAACTGTTAAAGATCATACCGCTACAAACTGGTGGAAGAAGTACCAGGACTCTGAGCTTGTTGCCTTTAGGGGTTCCGTAGTTCATGGTACTTATCGACCTAACTCTCATCCTAATTCTATCGATGATATCGATATCATGGGACTATTCGTAGCTCCCTTAGAGCATTATCTTGGTCATAAGCAGACTGAGACTCATGACTTCTTTGAAGACGAGTGGGATGTAGTGATGTATGAAATGCGTAAGGCCATCTTTCTGCTTGGGGGAAATAACCCTAACGTACTTAACCTTCTCTGGTTGAGACCGGAAGATTATCTTCATGTAAGTAAACTTGGCCAGCTTCTAATCGACAACCGTGACATGTTTATGTCAAAGCAGATCCATAACACGTTTACGGGTTATGCCCATGATCAGATGAAGAAGATGACTACGGCAGCTACAAATGGGTATATGGGTGCTAAGCGTAAGCAGTTAGTTACTGCCCATGGGTACGATACTAAGAACGCATCTCATATGATCAGGCTTCTTAACACTGCTAAAGAAACGTTAGCAGATGGTAAGCTACAAGTATATCGGCCAGACTTTCAGTTGTATTTAGATATTAAGGATGGCAAGTATACCCTAGACCAAGTTAAAGAGATGGCAGAGCAACTGTTTGAAGAGACACATCAAGCCTATGAAAAGTCTCCTCTTCCAGAAAAAGCTCCTGCCGATAAAGTAGAAAAGCTATGTGTAGATATCCTTAAAGATAAGTTCGGTCTAGCAACAAAAGCTTAAATAAAACGTATAATAAATATAGCGGAGATATAAATGAGCGCGCCTACATGGACTAATATAGAAGTTAGTAATCTCAAGGGAACTGATAATATTCTATGGACTGTTTCAGTCTCTCGTAATAATGACGGTTCAGTTGTTTGGAAGCTTCTAAGAATTGCTGGTCTAGAAGATAATGGCTTTACGCCTAACCATCCGGCTGTTAAAAGACTTTATGTAGATCATACTGCAGGGTCTTTAGATCTAGCAGTAAGCCAGGTAAAGGAAGCTATTGCTACTATTCTTTCAATCTAATGAAAAAAGAAAAATGGATTGTTGACTTTTACGGTAGACGTATTGCTCGTAAAGATACTGATGGTGATGAAGAGACCATCTCGGATACCAAGGGTAAAGTTCTTGGTAAAGCCTCAAAGGGAGGTACTACTGACTTCTCCGGTAAAGTTGTGTCGCCTAACAACGAGCCAGGGTTATTAATACCAAAACAGTAAGGGAGTACTATTGAGCAATTCATTACGGCCAGAAAGTATAGATTCTTATATTGGCCAAGACGTTGTAAAACAAAACATTAAGGTATGCATCGAAGGAACCTTGAGACGGTCGGATATGTCTCTGGGCCATATTCTCTTTTCGGGACCGCCAGGAACGGGTAAAACTTCTTTAGCAAGGGTAATAGCTAAGGAGTTAAACGTTAATATATACGAACTAATTGGCCCTAACATTGAGAGTATAGATGAACTAGATAGTGTGTTTGCTAACGTAAAGTCAGGAGATATCGTCTTTATAGACGAAGTACATTCGCTTAAGTCTTCTATTGAGGAATCCTTGTATGCTGCGATGGAGGATTTTACTTGGAAGGGTAATAAGCTATGTATCTTTACTTTGATTGGTGCGACAACTAAAGAAGGAAGTCTATCAAGACCCTTCAGAGATCGCTTTACAATCATAGAGTATCTAACTACGTATTCTCTAGCTGAGCTTAATACTATCATAGCTCGGTCGGCAGGAAAGCTAAACTTTCAGATTCAAGCTGAAGCAATTAACGAAATTGCTAAGAGAAGTAGAGGGACTCCTAGATTAGCGAACCAGTATCTACTTAGAACAAGAGATTATGCAACGGAAAACTTTATTACGTTGACAAATGTCTTAGCTTGTTTTAAGAATATTGGCGTAGACGAAAACGGATTGGACAGGCAAGATCGTAAAGTGATGTCAACTATTCTAAAGATATTTAAGAATAGACCTGTAGGTATTGATTCTCTTTCGAACGTCTTAGGTGAAGATTCAGAAACAATTGAATCCCTGAGAGAGCCTCATCTTATTAATATAGGCTTGCTAATGCGCGGTCCGAAAGGAAGATACTTAACTGAACAAGGGATTAAGTTTGTAGAATCTCATGAACCAAACAAAGTGGCTTAATATAGTAGGAGCGATAGATCCTCCTGACTATAGTCGTTATAATTATCTGATAACTCCTGGAGGTGAGGTCTTAAGGACTTCCCTCCAGGATTTATATAGATTAGATTGGGCAAACTCTATTGTATTATGTAAGGTAGATATTCTCCCTAAGAGAAACTATAGCATACTTAAAGATGGTAGTATAATCGAAGTCGTCCTAGGAAATGATTTTGATATCTCGCACGTAGGAATAAACCCATGGAAGAAGATACTGAAAAGACTGTAACAGCTGGTGCGGACAAAGATTTGATGTATGCTATCATGAATATGAACGCTCCTGACGTCGCTAAGATGCTAGCGATGGTAGCTGACTCTACGTTCGGATTAGAGACTGTAATGCGGCGGGTACGAGAGCTAAAAGAGAACAACAGGATCTCTGAAGGGGCTTTCAACGCCTTCGTTAAGAAGCTACAGGATCTTGCCTTAGCGAAGGGTACGTTACAGCCCGGACAGAAGGTAGTAGCTCAGCCTTTGTCTAAGAAGGAAGCAGAAGGGGAGCCTAAGAATGGCGCTTAAGAAGGGAGATGTAGTAGTTCCGATTGGAACTCTAAAGGAAGTCGTAGACTTCCTGGCTAAGGCGGACGCTGAGACATTGCGTCTACTTAGAAGCTTTCTTTCTGCAGGAGCACCCGTAGAGGATGCTAAACTTCTAACTTCACCTAGAAAGGTAAGTAAAGTTTATAAAGATACCTTAGAGGTATCCCTTTCTAAAGAATACGTTTGGGAAGAGAATCTGGATTACTTTGTGAGAGCGCCCGATGAAATTGAAGGAAGTAGACGTCCAAGAAACACCTCTAAAGCTAAGAATGTTCAAGGAAGCGAATCATTATCTAGTACAGATAGTGGGACCGCACAACCCTCTGCTGTTCAAGATAGCTCTCAACGTAGTGAGGAGAGCGTACCCGAGAGCGTGGAACGGCCTTCCTAATTACAAAGGCTGGAGTGGCATCCCTACCTACACCGGATCTATACACCTATATAGATCTGAATATCTCAGTCCTGAAATAAATAAAGTAGATTCTACAATGGAAGTAGTCTATCTAGAAATGAATACCTCCCAGGAGTCGCCCTACGGAACATTAGGGAACGTCAATGTTATTAGTACTCCTCAGGCAACACTTCGATTGGAAGTCGAGCTAGCGAGGACCGCTAGAGATTTTTATAGAGTAGCAGAGAACTGCGATCAAGATATGAATGCTCTTGATCTTATTTTACTTTTGGGGAAAGGAAGCGACTTGTCAAACCCGCTATAGCAGCGCTAGCGTTCTTACTTAGATCGTCTCCCACCAATTCGGATAGCCGTGTTAACTCCGGTCCTACCCATCCCGAATACCTATAGGCATTAGTGTCTATAACTAGAAGGTTCCCGTCCTGTCTCTTTTCAAACTGGTAAGGTCCTACTTTTCCCATAGGTACCTGAAGTCCATCTAGTACTTCTTTGATAGGAGCGTACTTCTCAGGAGGTAAAGAGGTTGTCTTGGTTTTAATACCTAAGGTCTTAGATTCATGTACTTCCCAGTCAGCGTCGGGTAGTTCGTTAAAGAACTTCTCGAGAATACCATCTGTATCAAGTTTCTTTACACGAGTCTTAGGAGCTTTGGCTTCTTCTTTGTTCTTATCTGACAGCTCTCTGGATACCTGAGAAAGTAAAGCTCTACCTTCTGCAACAGCTGTTGCGTAGGGAGCAGAATCTTTCATCTTAAAGTCTAAGCCTGACTTCACTCCTACGTCACGAAGCTTACTACCTAAGATGTCAACAATTCTCTTACCTATATTCTCTAGTACGAAAGGGATGCATCTACGAGGATGGAATACGTGACCTTCTGATTCAGTCTTAGCAACAGCGTCGTACTTCTCGGCAACTCGAGAGACTTCATCTATGAAGCCTTGAGGATTGAGTAATACGTGTAGTTTATTATGAGGACCACGGTTTAGATAGATCTCCATCTCCCCGTTATCCGCCCAATCGTCTCCCTGGAAAGCAACGCTTCCTTTGAAGACGGTCCCACCTGTCTTAATAGCATCCAGAGCAGATGCCTCGAATCCCTGCATGTTAGGGATCCAGTAGGCCCCCGGATTTCCATTGACCTTATCGACGTGAGGGTGATTACCCTTCTCTTCTTTCTTAGGCGCTTCCTCTTTCTTGGGCTCTGGTTTTGGCTCCTCTTCTTTAGGAGCTTCTTTTTTTGGTTCTTCCTTTGCCGTGGGAGGAGTCTGCTCTTTTGGAGGGGTAGCGGGCGGTTGACCTAGCTCCTCATAGGAGAAATCGCTATCTCCTACGTCAGCTGTCTTGTAGAACTCTTTCTTTGATAATGGGTTAGGGTTGTGCATCATCATTCTCGTAAGCAGTTACAATGCGTCTAACTACTTCATGTCTAACGATATCTACTGGACTAAACTCAATACAAGCGATACCTTCTACACCTTTTAAAACGTGTAAGGCATCTTCTAAACCTGAATCTACATGATCAGGTAAGTCAATCTGTGTAGGATCTCCGTTAATAACCATCTGAGATTCCTGGCCCATACGAGTTAGAAACGTTCTAATCTGCATAGGAGTCGTATTCTGAGCCTCATCTAAAATCATAAAGCATCTAGTAAAGGTGCGACCTCTGATGTAAGCGAGAGGGGCAATCTCAATTATACCTTGGGCTTGCCATGTCTTGAACTCTTCAGGTTCCATTAATTCAAAGAACGCATCATAGATAGGTCTAAGATAAGGGTCTACCTTTTCTTGAAAGGTACCCGGCAAGAATCCTAGCTTCTCTCCTGCCTCTACGATAGGTCTGGTTATAATGATTCGGTCTACGTCGCCGGCTTGCAGAGCTCTAATAGCTCCGGCCACTGCTAAAAATGTCTTTCCAGATCCGGCTGAACCTCTTCCAAAAACTACGTCGAACTCATCAATCGCTCTCATGTACTCTTCTTGTGCTGCACTCTTAGGAACAATCTGGTACGCACCACTTGATCGCTTCGACTTACTTTTTTTCATTATGCTCCTTATCGCCCTGGAATTTTAATACAAGAGTTCGGTTGGGCAAGTCTACGTGTTCAGAAGAAATGCTTTTAAATTTATCAAAAACATGAGGCAGATGAACTTTAATAAAACTAACTAAGGCAGCGGTTATCTCTTGCTCAGAATTCTCGTTATCCCATGAACAAGTTACTCTAGCTCCGTCATTATCAACTTCAGCTGTAAGAGAAGAGAAAGATTGCCCTGCAGGCATACCATCTAAGTTACCTGGAGAAGGTTCCCAGTAGGTAGGTCCATTACGTAGTTTGGTACCTCCTACACCCGGCTTACCTGCTTCTCCTTCCCTCTCATCATCGTTGATAACCCATCTAGCAGGCGGCGAAGGTACTCCTCTAGGGAATGTCTGGGTGTCGCTAATCCAATCCCGATCCATTATTAGAACGCCTTCGTCGTCCTCAGTGCGTTCCATTCTGCGTTCATCATCTACAGCTGTCTGCTCGAAGTCATCATAGACGTTAGAAGCTGCAGTCTTAGGAGTTGCGAAAGGTTCCATTATGTTTTCGGGGATACCTATATCTCCATCATTAGTTTCAATGCCTTCAAATCTAACAACGTAGATACTCGGAACAGTTGGGTCTCTCCAGAGTACTAAGCCCTTGTGACCTTTAGGAAGAACAAACTTACCTTCCGCTGTTCTTAAATCATCCTTAAGTTGAAAGAAACTTCCGGAAGGAAAGAAGTCAGCTTCTTTCTCCATTTTATCGTCCTCCATCTTTTTAAGGAACTCAGGTAACAATCCTAGATTGTTGCGCCATTCCGTTTTAGGTCGGCCATAGTACTGCTTAACATCCTTGGCTAATAGTCCGTCATCGCGCTCGCCCCATTCGAAAGCGGGCTCTATCGCCATGGTCATACCTGCGGGAGGCTGGATAGCTTCCTTGTCTAGAGAGGACTTCTTTGGAGCAGAAGGAACTAAACTTCTGTTGTACTGCATTGTCTTCTCTCTTTCTTCTAATTCTTTTTTTAACTTCTCACCCAGTTCAGGATGTTTCTTAAAGTACTCTTCAGCATCTGTTATACCATCTTCAATCATCTTCTTAGTTAATTCATCTCCCTTCGGGGTAGGTGCGACTGTCTGTCCCTTGGAAAGACCTACTTTCTCTTTAACAAAGTTCTGAATAGAAGGATCTGAATCCTTTTGTCCTTTATAAAACAAATCCATTGCTGCGGGAGTTTGAGCTTCCCACAAATAACCATATACTTCTTTACGAACTTTAGCAGAAGGATCTTTTGTACCTTCTTCAAGTAGATGGTCTTTTGCTTTGAGACGGGCAGCAGCTCTATACCCAGCAGATCTAATTTGTTCAGAGTCATCTTTAATAGCTTCATCTATAATAGGTATGTAGTTTATTCCTACTAGAATTTCAACTATGTCTCTTCGTATAGCTTCCGGGATAGAGGTATTAGCATATAGCCTATTAAGAACTATTACGTTTTTGTTAGCTTTAAAGACATCTATAATCTCTTTTGCTACAGATGGGTTGAAAGCTACTAAAGGAACCGCGGCAGCAAGCTCATTAACATTATTATTTTTAGCAAGCCATTTTACTGCGTTACTCTGGGCTCCCTGACTTCCTTTCTCAATCAAGAGAAGGGCTTGCTCTTTATTTAAAATAGTCGCCTTAGAAGATCTATCTTCCAGGTCTTTTAAAAGCTTAGGGGCGTTTAGCTTATTGTCATTAAGATAAGCGACCGCCTTTTCAAATTGTCGCTGATTGACTAGCTCTTTGATATGGGCTAGATGTTCTTCGTTAGTAGCTGCTCTCTTAGCTATATCGCGTTTACCTAGCGAAGATTCAATGTTATCTTGCGCTTCATTCGCTTCATCTTCTTCTTTCGCATCAGAAGATTGATCAGGCTTTTTCTCTATGTCTTCAAGCGATAGGAAGTGTAGTAGGTCGGTAGGATCCTTCTTGTCGTGGATAGCCGTATAGGAGTCGTAGGTATTCCACTCATTAACAGGGTGTAGCATTTCAAGAGGAGTGCTAGGACTGTGCTGCATATCCGGACCATCATGTACTTCCCAAACTACTCCGGGAAGAGAGGGTAAGAAGGCAGAGCTTACTTCCCTAGCAGATAGAGGGCGGCTAGTCTCGCCTTCACGGCAAGACAGTTGGTTATCGGTGCTAGAGGGGATAGATAAGAATATGCTAACACTAGTAGATTTGTTAAGTTCGGCATCATGAGAAGCTCCTATGTCTTTAAGTACTTCAGCCCAATTACCTTTAAAAGGGATAGCGCGATCATCTACGTAAGCCATAGCCTCAGGCTTACCTATAAAAATTTCATCATAGGGGCAGTTGTACTTCTTTAACCACTCCTCTATTTGCTTACGCCCATGATCGGAATTAGCTCTACAGGAGTAAATAACTATTTCGTAACCTTCTACTTTTAACTTCTGTAAAGCTTCAATTGCTCCATCGAAGGGGCCATCCATCTGATCTCCCTGATGTCCTTTAGATAAGGTGTGATCGAAGTCGATACAGAGCTTCCTAGAAGGGGCTGCCTCTTTTCCTAAATCAGATAGGTATATCTTGTAGGTGTTGTATTGGAAGTTAAGAGCGTTGGTCTCATCTCTTAGGAGGGGGAGAACTTGACCCTTATAAGCCACATGGCGAGCAGCTTCTAATTCATTAGGATCTTTAATGAGTTCATCCATATGCCGAGCTACTACCATTTTAAATGCTTGAAGGTCTGCGATAAGACCATTTACATCTAAAGTACTCATAAGCAGACGTTGCGTACCCGGCTCAAAATCCCGGATAGCGAATAGTAACGTCTTTTCTTTAAGGTAAAAGGCTACGGACATGTTAGTTGTGGTTTAGATATCCTGACATTACAGTATCGATAGTAGGTGAAGGGACTGCGAAGTTTAGGCCGGCTGCAGGAGTTCCCCACGGAGCTATAGCCATAAAGGAACATACTCCGATGACTTCGCCTTTATCGTTAATAATAGGTCCGCCAGAATTTCCAGGGTTAACTGGTGCTGTTAACTGCATAAAGGTAGATCCGTACATTCCTGCTGCGTAACCAGATACAACTCCGTCGCTAACACTATAGAATAATCCTAGAGGGTGTCCAATAGCCCACAGGTGAGTCCCGGGCCATTCGTAATCTGGCTTAGTGTGTAGGTAGGGAGTTCCTTCTGGAAGGTTTGCTTGAATTAGAGCTATATCTAATCGAGTTCTCTTTAAGATAAGAGTAGCAGGGTAACCTATACGCTCGCCGTGTAATAGTACCGTTACTGATACTAAATCCTTTCCGCCTTCCACACAATGAGCAGCTGTTACTATATGTCCGTAATCATCTGCAACATACCCTGCACAAAGATATGTTCTTTTCTCTTTAGCAAGTTGAACATCGATTACTTTATGCTTTTTATGTTTGTGTTTATGTGAAGGAGTAGGCAGGAGAGGTCCGGGATCTACTTGTTCATTCTTAACGATCTGTAAAACAACCACAGCATCTTCTGCTCTGTTAACCATGAAGACAGGGCTGGACAGCTTTGTATATAAGGCGAATAGTAATACGCCTATTACGAACAACCTAAAGAATTTATTAGAAGCCCACTTCATGTTATCCCCGCATGGGTTAAGTTTCCTTCCAGACTTCGCCTATTAGCGAGTCTAAGGTGCTCTGGACTTTACTGTGCGGTACAACCCAAATGTCTATATACTGTGAACATTTAGGATTGTAACATTGTGTGAATATGGCGGTCTTATCTTCGACTTCATCCATATATACATAGAAATAGGATGACTTCGCGCAATAAGGACACTTCTGCTTCTTGGCAGATAACATGCTACCGCCTTGTAAGTGAATTTAACGTCTTCATGCAAGTCAAAAAGACCTATCGATGCTTACCGATAGATCTCGACTTGATGATTTAAAACTGATTATTTAATTTCGACTTACTTCGCAGCTGGCTTGCTTTCCTCTAGCTTCAGGAAGCACTGACAAGCTTCACAGAAAATTAGAGTTCTGCCTTCGCCAACGGCTGTGCGCTTAATCTGCCCAAGGTCTTCTTTCTTATCCTCGCGGCAATTTGCACAATGATACTTCTTCTTGGTCTCTTCAGACATACTTTTCTCCTGACTAAATCGTTATTACTTGTACACCTTTCCGTCATGCACTACTGCACTGTCTAATACTTTTACAACTTTACCGTCAAAAAGACCCGAAGGTAGGACGTCAGCGACCCAGAATCCATTGAGCCATCTTGTACTACCATCAGTTAGATACCCTGGAGATAACTTACACATACAAGGTACCATTACATATTGATTTGCCTTTCTATCATCACCTGAGTTGTGTGTCGTTGTTACTTGATGTGTGTGGTGATGACCGCATACCATATTGCGGGCAGGAAACTTTTTCTGCATTGCGGAAAGTGTTCCTACTTGGTGACCATGAATATAGGTCAGCTTACCTAACGTAAGCTCTTTACCAAAGGGAAGAACTTTCATTCCAAGTTCGTCCGTCTGTAGATGCTGTCTTAATAGGTCGGCTAGCACATGCTTACGAATATCTGCTAAGTCCGACTTAAAGGTCATCTGCTCTACGCCTAAACTAATTCCACCCGCGAGTTGTGGATATGTTAAACACGCCCAGTAAAGCCAATCCTCATGGTTACCGGGGATGTAATATTTATCACAATCCTCAGGTAGAGCCGAGACTAGTTGTCTTAATACTTCTTTACCGGCATTCAATTCCTGCTTCAACATACCCGAAAGCTTCTCGAGCCCAATTGATTTGAACTCTTTTTCATTCCAATGCGAAGCCCATTCTAAATTAAGAAAGTCCCCTCCGATAATAAAATCCGTGGGTTTGTAAGCTTCTATAAACTTTATCACACCATCTAGCTTAATGTTGTGAGGTACATGCACGTCGAATAAAGCCATATGTCTACGAGCTACTTTTAACTCTTTACTCGGCGTGTTAGAACTTTTAGGTGTGCTCATTACTTCCTCTTTTGAGAGTCTTTAGCGTCCTCACTCTACTAATCGGTTCTTCGCTAAGTTGCTCTTGATTCTAACTAATTATACATTTCCGACAAATCTTTATAACGAGACGTATTATTCGTTCAGAGAAGGGTTAGGGGCATCTGATACTGTTTTACCTTCTTGTCCTCTAGCGTCAGCATACTCACTCGGATTGTCTACAATAGGGAACGGTTGCACTGCCATATTACGGGGACTATCGAAGTAACCGTAATTCTCTCCACCAATCCGTCCCCCTTCATCAGAAGGCTCATGAAGCTTACTGGGATCTATATTCTGATAGACTTCCCCGTTACTAGCCATGACATCGTAAGTAGAATCCTTATTCATCTTTAATACATGGCCTTGCGTAGCTAAATCACGAGTGTCTTCATATCTCAATTCAACTTTATCACCTTCAGCGAATGTACGAGCTGTTTTGAGTTGTTTAACCTCCTTATAAGAGAGAGGTTGAGCTAAGAAGCCAGGATCTTGCATGCCGAAAGGAGCGGTCCTCTTCTGACCAAGCCACTCCTCTTCTTGAGAAGTAGGCCCCGCTGCTAGCCCTAACTCTGCCATAACGTTTGACACAGCTGTCTGCGCTTCTTCTACACTTAGTCCAAATCCTTGGGCTACGAAGCTACACATTCTAGAATACTCTTCAAAGGGAACAGTTGATGTGTAGGTCTCCAATCTTTCTGTGATATCTTTAAACAGATTGATCATTCCCCCTGGAACAGTATTAGGATTAACTGATGCATGAGATTTAAGTATCCTTTCGTAGATAGCATTCTCTAGATTATGTTGGGTAAGCCACTTATTCGTCTCTAAAAAGAATACATCTACTCCGACATCATCTCTTATTTGATAACCTAATAGAGATGACAAGTCTTCGTTGTATCTAGGGATAGCTTCGTATGTTCTATTAAGAACTGAAACTTGTTGAGAAGTTTTATTCATTATACTATTGAAGTGATAATTCCGTTCGTAACAGTAACTGTCTTTGAATCCGCCGTTGTAAAGGTACCTGACGCTCCCGGTGTACTGGTAGTAACTACTTGGACGTATGAGCTGCCATCCAAACTAACTTCTAGCTGACTAGAAGGGGCATCGAAATAGACTCTGCCCTGCATAGGAGCTGGAGGCAATGCATTAGGATTGAATACTGCTACTCCTTGGATATTGATAGCCTGTACAGTTATGTCTCCACTACCATCAGTAGTGATAGACCCTCCATCTAAGCTAGAAGTTCCGCCTACAATTAATTGACCTGAAGTATGCGTATCACCTGCAACATCTAAGGTATAAGCGGGATTAGAAATTCCCGGGCCTACGCCCATATTACCATTACGAGCTAGAACAAAATTCTCGATACCGCCTGAAACTCCTATTGCTAATCTATCATTATCATAAGTGTATATGGCCCAAGGATTTGGATTCCCTGCACTAATAAATTGAATTCCAGGTTGACCTGCTCCAGTATCACTCAAGTACAAGGTATTAGCTGCGGAACCAGCTCTAGATATGGATAAGCTGTACCCGTCAAACGTCAAATTACTGGACGCTGCAAGACTTCCTGAACTATTAAACTGAACCTGAGTATCTGCACCTGCTGCCACAGGAGCTGCCCATGAACCTAGTCCATTAGCATCGGAAGTTAAGACATATCCGGCCCCTTCAGTTCCATCAGTAATTTTTATAGGTACGTAGAAGTCAACATGGCTTCCCGTACTAGTCGACCAGTCTAAGACAGGTTGTCCTGTATTATTCCATAGTTGTCGAATATCCCATTTGAGAGAATTAGTGGAACTGAGATCATTTAGAGTAGCGAACTGCCAATCTAGTACAGTCTGTCCGGTAGTGCCTGCTAGCCACCGGCTCTGCCAATTCACAGACATGTGACTTGTAGAATCGTAAAGTATTCTAAAGTCCCACTGAGCGGATTGGTTACCGCTTGTATCTAACAGCTGACTAAAGCCCCAGTTGATAGACTGAATAGGGCTGCCAGAAGGGTAGAACAGTATGTGATTACCCCAATCAATAGAAAGCTGATTAGAACTATCTCTTAAGATGTAGTCAGAGCCTACTCCGGGAGGAGATCCTGCAGATGCCTGCCAAGAAGCATTACCCGAGGCATCAGAGGTTAGGACATAGCCTGAGGTTGGACTTGTAGTTACTTGAAGCGCTGAAGTGATAAGGCCGGCAGAACTGAATGAGAGTACATTATCTACATAATAATTAGCGGCATTAACATTGCCTCCTGCAGCTGTAAGAGAGGTCACTCCAAGATTTCCAGACCCGTCAGAATGGATAGCTCCGGAATCTAATGAGGTAGGTCCTGTAACAGCAGTAAGGGTATTAACTGTTGGATTAGGGTAAGTACCAGATAGATCGCCACCAGCTACTGTACCTCCAACGACAGGTCCTACAAACTGTTCGTAAGCTACTAATTTAGATAAGTTAGCACTTCCGGCGTTAGCCGTCCAAGTATTAGCTCCATCAAACATAATACCCGTAGAAGCTGTACCTACGGCATATGTACCAATTATAGTTCCGTTTGAAGATAAGAATTGAGTAACGGTATTATCTCCGTAGTTAATAACCCACATATTGGTACCGTCAAAGGTGATGCCTGTAGGAGTATTACCTACCGTAATTAAATAGGGGTTGGATCCGTCTGAAGTGAGTAACCCTGAGAGTGTGCCTTGCCCACTATTGGTAACCCAAAGATTAGTTCCGTCCGTAGCAACGCCTGTAGGTATTGAGCCTCCGGGGAAAGTAACAGGATAGCTCCCTATACTGGATCCGTCCAAGGCAAGAAGTTTTGTAACATTCCCTCCGCCACTATTAGCAGTCCAGATATTAGTTCCGTCGAAGGTGATACCTATAGGAGCGGATCCTACAGGGTAAGTACCTACTAAAGATCCGTCAGCTGCTAAGAGCTTAGTTACAGTATTATCATCTTTGTTAGCAATCCAGATATTAGTCCCGTCGGAGGTGATGCCTTGAGGGTTAGCGCCCACGGGATAATTAGCTACTACAGCGAAGGGGGAAGTAGTAACTTTGGTTACATAATTACCATTACCATTAGCTACCCAGACACTAGAACTACCTGAGTCATAAAATACTCCGGTTATATTACTTCCGCCTATTACTACACCTTGCCCTCCACTACCATTAGAAACATGCGCCCTATAAAGTTGGTCAGGTTCTAGGCCTACATAGAAGTAGGTGCCGTCTGACGTGATACCACCTGTTCCATCTCCTAGGCCAAAATTTTGGGCTATGAAATGTAATATGAACCCAGGTACTAGTGTAGGATTTGGATATGTACCACTTAAAGCTCCTCCTGCCGCTCCTGAAGGAGGGCCTCCAGCTGTCTGCCAAGAGGCATTACCAGAAGCATCAGAGGTTAGAACCTTTCCTGCTGCTTGCGTACCATCTGCAATCGTAACGGGAGCAGTAAAAGAAATGTTAGGAGGTCCTAGTACTTCTCCAGGTGCCCCGAATGTAGCGATGGAAGTTCCCCCTGACTGAATAGTTACCACACCATTATACTGAGGCGTATCTCCTATTCCCCCACTTATTGTTACAGATCCCCCAAATCCTCCGGGAGTTGCATTGCCTCCTGATAGAATTAAGTGGCCTGCTTGTCCAAATGTATCGTTACCTCCCCGGATAGTAACTGTTCCTCCCCAGGTAGCTCCTAAGGTGTCAGCGCCATTAATGTTTACTGCACCTGTTGTAGGCGCGTTCGAAACATTGTTAGGGATTGGTCCGCCAGAGATCGTTACTACGCCCTCTGTATTACCTGTTAGTAATAGGTTGGTTCCATCCCATGTAGAAGGCATTCCATCAAAGGTACCCGCATTATTATATTGGAGTTGAGTATTTGAACCGCCTGGAGATCCCGCAGAGAGAGGAGTTCCATTAACGAGATAGGAGCCTGTTATATTAACATCTCCTACTACATCTAGAGGATACACAGGTGTAGGATTATCGATACCTACCTGTATAGAAGAGTTAACTGTAATAGCGGGGGTACCAGTATTGTTGATACCGAACTTCCAAAGAGGAGTAGGGCCTGAATCAGATTTGGAGATAGTATAGTTTACTGATCCGCCGTTAAAGTAAACTACCGACTGAGCGTTACCGCTAACTCCAAGATTAAGATGTACATCATTATTGACGGGACCTAATAGATTAAGATTGCCGCTTAGAACATCTAAACTAGTATCGTTGTTAACTCTTACGGCTCGCTGCCGAGTTACTGTACCATTGGGAGTTACCCATAGTTCTAATCTAGCTCCTGTATTTGTAGGACCCCAATCTTCTTCTGCAAACATTCTCACAAAAGCTTTAGCATTTGTAGGAGATGTACCGTCGTATCCTCGCGCACCAAATGAAGCAAGAAGATCGTCTGTTAAAGAAGCTGTAGGAGCAGATTCAGGACCTTGGGCTGAAGATCCATTAATTATACCTCCTGTACCGTTAAATCCTTGCGCTTGAACGACTCCACCGCCGTTAGATCCATCAGCGTCTACTATAGCTATCTGACTCTTAGCTTCTAAAGAATAAGGTCCAAATGAGGCACCTAAGGTTCTACCTACTCCTATTGAGGTAACTAATATATTGCCTGCGCCATCCGTAGTGATAGCTCCGTTGTCCAAAGTTGAATGGCCGCTCACAAGAAAATCCGAGTTTGTATTTAAAGGCCCTACACTACCCATACTGCCGTTCGAGGTTAAAGTATTAACAATTACATTACCTGAACCATCTGTAGTGAAAGAGCCTGCATCGAAACTACTTGCTCCGCCAGTAACAACACCAATAGATCCTTGCCCAGTAAAAATGTGTAGCCCATTCTTTACAATCAACGGAGTATTTCCGGGACCGCTAATCTGGCTAACATTCAAGGTGTTCGGAACGCCCGACGTATCCCAAGAGAAGTTGGCTGCATCACCGTCGAACGCTCCTCCGTTATTAAACTGAACCGCTCCGGTAGCTCCGCCAGGAGTTCCTCCTGAAGGAGTTTGCCAAGAAGCATGTGTACCGTCTGTAGCAGTAAATACTTGTCCCGCGGAAGGAGCATCAAAAGTCAGATTTATTAAGCTTGCGCCGTCGAAATAAGTAACTGCGTGACCGAAGCCGTCTCCTATTTCTAAATTTCCTACATGGGTATTAACTACAGTTAAAGTACCTGTAGTACTATCGTAGTTAAACATCCCCGAAGACTGGTCTGAAATCTGTTGAGAACTACTTGCGGTTAATAGTAATCTACCATTAACAGTAAGATCCCCGGCGGCACTTACTACAGTAGGATTAGGATAGGTTCCTGATAAATCTCCGCCAGCAGGTCCTGAAGGGGCTCCGCCTCCACCTCCAGCTTGCCAGGTAGCATCTGTGGCATCAGTCGCGGTTAAGACTTGGCCGACAGTAGGAGTACCAGTAACTAGAACTCCCGTAGCATTTAATTGATCTGTGTCAAAAGTAGATACTACATCTATCACTCCTGATCTATATAAATGAATTAGGTTAGCAGATGTAGCTAGAGTAGCTTCTAACGCGTATTGCGTCAGGTCTACATTAGTAGCCAGGGCAGGGATGAGGATGGGCTGGCTGCCAAAGCCAACGATATCATCAATGTAAATGTCTTCGTTAAGTAAATTAGTTACTACCTTAGGTATTAGAGGCATTAGAAGTTTCTCCGTTGATTACTTAGTGGGATTAGCTTTCTGCTGTCTTAACCATTCTACGTGCTCCGGACATTCATCATTATGAAATCCCGGTTCTCTAGGAATGCAGCACTCCTTTTCTTCAGAAGCTTTAACTTCGTCGCTAGGCTTTGGCCCAAGAGGAGCAACTTTATCTCCCATAGGCTCTGGTACAGTCTCCATCGTACCTCTACCATTTTCCATACCTTCAGCACTTTCATCATCTACTTCCGCGAGTACTTCGGCTTTATCAGCCTTTGCCGTTTCAGCAGTTGCTGCTGTAGCTTTATCGGCTTTATCCTTACGACGTTTCTCACGGGCTTCCTTACCTTTAGAAACATACCCACTTAGAGCGTCAATAGCATTGATGAGGGCACTAATCTCTGAAGGCTTGTTTTCTTTTTCAAGACGCTTCTTGAGTTCACGAATCTTGGCGTTCTCACCCTTTGCCTCTACAGCAAGATTAGCTTTAACTCCATAATGTTCAGGGCATCTACAAACCATATGTTGGTCGAGATACTCTCCGTTACTACACTTGTCGCAATGGTTTTGATTTTCGGCGAGATCCACATTGGGTTTACGTGGACGATAATCACGCAAAGCTTCTGCCATTGAATCGGCAGATGCTTTCTCATGTTCCTCTTCAGTTAGCCCCGTATCTTCCCATGTAAAGTCTGACTCGGCTTTCTTATAAGTAGTAGCTGAGCCATCAGGATTATCTTCAGTAACTTCAGGACCCATATCGTTGACCATATCTTTTTCAAGAGTAGTCATAGTTCCATCAGGGTTCATAACGTCAGTTTTATATTTAGTACCTGCAACCTTAACGAGTTCTTCAGGCAGCAACCCTCTAGAGGTTCCTAGCTCTTCTTTGTCCCACATTACAGTAGCGGTAACAATAGGAGCTCCTCCCTGTTCTTTAGGCTGGCCTGAGCTCATGTCCTTCTCAGGATGCTGGATAGGCATTAAGATTACCTTGCCCGTAATAGCAGTACCTGGTTTAATGCCAGGAAGTTCATCTTCGCTCTTGACAGTATATTGTACCTTAGAACCTACTTTAAGTCCGTTAGCAGCTTCCTCGGTATCCGTGGGATCTTCCTTAGCATCAGCCATTACTTGAGAAAGAGTCCCTTCAATCATAGCCTTATACTCTTTACTTGCGTGAAAAGTATCTAAGGCTACTCTTATATCTAGAAGTACCTCATCGATAGAGCTTTTCTTCTTAGGAGCTGGAGTAGCTTTAGGCTCAGCTTCAGGGGCAGGCTCAGCTGTAGGAGCCGTGACCTCTTCCTTAGGCATACTGATACGAACTTCTACTCCGCTAGACTGAAGGATTCTATAGATTTCGTTTAGGTCAGTTTTAGAAGCGTGTAGGTTACTGTCCTGTAAAAACTCCTGGATCATTACATCAGATACTACCGTAGGAGGGATCTTAAATGAATCTAAGAAGTCCTGAGCTGTATCTAAGTTAGGTTTCATCACCGCAGTCTTAGTAGCTCCTTCTAACGCTTCTTTCTGTTTCTTAAGGTCAGCAATTTCTTTATCACGGCGAAACCGAGCTAAAGTTGCTGCATCTTCAACACTCACTTCTCTCTCAGGTTCTCCAGGAGTAGTTAGCCAGGGCTTGCCATCAACCGACGCTCCCTTCATGTGCTTAAACATCTCTACCTGCTGAAGACGCTTCTCCGCACGCTCACGACTATGGTAAGGTCCGCCTAAGCTTTTACCCTTGTGTGATTTAACATACCAACCATTAGGGCGCTTAACAATGACGGAGACTACCTCGAGCGTAGCCTCCTTATGGCCTAAAAAAGATGCCTTTTTAGTTGAACCTCTCTTTAGACACTCTCCCGGCAGCGTAGTATTTCCCGCGCCATCAAATTCTACTAAGTAGAACATATCTACAGAAGCATCTGGATTACTGACAAGTACCTTCTCACGGATAGTACCTTCCATTCCTTTAAGAGCTTTACCATTGAGGAAAGTAGAGGCAGAAACCTTAACGTGGTCTCCTAACTCAAAAGCTACTTTAACTCCATCGTTATCCCATAGATACTTTTCTAAAGGCTTCTGTTTATCTACCTTAGCGAACTTAGTGATACCTATAATTCTAGGGTCATGGATTGCTTCGAAAGCTAGGCTAGCTCCCACCACTCCGGTAATCCTTACCTCAGTACCTTCCCCTAGAGAACCTACTTTAGAATTGAGAACAACATTCTCTCCTACAACAAAAGTATCATCTTCGAGAGATGCATGAGGTAATACTCCTGGCAGGCCTGCATTAGGATCAAAGGCCTGCTCTGCCTGACGAGGAGCAGAAAGATCGGCAGAGGGAACTACTACTGGAGCCTTCTCCGACTTGGCTTCAGCTGACTTCTCAGGAAGGAACTCATCAAGGGCCTTCTCCATAAAAGGAACTACCTCGGCTGCAGAAAACTTCTGATTGTAGTGTTGAAAGTCAGGTTCTCCCTGGGCAGAACTATTAGGACCCGTAGCGGTCAACTGCGCGTCAAAGTCAACCTCGTGAGTATCCCCGATTAGTTCCATTACGGCATGGCGAGCAATCTCTTCACGCGTTTTAGCGCCAGCAGCCATCGCTTTCTGAATAACTGCTTCGTCCCCACCCGCTTCTTTGATCAATTCATTTAAGTCCATAACTAGCTGCTCTTCAACAGCTTCGTCATCAGATTTCTTTTTAAAAGGTTCGGGATTTTCTTGTACTCCTTCACCCATCTGATTAACTCCGCCACGCTGAGGATCTACCATAACATTAGATCCGTCCATGTTAGGTCCTCCCGTACCTACGTCTTCAGCCTTCTTTTCAAAGGTCTCAAGAGCAGCTAGGGGAAATAGCGAAGCTAGTGAATCTAGATCGCCAGCTTTGTCGAACTCGGCTTCAGCCTCTTGTTCATTTGCATGAACGGATGTCAGGAAGCTACCATTAGGTAACTCAAGAGTTAATGAATTAGCTACTAGAGATAATTCGAAACCCTGGTTAGTCTTCTTGTGCTTCTTAGGAGCCTTGAGATTTCTCTCGGTGTTAGGCCAGCCCCACCATCCTTCTGGTTCTAACTTCTTAGAGGGCTGAGGAGCATACTGCGTTTTAGAAGCTTCTGGATCAGGCTGGGCCTTCTCCAAAGCTTTAGATCTATCGTAGCTAGCACTCTCTTCAGGTGTAGGCGGTCTGCTATCAGGCATACCCGGTTGAACAATCCTATTCTTAGTCATCTCAGTATGTCTCATCTTCAGATCTTCTAGCTTTCTAGTTAGATCCTGCCAATGTCGAGAGAACTCCTGCGCTCCAGCTAGTTCTTTTTCAGTCTCAGCTGTCTCCTTCTCATTCTTTACTAACTTTGCCCTTTCATCCTCCGTAATATATTCGGTATTGGACTTAGGCAAGGAATCAGGTTTTCCCATCTCTTTAGGTTCTGGAGCGGGATTACCTGGTAGATAGGGCTTCTTTCCTTTATGGAATCCTGCATGAGCCTTCTCAAACGTCTTTCTAACAGGGGTAGAAAAGCCAGGTATTTTCATTACGTACATACCATTCTCTTTATCTACCTGAAGAATTTCAGCATTTTCCTTACCTGAAGCGTCAGCTACGGTCTCACCCTCTTGGAACATAGGTTCCTCAAGAGCCTGAATGCGTAGTTCCGCTTTAGGGTTCTTTGCAGCGACATATTCTGCACGAATTTGAACATCCTTAACTAAAGGACTAGAAATTACCTCTTGCCACGAGCCCGAGGCATCTTTTTCTTCGAGCACATTGCGGCTAAGCGGCTCGCTTGTTTTTGCAGCTTCTTTTTCCAGTCCATCGCCAACTTTTTCAAACGTTTCATGAGCATCTCCTCCTCCATAATAATTTACGGCAAAATCCGTTTTAACTGCGTAGATATTATAATCTACATCTGAAGCTAGTACCGAAGCGGTGTGAGAGGTACCTTTAGCTACCAGCTTATCAGCAGAAGTGAAAGTAAGATCAGCTCTCTTATTTAAAGCTCTATCCTTAGCTACTTCAAACTTGTCATTCTGCTTCTTAATGCGATTGAAGAATTCCTTGATGTCTAACAAGCTATGGCGGGGAACCAGCTTTAATAGACGCTCTTCGGCTTTCGTTCTATTCTTACGAATGTCATCCATCACCGTCTGCCAGTGGGCATTATACTTCTCAGGGGCGCCCTTACCGGTTAGCTCTAGTTCGGTGATCTGTTCAGCCAGTACGAAGTCTGATACATTATGAACACGTGAATGCCAATCGTTAGATACGTCCTCTTCAGCCGTTTCCATCTCAGTTAAGGCAGCCTTTCTGAGATACTTCGGAATGATAGAGTTTCTATCTGCGAAGACCTCTTTTGGCTCTTCTTTCTTTCCTGAAAACAAATCTGTAATCCAATTACTCATTATATTATTCCCCGCTTATTTTAAAGTAGTATTTTGAACAGGTTCACCGCTTTCGATGAACGCAATAAATTTTTCACGTAATTCAGGAAAGGTAATCTTATACAACCACTTCCTTTCTTCAACTTTCCAAAGAACGACACATTCGCGACAAAGAAACCCCTTCTGCGTAGGCTCTTCGTTTAATTCTATAGATAACTTGCATCTATCGCATTGCTTAGTAATCATTATAAGTGTGATGGGTCCTTACAGATATTCTTAATGTCTTCTTCAGTTACGTCTTTATTGGTACGATTCTTCACGTAAACTATAAATTCAGGGATTGGCGTATCCCGAGCACAATCAATACAAACATCTTTCTTATCAAAAAGTTCGCACTTATGAAAATACGCATGAGTGAATGAAGGACATTCACAGCTAGCGCAGACCGGATTATCCACGTTACTCCGGCTGGGTGAGCATCCGCCTGTAATACTCCGCCGAGTATTCAGGAGTATGATTCATAGCGTCTAGCTCTGAAATCTTACCGCCCATGCCGTCAGCGCCCCACTTGCCCTCAGTCTCTCTATTAAAGTACTTGAAATATCTCTTAGCGTCGGAGTTATCGTTCTCGCACTTAATTCTCCAAATCTGATAGTCTCTAAAGCATTCATCTCCTTTAGGAGTCAGTTTGTAAGAGTCTAGCTGAGGAAATGCTTCGTTCCAGCATCTATAGACTAGCCCGTTAGCTAGTAGAGATTTCCTCATAAGCTCTTCTGAAGTCTGCCAACGTTTATACTTAAACGTAAATGCGGAGAGATTCATAATCTCTGCAAAACGATGCTCTTGATTATCGGCAAAAAAAGATAACATTTTATAAACTTCGGGCTTAAACATTATTTCTCCTGTACCATTTCTGTAGATACACTTGATAGTGCTTCTACTTCGGACAACCTTGTCATGATTCTATTGCGAATCTCATCAGCCTTTTCAGGGGCTTCAGCTCTTATTTCTTCGAAAACAATCTGAATAAGAGTATATAAATTTTGATTAACCATCTCTGCAATGGCAGCGTTAGTCTCTTTCTCAAGTTCGCCAGATAGTTTTAACTGCGTAGCGACAATAGAATGAATCTCTCTTACGTAACTACCTAGTACCGCTTCTAACGAGCTGGTAGATCCTTCTAACTCTTGTACTTCTTCCAGCTTTCTGATACGTTCAATACACTTACGAATCAAATTTTCTAATAGGTCCTTCTTATTGTCTGTGGACGTAGCCTTATCTAAAATGGCTTTACGTTCATCAGCAATCTCATCTATATCATTCTTTTCTAAAACAGCTAACGAATTGGGAGACATTACTTCTACAATACCCTTCTCGGCATTCATCTTTTTACGAGCTTCATACCAATCTATATATACACCGATAGTAGGAGCTGTTGGACATCCAAGAGTACCCTTGTATTCCCTCTTAATCATACCCTCAATAGCCCACTCTTTGTGGCCCTCCTCGATCATCTGATTGATCTGGAGTTGGAGCTTTTTAGGCAGCAAGAAAAGCTTGCTTTTAAAGTTCTTAATATCCGATTCAGTATTAAATTCGCGTAGAGCCATTAAAGTGATAGAAACTCGGGGTCTAATTTAGCATCTGTACCCATTTTTATCTTAACGAGATCAACTAAGTTTGTTAGTGATCCTTCAGAAATCTCAACACTGCCCGCAATAGTATTTCCCATGTATAGACTGGCTAGGGTAGTAATTTCAGATGTGGGTCTAAATTCAAGAACAGCTATTACAGATTTATCGTTATTATTAACGCGAGCAGCGTAGCAACGGGGAGTTCGGATACTCAACCCGAAGAAATGCTTTGAGGCTTTAATTACAGAATCAGTTACCGTGGAATACTTTTCTAGATCGTGCCGGGCTGTACGAGTAATATTGTTATTGTAATCTAATCTTACTTCAAATACATTTCCCTTATAAGCTTTAATAATTACTCCAGGTTTATCCAGAGACATTACGTTGACGTGGTCTCCTTCTCTAAAGATAAACCGGCGAATTGCAGAAGTTTTATTTTCTTCTGTAGATCCTCCATTCTCCAATAGCTCTTTAATGTCTCCGTGGTTCTTTAGAACTTCTTGAATTTTCTTAACCAGTCCCGTAACTCGAGAGGGTGAAAGATTTTCAGCGGAGGCTACTTGGGGGTTTGAGAGACCTTCCTCTACTAACATACGGTAGATGCGGAAAAGTCTGCCTGAGGGATCGGCTTGGCCGAGGAGGTCTTTAAGTTGACTGCGGAGGATATTATAGGCGGGATCGTCTTGTACTCTTAACTGCTCTACACCTTCAAGTAACTGCTCTAGTTCTACTTCTTCTCCTCCAGGCATTGATACTGGTTCGGCTAACGATCTTTCTCCGCCTGAGGTGTCTTCTAAATACTTAGTATACTTGTTCCAAAGTGTGGCAGCTTGCTGCTGCATAATTCTGTAGAGCCATGTTGAGAATGCTGTACCTTTAGCTCCATCGTAAGTCTTTACTGCGTGAAGAAGAATTGTGTGTGCGAATGAGGAGGGGTCTATACCCATTTCGGGTTTAAACTTTAAGCTCTTAGCCCATCCAACGGCTTTAGCTATATTATCGTTGTACTCCTTTTGCTGTTCAGGAGTTAGATCAACGTTATCTTCGGCTACCTTAACCCAATTAACTGCCAAATCTGAATAGGTTTTAAATAGGGAGTATTGGGCAGCTGTTAAAAAATAATCCCCATCGTCTTTTACATATATTGTCGCAGACATTATTAGGCCCCGGTTACTAAGTTAAATTGCTATTATATTATATATAACAGAGGGATAACGGGTACGACAATTGGTCGTTAGTCGATCTTGAGTTCTTTTTTGATCTTTTTGATCGACGCCGTTAACACAATACTTATGTAAGGCTGCGTTACGTTCATAGAAGACGCTATCTGGGGCTCGCTCATTCCCATTACAAAATAGGAAGTAAATATTTGAAACTGTATGTCTGTGAGTACCTTAGTCGCCGCGGCAAACAACTTTTCGACTAACTCTTTACGCTTTTCTTGAAACTCTTGTCGCTCAGTTAGTCGTTCTTCGTCCGTCTGAGTCTGCGCGATCGCTGTCTGATTATCATTTACTAACTTCTCTAATTCGACGTCTTCAATAGGTATTTCTCGCTGTATGCGAAAAATGAACCTATCGGTGTTGACATCGGTCTGTCCACGGAAAGATTTATTATTCGGTGTCTTCATCTACACATTCTGCTACGGGCTCACATGACTGAAGTAGGTCTTTTAGGAACTCTAGCTCTACTCTAACCGATGTGGGTCTCTCAAAAACATTCATTTCAAGCACTGCATACGATCCTGTAATCTCTTTGACTATCCCTTTACACCCAATAAAGGGTCCGTGAGTTACTTCAATGTAAGCTCCGGATCTTAATAGAGGGGTCTTAAATGCTTCGACTTCAAGTTGCTTTAAAATCTCTAATTGCTTAATATCTGAAATCTCTTGTTCAGTTAAAGCTTGAGGGATTTTAGTTCCAACGTGGTGAAGGAAGTAGGCGGGGATGTGGCGATCTGATAAGAACTTCTCGAATGTCATTGCATCTTCTAATTCGAGGAATGCGTAATCGTAGTAGAAAAAATCTTTCTTAAGGGTAGTGGTTTTTCTAATCTTGCGGGGAACCATATATCCCGCCATCCAAAAATTAGGTACTTCAGGCGCTACTTTGAGGCACGCATTAATTGATCGAATATTAGCTATGCCATTTGTCTTTAACGTATACCATCTTTTTACTCTCGGTAATCCTAAGCTGTCCGTGACTGCGATATCGTTCATTGTTATTCTTGGAATAAATTACGCACTTGAACCTCCTTGTAACATCTCTGATAATGTCTTCGGGGCTAATTTTAAGAAAGCGGATGCCCCATAGGTCTTAACAAAATTATCCGGGTCCATGTTAGGAGGTAGTTTTAATAATGAACTTTTAATGCCTCTTGATTGACATAACTTCATAATTTTACTTGCGCACTTAATCCCGGGCTCATCTCCGTCCGTGGCTATAACAATTTCATCACAAAATCTTGTTAATAGACAAAGTTGCGTAGGAGAAAATTGAGACCCTAACATTGCTACGGTGTTTGTAATACCATATTGATACAAGGTCAGGAGGTCAAAGTTACCCTCTACTATATACGCTTTTCGAGCTTTAAGGATATCCGGCCAGGTTACATTGAGCCCGTACATGTGGTGGGCCTTATCATAATGTGTATGGACATACTTAAAAGGAGATCCCGGGGATAAAGGTCTCGCCGACACAGATATAGGGACGTTATATAAATTGTATATAGGGAACAGGGCACTGTGATAGAACCGCCTATCTATAAAAGAAGAAACTTCCGGTACTGTTACATAACCGGAAGTATCACAATATCCTAGATTAAACGTCTTAACGGTCTGGTCTGTTAATCCCCGTTGTTTAAAGTAACTCATGTGATCCACTTTCTCATACATTGCATATTAAAGTTTGCATCGGTCAACTGGCTGCTATTCAAAGTTAAATTGAAATAATCAGAAGGACGTTTGTTCTTAGGTAAGATATTAGAGCCTTTCTCCATATCGTATCTAACGTTGTAATAGCCGTCTACTACCGGAATAGACGTGTCGCAGCTACGTACCTGCGAGAATGTCTTCTGTAGAGCTACTTCCATAGGATTTCCGCCAATGCCTAATAGATGTAGAGGCTTGGTAGGTTTGATATGGTCTATAGCATACTTAACTGCTTTTACTCTAGAATCAGTAGGCTCTGTAGAGAATGAAGCACATCCCACATAACTGATACCTATAACATCAATCAAAGGGTTCTTATCCATCCACGTAAAGCACTTAACCCATGAAGGTATGTTAGATCCTTGAACAACGCCCATTACCTTATACTTACCCACTAATCCTGCTGCAGAGAAGTATTTTAAGAAATCTTCCGTTGCTTTTATAGTCTTCGCACTATTCTGAAAACTGTCTGGTGATACTACTTCATTAGCTCGCAAGATGCCAGCTGCCTTCATAACATCCGCGTACGGAAGTGCATGGTCTAATTCGAAAATAGAATTATCTACTATTTTGTATCCAGGAGCGTTTTTATAGTAAGCTACATACGCTTTATCTTGCAAAGCAAGATGAGCTAAGCAAAAACTATAATCGTTATACTTTCCTAGGTCCTTTAGATTAGGTGTAGGGATCTCGTAGCTAATAATCATATTATTGTAAAGCCTTTTTTATCTGTACAAGTCGTTGTTCAGTAGAGCCGTGTAATCTAGTGACTTTAATATTAAACTTGTTAATTATCATCTGCTGAGTAGTGTCTACAGCTTTTCTAAAATCCTCATCAGAAGATCTAACCCCATCTACTTCAAGTTTAACGTCATCAGACAGAGGGATGAAGAAGATATGACTATACTTGGCACACGTGCTAGGAATAAAATGTTCATACCATTGCACTAAGCTTACATCTTCTACGGCCTTACTCAATAAAGTATAGGAGTATCTATCTATGACGCTTCTATCTGCTATTAAGACTTTATCAGCATTAGCAGCTTCCTCAGCGGCATACCCATCCTCTATTAATCGCTGGGTGGTACCGTTGCTGGCGCTATTGATAGTATGTCCTTGAGCACTCAGCTTTCTAGCTACTTCAGCTATATGATATACAGGCTTGTTATATAATTCCTGTAGCAGAGGTATAGTTGCTTTAACTAAGGTAGTCTTTCCTACAGACTGAGTACCTGCAAATACGATGTACGGATTCTTATGCATTAGGTGTTACTGGTTGATTGATCTTAGCCATCTCTTCAGCCGTCGGAGCGACGATCTTTGGCGCTGCCGCTGCTTCTCTCGCTGCTGCCTGAGCTGCTTTACGCTCTTCGATTTTCTTTTCATAAGCTTCTAGTTTAGCTTTAAACCTAGCTTCGATAGCTTCTTTTGTTACAACTAACGGAGCAGGTAAGTTAAGGGCATCTTTAGGAGGGTTAGCAGCTGCCGTAACTTCTACTAACACTTCTTCCATAGCTTGAGTACGTAGTACCTCAGAAATAAGGGCTGCCTGAAGGGTAACTACTTCCATACGCAACTGATTAAACGCTTGTTCAATCTGTGCGTTGTTTGCGCCAACTACTCTATATATTTCTCCGTCTCTCATGGTATCCTCTTTAGTAGAAACTGCGGGTGTCAGATACCCACTCATCGCCTTTCTTAATTTGTCCGACATACGAAGTTACATCGTACGGATGAATAGATTCTAGATTGCGGGTTCTAACCTTATACCAAACGGCGTCAGGTAGTAACTGAACCTTGTTACCTACGTCTCTAGAGATGTCTTCTACGAACTTAGGATTATCATATCCTGCAATAGTGACGTACTTCTCATCTTCTCTCTTAAGAATAGGGTATAGTTCAGCTGAACCTGATGTCTCTGCGATGCGAATCATGTCCTCTAGCCATAGTCCTGGAGTAGGAGGGTTAGTGATCACCTGTAGAGTTACTAGACCTCTCTGCGCGTGAGCTCCGAGACCTACACCCGTCTTAGGATCTGTAAGACACATCTCTTTACTACAAGGGCAGTAAGAAGCTACGGGAACTGTTACTTCCGTAACAAACTTCAACTTACCTGATACGAGCTGTCCAATAAATCTACAGGCATACCCTGAAGGAGCGGAAATCTTACTTACAGGAGTAGTCTTATTCATCCAGTAATCAAAGCTTGCAGAAATGTATACATCCTTTGTTCCTAAGCTAGTTGATAGTCTTTCTAATAGGTCGGGAAATGAATTACCTGATAGAACCGAATGGTTATCCTCTGTAACAAACAGTTGAGCAAATCGGCTCATATTGGTTCCCTTTAATTCCTTCTCTAAGGATCCAAACATATTTACCTTAGCTAAAGTCTTTACAGGCTCCCCGCCACCCTTTCTATTTAACACAATAGGTACTGCTACCCCTTCTACTCCGACGCGATTAATCTCAATCCCTCTTTCGTCAGGGGTAATATGTACGTCCGGGAGAGCTGACTTCTTAAATCCACCATTACGTGAAATTGTTTCCAACCGGCTCCCTGTATTAACTGTTTCCATTAGAGTCTCCATTTATTTTCCTGTACTTCCAAAGCCGCCTTCGCCTCTACTTGACTCAGGTAATTCTGTTACTACTTCTATCTTTACCTTAGGTACAGGTAAGATTAGTAGCTGGGCTACTCTATCTCCTGTATGAATCTCGTAGTCTCTACTAGTTAGATTGATTACTATTACAGAGATATTGCCTCTGTACCCCGCATCGATAACTCCTGGGTGAATTCGTAGGCCAGCTTTACCCATAGAAGATCTAGTCATTAATTGGCCATAAAATCCTTTGGGAATGCCTAAACTTAATTTGATATCGATTATAGCCGATTCAAAAGCTTTAACTGTCGCATCATGAGTACCTACTAAGTCAAATCCAGCATCTTCATCTGGATGTGCTTTAAAAGGTACTTTAGCGTCAGGACTATTTAACTTAACGAGTAATGTGGTTGTGCTCATATTATTTAATACATAATTCAGAAGATAATTCTGATACGTTCTTTACCTTCTTTAGAGAGCCTAACCGAGTGCCTACCTTGATATCCACAAGCATAGGAACTATAGCTCCTGCTACTGGCCGCTCCGCCTCACCCTTAACTATACTGAATGTAGAAGCTACCTCATTTTCTGGAACTTCATACACTAGTGAGTCGTGTACAGTCATGACTAAGTTACCTGAAAGTCCTGCGTTAATTAAAGCCTTTTTAACTCTAATAGAAGCGATCATAGTCATGTCAGCTGCTGCACTCTGGATTGGGGCATTCTTGCACTGTCTCTCGGCCTCAGATCTAGCCTGATCCTGACTACTAGTAATTCCAGGAAGTCTGCGAATTCTTCCAAAGTAATTAACTACTTGACCTGTCTTTTTAGCTACAAAGATTTGCTGCTTTAACCAAGCTTGGGCTTGGGGATACCTTCCAAAAAAGATACTTACGATTTTCTTTGCTTCAGATTCAGCAATGCCTAGCTCTTCAGCTAGCGACCAAGTACCTCTTCCGTACATGAGTCCGAATACTGTTGCCTTAGCCTGCTGACGTTGGGAATCTGTCACAAGAGCTATATCTATTCCGTGAGATAGAGCATAAGTCATTCTGTGAATATCTACTCCGTTCCTTAGATCTTCTACCATCTGAGGATCTCTACTATACTCTGCCCACCATCTAAATTCAGCTGAGGAGAAGTCTGCCTCGATCAACTTGAATCCAGGGCGTGATACAAATATTCCTCTCACAATAGATTCGCGAGGAATCTGTTGCATGTTAGGCTCGCTAGAAGATAATCTACCGGTTGTAGTACCGTGCTGCTTGTAATTACTATGTACTCTACCGTCTACATCTATATGTTCAGATAACCCTTCAATAAAAGTACTAAGGATCTTCTGACAATCTTTGTATTCTAATAGTAACTTAGGTACGGGATGGTTAGGGTTGGCTTTAGCAATGAGATCTATGGCTGCATTATCAGTAGATAATCCTCCTCCCTTTGTCTTACCTACAGGCGCGAACCCTAAGTCGGTGAATAAGATGACTTGCAGTTGCTTAGAAGAGTTAATGTTAAAAGGCTTACCTACTGAATCAAAGATACTCTGTTCTAGAGAACTTCTCTTTGTAGAATACTCTACACGAAGCTTTTCAATATAGTCCTTATCTGCCTGAATACCTAGTAGTTCGGCATCCATTAAGACATCTCTCGCAGGTAATACTATCTGTCTCATCAGTCTGGTAAGGTCCATACTAGTGATCTGCGGTTCAAATACTTTAAAAAGTCTAAAGGTGCAATCAGCATCTTTAGCGCAGTATTCGTTAAGCATAGCAAAAGGTACTTGGATATACTGTCCTTTGAATTGCTTATTAGCTTTAAACCAGTCGTCTAGATCCTTATCATATCCACCCATATCAGTATATGCCCAGGCACAGTCCTTTAGGCCGTGTAGATTCTCAGCATTCTCGTCAATGAGGTGATGTGCTAACATAGTATCAAAATAAAAGTTATTTAACTTGATACCCTTCATTATGAAGAATTTTTGATCGAACTTAAAGTTGTGTCCAATCTTCTTAGCAGGACCTTCTAGTATACGTCTAATTCTCTCCCAGAGAGCTACAGCATACTCTTTGTCCCAAAAGGAATCAGTACTTCCACCTGCCTTCATGATAGGTAAGCACCAGCCTTCCTTTTCTTTCCAGCTAAATCCAATACAAGATATATCACTGGTGAGAGGATTTAAATCGGTCGTCTCGATATCTATTGCCAACTCACTGGCAGCTTCTAGGCCTGCGAATAGAGATTCTACCTTATCGAAAGTATCTGCGATAGTATATGTACCTGCACCTTTAGGTGTGAGGCCTGTATATGTAGAAGACTGTTTGATTCTAACTAAGTCCTGAATTGTGATGGAAGTATATTGAGGGTTTCTAAGGATGGCAGCGGGGTGAATAGCGGGGATAACTTTGCAGTTGTACTTCTCTGACCAGAATTCTGTGCCTCTATGGGTCATAATAGAAGCTACTTTACTTCCTAAGAAATACCTAAGAGCTATATTACCTACGGGTACAATAACTACAGGCTGGATTCTTTTAATCTCTTCGTCTAGAAAAGGGGCACAAGCAGCTATCTCTTCAGCTGAAGGATCTTTAGGACCTTTCTTAAAATCGACTACTCCTCCATGACATCTAGTCAGATTAGTCATGAATATATCTCTGTAATCGATGCCCGCCTGTTTTAGAAGATTACGCCAGAGTCTCCCGGCTTCACCGAGCATAGGGGATCCCATCTTATCTTCTTCAAAGTTAGGACCTTCTCTAACCACCATAATCTTTGATGTAATAGGTCCTACACCATTGACGATAGCCTTACGGGTCTTACATAGACCACATAGAGAACAATTCTGGTTGGGGATTAAGTCAAAAGACATGCTTTACCTCTCGCTACTTAATTATACTACTTTTTCTTCTTTTTGGAGCGAGGTCTAGAAATAGTTTTAGGAGGGAAAATCTGATTTCCATCTAGGTCTTTAAGAACGAAGGCCCAGGCTCTCATGACTTCGTTTACCTTAGGATTATTAAGTTCTACTAAAGCTACAGCCATACATGAAAAGAAATCGCCATTATACCGATGTCCTTTATAAACAACGCGAGTAGTTACTTTCTCCTCTGGAGGAGGCGGAGGAGCTTTCGGGACGGAAGGTTGAACCTGCTCGCCAGGGAACACCACCTTAGGGGAAAAGCGTCCAGCGTTCTCATCAAGGCGGCGACGTAGATCTTCCATATTAGTAGGATTCTCAGCTTTTCTAAGTCGTTGGATAGCCTCTATAGGAGAGTCAGTTCCGGCAGCGGGATCTTCCATAGAGGCCTGCAGGTTCCTAATAAATTCAGGACTTAGGTCGTTCTTTTTTTCGGTCATTAGGTGTCCATCGAATATGAATTATATATTGCTTGGTAGATTTCTTCTTATAAATTGTTACGCCATTTACGGTAACTTTATTGGTACCTGCTTTCTCTATAACTTCGTCTGCGGCTCTTTTGAAGAGCTCGGCCAGTACTTTATTCTTAAAGGTAGGCTTCTTGCCTGCAAGTATCCTTTGAATATTCTCAACGCAGAAAGCTTCCGTTTCTTTCATCTTACTTATACAAATTCTTTAGCTGTACAGTAAAGTTGTCTATAACCCCCTGAAGAAATTCAGGGGTTGGCTCAAAATTAGTCATAGATCTATCTACTAAAGCTAGGTATCTATCAGCTCCATGACGTCTAATGTACCAAGCTCTAGAGATGTCTGGATTACGATACTCTATATAATTACATCGGTGACATGTACCTACTAAGTTAGGTAAATGCCAGCGTAGTACCTTACGTCCTCTTCTAACAAAGTGAAAACAACATTGAATAGGATTCTTTAGACATATGGCACAAGCGCCATATTCTATCTCGGTTATGGCCCTTACGTAAAGACTAATAGCCTTGTCTGCTTTGTTATGTAAGCGGCGGAGTATAGTTCTAGCAGGTATCTTCTTGCGTTTCTTTTTAGCCATTACTCTACCTGAGTGTCCGCATTAAGCTTTCGAAGACGAATTAGCTTATCAGCATGTTCTTTAACTTTGTCATGATGTGAAACTAATATAATCTGACGGCCCATCATCTTACTATAATCTTTAAGAAACTTACCGAAGCGTTCTTGGTATTCTACACTAATATTAGCCCCTACCTCATCTAATACAATTGGTCCTTCGATTTTAGGATGGTGTAAATCAATAATAATTAGTCGTAGGATAGTAGATACTACATTCTTAATACCTCCGGCTTCTGAATGAACTATATCTAAGTCGGTACCTAACTGGGTATCTCTTATCTTAAATTCTACTGCAACCGCATTTCGTTTATTTTCGAAAACAATTACGAACTGTAAATGGACATTATCCATTATTTCTTGGAGAGCGCTGGTAATAATAGACTCTATCTTAGTAACGCTTAGATCGCGAGTCTTTTCAGATACCGATTGTAGGAGGGATGAGGCTTTAAGAAAAGTGTCTTCCTCAGTGATAATATCTTTTAGCCGACGATTATTTTCAGTGAGCTGAGTAGTGAGAGTTTCTTTTTGGCCCTCAAGGTGCTGTAGCCGTTGTTCTACGGAAACAATTTTATTGCCTAGGGAGGTTATTTTGGCGTTCAACATGATCAGCGATAACTACAAGAAAGATAACCCAGAGAAGAAGACCGACAACTATGCCGGCCGCGTTCACTTGAAACCAAGCTACGATAGTGTCTATCATAGGGTAGGTAATTCACTAAGCTTTAATTCGTCTTCTATAATCTTATAGAGCTTAGACATTACGCCGTCTAAATTCTGAGGAGTTAATTCTTCAGGACTAAAACGTCCAGTAGCTTTAAGAACCTCATATAAATTATTAACTTCTAAAAGAAGCTTATTCTTTTCTTCTACTAAATACTCTTCACGGGTGCTTATTACAGCTTCTTTCTTCTTTAAGTCGTCTAATCGACTCCGAATATCTTCTATATTCGTTTTCATTAAGCCTTAGCTGCAGTTAAAAGTCTCCGTGCATCTAAAGCGTCTTGAACTAAAGTAGATCTATAAACGGCTTCAGATGTAGCGGTCTCGTTTACTCTTACTTCAGTAACCGTAGCTCCTCCATCATTTAGAAGTTCCTCAGCTACAATAAACAACTCCCGGGCAATGTTCTCTGCGGTAGGGTTGCTATCGAAGATGAAATGTCTCTGCTTATTCTCTCTCAAGAAGGTGAGCATGGGAGTATCATTCTGAGCTACTAAAAAGGCATGATCCCACTTATCGTCAATCCACTGCTTAAGGGGTTTAAAATCGTTGAAGTCTTTTACGAATCCGAATTTATCAAGATCATCTGTAGTAGCTTCCATTACTACAGTGACAATGTAACTATGTCCGTGAGCATGCTGGCAATTACCAGGATAGCCGAATGCTAGGCGATGTCCTGCTTCAAACTTTAATGTCTTCGATACAATCATAGTCTCTCCTGGTTATCATCTGGTCTAGCGTTAACTACACCGCAAAGATTTCTACACTCTCTACACCACTTATCTAAGTGTATATTATGCATACAATAGTTAGCGCATACTTCACTCGTGGGCAAGTGTGCACATCCTTTATCACACTCTAAGAATCTCCACTTGGAGAAGTCCATATTACTTGGATCGGGTAGTTTTCTTACTTCCTGAACCGATAGTCCATCCTGCTTTGGATGAATAGTATATCTGCTTATTCTTACGTAGTGTCTGTAGAGTAGAATCTAGGGCGTTGTCGTCCGTTACCCTTAGGCGGGATCTTAGATCTCTAAAGCGCATCGGGGACCGTTCCAGTAGGTTTAAAACTTCTACTCTCAGATTAAAGACGGGGGATTTAGATAAGGTAGCCATATTTTTAATAGTCTCGTTAAATTTCTTTTGAATCACTAGATGTGTTATTTGCGAACTCATAATATAAATACATTAAGGCAAAATCTCTTTAACGTACAATTGCGCGGGCTGATTTAATTCTTTTTAAAGCCTCTTGTAAAATAGTCTCACTAACATTAGATAAATTACCCACTTCTTCAATTAATTTTTCAATATCATGACTTTCAAACTGACTTTGTTTAAGACCATTAATAAACTTTTCTAAATCTAACTTTTGAGTCTTCTCTTCTTTATAGTCCTCTAAGTTAAATACTTGATCGCCATTGTCCTTCTCTAAAGGCAATCGTTGCCAGCTTACGTTTAAATTAGGGCTCATAGTAGCTTCAAATTTAACTGCACTAGGAACTATCTTTCTTTCAGCGATATCTGTACGTACTAATACTCCAGGGTTAATTACGCTACTGTTATTGGACAAGTTTACGTTAAAGGGGGAATGATAATGTCCTGCGAATATGGTAGTATTTTGTACAGTACCATTTAAGTCTCGAGCTAATATATGCTTAAAAATAGCTGGTGCGGGAAGTAGCATATTATGGGTTAAGATGATTTGATTGTTTCCACGGTATATTTCAGGAGTATGATTTACTAAGTAATCTATCCCTACAAAAGGAATGCCTTTGATTATCTGGGTACCAGTTAATTGTTTTACTAAGCGGGAAGCATATAGAGTTCCTAGAGCGGTCTCTTGTATACTTTCTACTCTGCCATGTACGTCGTGGTTACCTACAATAGAGTATATGCCTAAAGGTAGTAGCTTGTTAATACGATCTAGATGATCCATAACTCTATTAACTAATTCTAGAGAGGGCTTAGGTATATCGAATACATCTCCTAAAAGAAAGAGAGCGTCTATCTCTTTGTCTTCTCTAATTATATTTTCTAGGTTAGTAAGTTTGTTAAACTGAGCCTGTAGAAAATTATCTACTCTGCGAAGAGGTACTCTATCACAGAAATGAGGATCTCCAAGAACCAATGCTTTCATTATAATTCTCTCTTACATGTAGGACATACGGGAGCGGCTACCATAGCTTCTTCTAGAAGGTGCTCTAATTCTTTCTGGTCCTTTTGAGAAGTCTTTCTAACGGAAGCTAAATTCTTCGTAGAGTCCGCTATGTTCTCCAATCTATATGACAAATCCTTTAATCTATGATAGCTCTGATATAGTTCCTGAGCCGTTGTCGCATGTTTAATCAAATTGCTAAAGTTAAGATCTTTAAGCTTCTTAAACTCAGCGTATTGACTCTTCCAAGAAGTAATGTCTTGTTTGAGAGCTAATGCAGTGTTATAGTGCGTATCTAGCTCTCGTAGACTCTCGTACCTTGCGCGGGCTAGGGATACTTGGCCTCTGACTATGCTAAGGTCAGGAAGCTTAGCTAATTTCTGATTAAGCTCATAATTAGACGTCTTTAAGTTATCTGTTTCTCCGGATAGTCGCCGCCTATCTTTATTAAGGTCTTTTAATGCAAAATCTATCCAATGTAACCCGGCTAATCGAGCAAGGATCTTTGTTTTAGTAGGTCCACTTTCTTTTAAGAGGAACATGGGTTCATCTTGGTCTACCACGTTAGACATAATGAACTCGTCTTCATCTATCTGAAGGGGATTAATACCTAGCACAGTACACACTTCCTTAGGTAAGTTCGTACCGAAACTATCATATGTCTTAACCTTTCCCTGAGGGTCTCTTACATCAATCTGGTTAATCTTATCCCCTTTGGTACGAACAACGGTGAACCCATTTGATAAAGTCGCGGTGATTACTACCTCGGTACTACCATGCCTTACATAAGCAGAGTGCCATACATTATATATTAGGAAATTAAGAGCTCGTACCATAGCGGACTTACCTGATCGAGTTGCCCCAATAACGCAATTGAAGTAATCGTCAAAGTCTATAGTAGTGTCTTTGTGTGCCTGGAAGTTTTGCAGGCGAAGAGATTTGATTGTAACCACCTAATTAATACAGGTAGTAACTCTCTTTAGGAAGGGGATTAATGACCTAGAAGTCTGCCTATATCTCCTGCTGTGGCGAACAGGAGAATAAAGCCTATAACAACTAAGCCTACTAGCTGGAATATATTTACAACTAAGGTGGAGGGATACTTTCCGGTTAATCCTTCCCACCAGAATAGAACTCCTGTTCCTCCGTCTAATAGAGGAATAGGTAGTAGGTTAAAGATGCCTAGTGATAGTGAGATTATAGCCATGAGCGAAAAAGTCTCTACCCAATCTGAGGAGGCTTGTGCTACAGCTTGATAGATGCCTATAGGGCCTGCTAGCTCGGCTTTCTTACCATGCCTTAAATTAGCTGAAAGGATTTGGTAAGTTTGAGTGACTTGGAAAGTGCATATACTAGCACTTTCCTTACTAGCGGCTACTAAACCTAGAGGAGTGTATGTTTGCAGAGGCAGGATTCCTAGGAGGCGGGGAGGTTCTATTCCGAAAGGAATGTGAAAAGTTTTTAAAGCGTGTCCTCGGAGAACAACAAGGCTTAAGTCCGGTCCTGAAACAGAAATCTCCAACCGCATACGATGCCAAGTGTCTACAGGTTCCTCGTTGACATACATTATTTCGTCACCGGGAAGTAGCCCAGCCTTGTCCGCTAAGGAACCTTTCTCCATCTGCCCTATAATAGAATCATCAGTGTAGCTAGGAATTCCTCTAGCCCACAGTAATCCTACAAAGATAAGGAAGGCTAGAACGAAGTTCATAGCTGGTCCTGCGTATACTACGATAAGGCGCTTATACCACGCTTTACTGAAGTACTCTCCTTCAGTAGCAGTTTCAGGGCGGTTGCCGGCTCCAGCAGGAATAATAAATCCCCCTAAGGGTATTAGCCTGAGTGTAAAAAGAGTTCCCCATAGAGTAGTGCTAGCTAGTACTGGGCCGAAGCCTAGGGAGAAGGTGTCTACTCTTATTCCTTGAGATTTGCAGGCCAGATAATGGCCCATTTCATGGAGGGTAACGACAACGCCTAGTACAAATAGATAGGTAAGAAGATGATAAAGGTGAGCCATAGTTTAGATCCGCCGTTTAGAGTCATTCTCTAATACATGTAGTCGGGGGCTAAACTTGAATCCTTTTTCTTCACAAAGCTTTTTAATCTTATCCTGGCGAGCTAATTGTTCTACCCGAGTCTTACCTTCCGGCATGAGGTAAACCTCTTTCATAGAGAACCTAGAAATTAGTGAGTCAATCTCCACCATATCCTTATCAGAGGATACTACAAACTTAAAAGAGACCTTAGGGGAATCAGCTAAAGCAGTAAGTGCTTCAGGTCTTTCTCTCATAGAGAGACGATTATCAGGCCCTGAATTGGATAATTTAGGACTGCAGTTAATCTGGTCTACCAGATTAAGAAATTCGGGCTCGGGAGCTATAGTACCATTTGTCTCAATCTCAACCCAATAGTTATCGGCCTTGAGGGCCTGAATCAAGGGGAGGAGAGGCTTCTGTTGGAGCATAGGTTCTCCACCAGAGATTACTACGGCCTTAGTATTAAGCTTATCTAATTCAACCTTAACTTCGTTAGTATCCATGAAAACGATTTCTTTCATAGGATCAAACTTCTCCGGGTGAACGAACTTGGTACCTACCCAGTTCCATGTGTAAGGAGTATCACACCAAGAACAAGCTAAGTTGCATCCAGATAGTCTCAAGAAGAGAACATCTAGTCCAGATGATTTACCTTCGCCCTGCTTTACGGGCCCATAAATTTCATTGACTTTTAGTTTCATATTTTATAATACGAGTAATCGTATTAATTGTTGCGGGGCGATACGTGCCAATAATGACCCATCTCTTCAGGATCTTTAGGGCAAGGACCTGTTCTCTCCCAAACTTCTCTGAATCCGCCTACGGTTGAATGTGCTTCACAAACAAGTAATCCACATCTAGCGCAGATAAGTTCAGGGGTAAGAGTACAGCAAAGCCACGACTCTACCTGTGGTTGAGTACTCTTACTAGACATTTTTCTTCTCTGACTTTTCGAGGGATTCGAACTATGTACTTTTTATAGATAACTTCAGAGCAGAAAGAACATTTAAATACTATCTTTAATCCTTTAGAGTCGGTCACCATTTCGTGGGTAACAGCATGACCTTCTTTAGCGTGTAGGTCTACGGCCGGAGGAGCAGGAGGCCAAGTAGTCCATGAGGGGGTAACAGTTATTGAGCCGCTATTTTGAAGAGTATGTATGGGGCATACAGAACCATATACGGCGCACGTACATGTCTGAGTATATGAGGGGTAACAGGTATAGCATTGACCATAGTTACCATGTATACAAGGACCGTAAGTTCCTAACTGACCTCCACCCCCACTATTACTAATACAAACTCCTGCAGTGGATGCAGTGGATGCAGTGGATGCAGAGGTAGTAGTAGAACTATTAGTAGGAAGGTTTATAGTAAAAGTAGTTCCGTCTGTTGAAGTGAGAGCAGTCATTAGTTACTCGCTGTAGCTTTTGTCCCCTGAGTATCCATTACCTTCTGAGCGATAGCTTTATAGATCTCAGGATTATTACGAATGCCTTCGGCAGCATTCTCTCTACCTACCCACTTCTGATCTTCGAAGATATAGGTATGCCCTTTATGTTCTAAGAACCCCTTATCTAGAGCGTACTCGATTAGATCGGTAACTCTATCAATGCCCTTACCATATAGGAAGGTAAGTTCAGCCGTCTTCATAGGAGGGGCTACTTTATTCTTGACTACGTTGATAGCCATCTTATGACCTAAGATATTAGACCCTTCTTTCAATTCCGAGCCCGATACCTTTCTAACACTCAGACGGACGGAGCTGTAGAACTTGAGAGCTTCTCCTCCAGGAGTTGTAGTAGGGGATCCGTACATAGACATGCTCTGACGAATCTGGTTAATAAAGATTACTACCGTCTTCGTCTTACCAATGATAGGAGTAATCTTGCGGCAAGCTTTGCTCAAGAGTCGCGCTTGGAGCCCCATTGACTGTTTTTCCATATCCTCATCCAACTCCGCCTTAGGCACTAGAGCTGCAGTACTGTCTAAGACGATGATATCAAAGGCATTCGAGGCAATGAGTCGTTCAAGAGTCTCTAGAGCTTGCTCGCCGTAATCAGGTTGTACAAAGTATAGATTATCTACATCCACTCCCAGATCACGTGCGTACTGCTTACTGAATGCATGTTCTACATCAATAAATGCAGCAACGCCTCCACCCCGCTGAGCTTCCGCGACTGCGGCCAAAGCAAGGGAGGTCTTTCCGCCTGAAGGAGCACCAAAGACTTCGATAATTCTACCACGAGGATATCCTGGAACACCTAAGGCATCGTCCAGCAGGAAAGATCCCGATCTAATAGTTTCGATATCTAAAGGTGGAGCATCCGACAGCTTCTGTACCTTTAGGCCCAAATCCTTTTCAATCTGATCTAAAGTGCTTTTTAGCGACTTAGTGTCCATGATTTCCCCTTATTTACTTCGTATATTTATTACGTAGTTCTGCTTCGAGACTTGCGGCTTGAGCATTGATAAGTCTTGTCTGAGCTCTCAAATGCTCTACGTTAGCTTGTTCCATTTCACTCATCTTGATCTCCTATTAGAAAGGTACGTCTTCGATTGGAGGCTGAGAAGCATTTACCTGAGGTCTAGCTGGCGGCGCTGACCGTAGAACCTGAGGCTGAGGAGCTGCAGGAGTTGAAGGAGTGGCAGCTACGGGAGCAGAGTATCCACCGGAGACCGGGCGCGCAGTGATTACGTTAGCAAACACCTTACCCTTTGTACTAGTCTTGTTCTCGATGCGAACCTTGAACACCTTACCCTTCAGTACATCTACATCCACTTCGTCAGTGATTTGTGATGTATCTAAACCCATCTCCTGAAGCGTTCTGTCAAGCTTATTACCCATTGCAAGACGTGCAGGACGAATCATTGAGACTTCCTGTCCAGCAAATTCACCTTCCACGACCTCAAACTGAAACTTAATACAAGGGCCGAAGGCTCCTGTGTGAGGCTGTGCATCTGACAAACGAGCGAGATAATCTCCCTCTTCGATGTCCTTTTCTTTCTTAATTTTAAAACCCATGTTACTTTACTCCCTTAACGTCCAATTTAATTTTAAGATCCTTATCTCTAATTATCTTCCACCACTTCTTATTACATTCTGTTACTGCAACAATTCCTGAACCGAATACTTCTTCTATCGTAAGATGTTTAATAGGGTCTAGATTAACGCCTAGAGCCTTAAGACCAATTCGGGCCATTAGCTTCCTTTGACTGTTATTGTACGACCTTGTCCAGGAGCTGCCTGCCATTGACCGGGAAATCTGCGTTCAATTTCACCAATCTCTAACTGTAACTGAATTACAGTGATCTGTCTAGAAACGCTAGAGTTAGTTCCTTCTAGATGATTGTACTTGGCTTGAACTATCTTATGGAAAGCGTCGGCATCAGCCGCTTCTATTTCTAGCTGTCTTACGCGAAGGTATTCAGCTGGAATTAAGGCATTACCCGCCACTATACGCATATCCTGAGATTTCTGAGTTCTTACAGTCTCATCAGTAGCGAGAATCTTATTTAGCTTAATCTCGTGCTCAAGTTTAGCTTCATTGAGTAGTCTGTTAGCTTCCCTCTCGTTTTCAATGGCCTGAGATAAGATATGCCCTACTCTCTCTTTATGGGCATGAATCTCAGCAATCTTGCCATTAACGAGACTAAGACCTGTAGTAGCAGGATCACTATCGAGAGATAGACGTATGGAGTTAATCTCCTGTAAAAGTTCTCGTCTCTGTTCAACGGTCATCATAAATTAAACTGTAGTTTCCTGTGTTTTAACAGCGTCGCCGTTTTCGACAGCTTCTTTCAAAAGTTCAGAATGCTTCTCTAGATCTCGGGCTGTCAGAGCCTTAACTTGAGCGGCGAGCTTCTCACTAGCAGCTAAGAATTCGTCTTTAGTATTATAATCTACTTCTCGGGTTAGTTCCGTAGAGAACTCTTCTGAGGCGTATTTATAGGATAGCTTTCTTGAGTACCGCTTAGTTAGTTTTTCTTTCATGATATTTATACAGATATTACTTCGATTTCACGTATGGAGATATGCCTATTTAGATCCGGGGGATTTGAACAATCCTCATAGAATTTAGTAAGCCAAGCCTTAATCTTCCTCTTATCATTTGTCTTAATGATGTCGGGGCCAGCCATATGCTTTACTAGGTAGTATTTAGATTTCTTAATACTCATATTATGCCGGGACCTGAAACTTAGTAGTAGAGTCTAGATAAGGAGTAGGGTCCGTAACGCCGGCCTCTACGAAAGCTTCGCGCCTCTCGTAACACGTACCACATACTCCGCAGGCTTTATCTCCACCCTTGTAGCAACTCCAAGTATCTGCAAAAGGTACCTTAAGATCGTTGCCCAACTTAACAATATCAGATTTAGAGATGTTGATAAAAGGTCTCTCGATCTGAACGGTATGCCAATCAGCTAATCCTAACGCCTTGTTCAAAGCATCTACAAACTCTTCACGACAGTCAGGGTAGATAGCATGATCTCCGGAGTGCGCCGCGTAGGCAATAGTATCAGCCTTTTCCGCAATCGCCCAGGCAGCTGCTACGGATAACATAAGCATGTTACGATTAGGCACTACCGTGAGTTTCATGTTCTCCGCGGCATAATGACCTTCGGGAACAGCTACACTAGCATCCGTCTGAGAACTTCCCCCCAGTAAGGGTTTAAGAGAAGAGAGATCTACCGTTCGGTGCTCCACTCCCAGCGCATCGCAGTTTCTCTTAGCGAAATCTAGTTCCTTTGAATGACGCTGACCGTAGTTGATAGAGAGGGCCTTAACGTCACGTCCCTGCGCTTTCAACTGGTAAAGCAAAGTGGTTGAGTCAAGTCCGCCGCTATAAATCAAAATTGTTTTCATGTTATCCTCTTTAAATATGCTACCTTATAATATTACATCTTGTCATTTAACGAACTTAAAACTTTAGTAACCCTCTGAGTTAAATCAGCGGCTTCTTCACGGGTAAGAGGTCCTTTATTTAAAGTATCATCTACCCTACGACAAATTCCTAGTACCTTAGATATCTTATTGGGGTTATCTTTTAAGAAGTCTCTAATTTGGATACTTAATTGAAGATTAGCCTCATCGTTAACAGGGTGCGTAGGAGGCTCTTCTTCTAACTTCTTAATTAAGAAAGATAAGTCTTCATGAACTATGAGAGTAGCTTCTTCTTTAGTTTTACCCTCTGCCGCCATTACAAATTCTACAGGGCCCCCTCCTTTCTTACATGCGTAGCAAAAATAGCTATCCGTAGTAGGATATATAGTGAAGTTAGGTCTACCTGCGTCATCATGGAAAGGGCAATAGGCTACGTATAGCGTGCCCTGCGCTTGGTAGTCTACTTTATATTTATCTAGAACGTCGAATATGTCCATAAATTTACATTGTGAGAATGACAACTAAAGCTAATAAGCCAAGGAGCCCTATTACTTCAAGAGTAATTAAAAATAGAAGATGCATTATTTCTCTAGAAGAGCAGGTAGTTGATTGATTAAAGAATTAATTCGTGTCTGAGACATCTTTAAGGATCGAGCGATGTCAGCACGGCTATATCCAAAGTATAATCTCTTTAAGATTCTCTTTTGCTTAGGAGAAGCTTTCTTATAAAGTTCTTGGACTATTAATTTGGTCTCTAACTGAGCGGAAGGATCTTCGGAAGGAGTATCTTTTAAATTAGTTTCAGATATCTTAGGTGTGTCAATATCATCACTAGAACTTTCCCATGTTGCGTCAAGTGAATCTGTCTTAAAAACGTCCCTCTTCTTTGCCCGAGTTCCAATTAAAAGATTCTTAAAAATGTTTTGATTATACATATAAAAGAACGAAGTGAACTTGCAAAAAGGCGTTACGTGAGGATTATATCTCTGTACCGCTTCTAATAGGTTCTCGTACGCATATGACTTAGCTTCACTATAATCAAAATGGTTATTCCAACTATATATTAATGAATCGAGATAATCGCTCAGCTCCGCCAATACTTTTTCAACCGCTTGATTACGATATTGAATTGCATCATACTCAAGAGCGTCTTTAATAATTGGATCCGTTACTGTTTGTAATTTGATTTTAGTATCATGATACTTGAAAAAGATGGGCATCAGATCTGCGTTAACTTGATTTAAGTGGGCTTTTTGCGCTTCGGTTGCTTTTGACATATTACTCCTAAATTATCCTTCTTATATCTTATACGAGCAATTTAGAAGTTTGTTGCGGGTACTTAGTAAGATCTACTAGGAGTAGTATCTCCAGTTAAGCGCAACTGTCTTTCAACTAACAGCATTTTATCGAAGCAAGCGTCCAATGTGAATCGGCAAGCTTTATCATCGCGTACAGCAATAGTAGCGGCAGTCATTTCTACTACATCGTTAATCTCGAGCTCATCTCTATCTACCAGGCGTAGTGAGATTAGAGTATCTGCATGGGCGGAGATTAAGTGAGATAGCCCGATATTTTCGACGCCATACTTGTACTTAGATTCTTTCATTCCATCGCGATTTGCCTGTGCCGCAGTGATGATCGGAACATTCAGTTCTCGCGCAATGTCGCGTATCTCGTACGTGATATCTCCTACGGTTTGCCACATCTCTCTACTTGATTGGCCTGCTTTAGAAGACTTAATCAAAGTTAAGTAATCAACGACTACTAGATCAAACTTATACGGGAAGCTTAACAGCTTAGATTTTAGGTACGACGTAGAGCAGTCATGGGCGTCGAGGGTATAGAATTTACCAGGTCTACCCTTCTGTCGTGTAATACACTCCTGATATATCTTCTCTTCGGCAGGAGTTAATCTACCATCTCTAATCCGGCTATAAGAAAGACCGCTATCTCTAGCGTCATAGCGTCTCTCTATCTGCTCCTTAGGCATTTCAACTGAAACATACAAAACCTTGTAGCCCATTATTGAGGCGTGGTATGCGGCGTTTAAAAGAAACGTTGACTTACCTTCTTTTACTCCTGCAATAACAACCATTAACTGTCCAGGTCTGATTCCGTTAGTAGTTATATCTAATGAAGGAAATCCAATAGGAATACCTTTAAACTTGTCAGGGTTATTCTTGATATCCTGATATCTATCCCAGCGGGAGTCAGAAGATTCATGGAGATATCCCTCTCTAATGTCTTCCTTGATGTTTAATTCAATCTTGTTAATACCCTTCTTTAAATCTAACAAAGCTTGATCTACTTTACCTGATTCAAAGTTATTAGCAGATACTAGTAGCGTTTCTTTCAGTAAATCTTTACGCCTCTCATCCTTTAACTGATCAACTACAAACTTAATATTCTGATCCGCAGGATCAGATGTATTTTGAAGTTCAGTATATAGTAAGAAGACTCTTTCCTTAGAAGGTCCGTCGATCTTTGTAGACTTATCTAGTAGAAGTTTAAGAGTATCGGCAGAGACTAGGTTCTGGTATTTAGTATAATACCAGTTGGCTACTTCATATAACTTGCGACACGTCTGGTCCTGAAGAAGTTCATCCGTAAACTGAAGCTGAGGCAGTTCCTGAAACCCTGTCAGTGACGAAAGGGATTTCTTAAGGAATGTTTTTTCTAAAGTAATATTCATTAGCTGAGTGCAAATCCTGGTTTACTTACATCGTCCTTGCTGGATACTTTGGACTTTAAGATGCCTCTCAGCGTCTTTAAAGTTTCATCGTAATCATGGTCAAGGCATTTTACGCTAATCACTAATTCAGTTAAGCACGCGAAAGACAAACCTTCTGTGTCAGACGTCCACTTATTTAGATCTTCAACACCTAAGTTTAACTTCTCTTTAAAGTATGCACGTCTCAGGTTGGAATTAGGCATATCTACTTTAATCACCCTATCAAATCTACGCGGCCGAGCAATAATTCTATCTTCGAGCTTCTCGGGATAATTAGTAGTAGCGATGTTAATCACCTTATCTATCTGAGTTTCTCCGTCTAGCATTGATAATAGAACCGCCTCATTTTGGTGCTCAATGATGTCATCAATGTCTTCGAAGACGCAGATGGCAGGTCTATCAGGTTCTACCTTTCTAAAAGAAGAAAGAGCGTCGGCCATTACACCTACCTGATCACAGATAAAAGAGACCCCATTTTCTCTAGTGGCTAGCTCATGTACTGTCTGAGAGATGATACTAGATTTTCCCGATCCTTGAGGACCATAAAGAAGGTAGCCTCTGCGATGGAGTAATCCATACTTCTTAAAGATAGGCCCCTTCTGCCAGAATTGGGTGATCTCCTTAAATAAATTACCTGACAGAGATTCTTCCAGGTTAAGGAATTCGTCTCCCTTGATTACTCTCTTTTTAAAGACGATACCATTTTGAGGTGTCCACTCTATATTATAAGCACCTGAGGGAAGCTTAGGCACTGTAGATAGCCCTAACGTATATTGGCCGTTCTCCAGAATACTATACTGACAGTATTCTCTGGAGGTAGGTTCTTCCTCCCCAAAATCAAATCTTCTAGTTCTTTCGGCTATTGCGTTTCCCGGCCTAGATTTCGCGCTCATACTTGGGTCATCCCCTTCCTAAAATCTATTCCTTCGAAAGGGACAGGAATGCTTGACTCGTGCAGTAGTGAGTATACTTCCTCGCCGTATGCAGTTGCGAACTTTTCAAAAGCTAAATTAGACGTTATAATCGTAGGTAGTAAACTATTTGATCTATGTCTTAGAATATCATTAAGACACCCTCTTACTAGGGCTACATTGGTTCTAGATTCATTACCTACCTCATCTAGTACTAGAAAGTCTTTTTCTAGAACTGATGATGTGAATTCCATTTTTAAATCTATATCTTTCCATCCACTCGCGTACTCGTTAACACACCTGTCTAAAGTAGTAAAATATCCTGTGTACCCGAACTTAAATGCTTCGTTTAAAACTGCACTAGCCAGATAGGTCTTTCCTAGTCCTGTAGACCCATATAATACTAATCCCATGCCTGATGCTCGATGTTCCGTTACTTTATTTACGTAGTCCTGTAAAGCTTGTCTAGCTTTTAGAATTTGAGGGTGTGTAATATCTTCTACCTTTGCTGATCTGTACTTGGCAGGTAAATTAGATTTAACCTTTCTGAACTCTACCCGAAAAGCGTCTAGGCATGAACAACCTATAGCTGTCCCATTACACTTAGGACAGACTGAAATTAGTTGTTCTTTAAGAAGCGCCAGCTTCTTTTTATCGCGTTCACTTAGCATTAGATTTTTTTAACCACTTCTCTTTTTCTTTCACAAGCCAGTCCTTAAGCTCGGGAGTTATTTCGATCTTACTATTCTTTACCTTTTTAGAGGCAAGATCTCCACCATTTTTAAAATAAGAAGGAGCTGCAGCTAATAGAAATCTAATATCAATTGGTAGCGTTCTCGGGCGATCGTTATAGGATGCAAACATTTCGTCAATGAAGGGAAATACATCTTTACGCGCCTTACCCTCTTTATAAAACTTATCTAAAACCTGAGACATAATAACACAGTCTCGTGCGTAGTTCACAGGGTAATCTGCTTTGAGTTCTTGGCGGTATTTTCCTACGAAGTACTTGACGAATTCGGTGGGTGTTGTCTGATCTAAAGACTTATCACGCTTAATTTTTAACATATAAAATAGGTGCCCTCCGTATTTCTTACTCGCGCGGAGGGCGACGCGACTTCTTAGGTGATCTTAGGCAGTCGGGGAGGTCGGAAGCTTTTTGAGCTTAGACCGGCGAACGCTAACTAGGTTACGGACATTCTTCTCAGATAGGTCCGGGAAGGCCTCAAGGACCTTACGGACAATTTCATCTGTAGGAAGACTACCACGTAGACCCTCATCGATAAGTGCAGACTTGGCTCCGCGCTTAGGTGAGTTTACCTGGGCAGGTGCACCTGCCGTGTTCTCTGTCGTCATGATTATTTCTCCTTCACTTTCTCTCAGCTGATATTCTAAAGGCAACGTCACAGTATTCCCTGTCTTACCCGATCTAACTGTAACCGCATTTGCTTCGATTTGAAGAACCTCTACGGGGATGTCGTCAGAGGCTAGATATTTGTTTCCAACTGTTGCTTCACTTGCTTTAATGCTCATATTACATATTACAACAAATCCGACAAATCGTTTCGTTAATTGAACGTAATATCATCGACAGAATTTGTTTTCTTGAGTTGGAACTCGGGTTCAGACTGATATACTTCGAAACGTCTCTTGGAGTGTTTGCCGAAAAATTTGCACTGGTCATCGTAGATGTCTATGATGGTAGCTGTTTTCTTTGTAGGGGTTACTCGAAGAGCTCTTCCAGCTAACTGTAGAGAATCTACCCCGGATTGGCCCGCTTTAGTATTAATTAATACGTTAAGGCTGGGGCAGTCTACCCCTTCACCAAATACGGAAGTAGAAATAACTACATCTAGCTTTCGAGCATCCAGATCTGATAAAATTTTCTTACGTTCATCAGAGTCTCTTTTACCACTGGCAAATTTTACTCTCCCTGGGAGGACCTCATCCAGCATAGCCTCTAACACTTCTCCGTGCTCTACTCTGGTAACAGCTATTAAGCATGTCTTTCCAGAGGCTACTGCTTTTAAGGTAGCTTGAACAATTAGTTTATTACGTGATAGATTGTTTACAATCTGTTGGGTATAAAAGCCTGCGTAAGGTGTTGCAGGAGGTTTGCCGTGATTAAAGTTTAATAGATAAAAATCGGGCTTGGCGAGGTAGCCTTTTTTAATAAGTTCAGAGGCAGATATCTTGGTGCATACAGGGCCTGTGTGAGCATCTAGTAATAGATCAGCTCCATCTTCTCTAAAAGGCGTTGCAGAAAATCCCCATCTATAAAAAGCTTTAGTACATCTAGGTAGTACTTCTGAAAAGATATCAGCACTCGTGTGGTGAGCCTCATCGATGATAACACACTCCGCTCTTTCGATACACTGTCTGATAATCTCAGGCTTAGGAATGATGGTGTCATCCTTGTCTACGTCCTTTACTTTCTTTAGATCTCCGCCGTAGGCTCTGAAAACGGTTTGGATCATTGCTACAGTTATGTTTTGGGGGTATACAACTCCACAGCCTATTTTGCCAATAGGAACTCCTAGGCGGTTGTGGAGCCTTTCTGTTAGTTGATGAAAAATATCCTGCTTGTGAATTAAAACAAGGGTAGGTAGATTTGTTTTGCTAATGAGATCGGCAATCATCTCTGTCTTGCCTGCGCCTGTAGGGAAATGAATCATCCCTCTCTGTTTAGATAGGGCGGCTGTAACTCCTGCTAGTTGATAGTCTCTTAAAGCTAATCCATGTAGAGGTATGGGATTTCCTAGGGCGGGCTTGATACGTATATCTTTAATCGTTAAAGACACGAAATGGTCTTTGCAAGTTTCTCGAAGAATAGTAATTAGGCCCGTTGGTAAAACTAATAGTCTCTTGTTAAAGAGTTTCTTTCGGCCGTCCCAGTAGCCGTTCTGAAAATGAGCAGAAAAATTCGCTCCAGGTACTTCATAAGACATTCTGTGGGATAGGTCTGCCCAGAAGCAGGTAGGTAAATTTCCTGTGATTTGGGTTAATACGTTACTAACCGTAGCAGTTCCGGAATAGGGGATATTCTCGGCGCAGAGACATTCTAAAGCTTCTTTAGATAGTCGGTCCGTCTTGGTTAGGCTTATTTTCATTCTGGAGTTGCTTCGCAGTATATTTCTTGAGACTACAAGACCACAAGTCTGCCCACATCAAAGCTTGTCTAAACCAAGCTTCATCGGCATCTGGTGGAGCTATTCTCTCAACAAATTCTAAGGGACTCCAGGGTTTAGTAGCTTCGTCCATTAAGAGTGGAGAAGCGCAGAAGTCATCTTATTAATACAGTGATCACAGGTAGCGTTAACCGCTCTGTCATCAACGTAATAATCAGCGTGAGGCTTGCCTGTTCCAAGCCAGATTTCATCATAGGGAATTCTATTTGTCTTCAACCACTGGCTCACCGTGTTTACAGAGTCTATATATACTTTATTGTCTGCAGTGGTTATTCTACAGGTGTGAATCACTATGAAGGCCCCCTCTTTCTTAAACTTCCGAGCGAGCTGGGCTATACGCGGTACAGGGTCTCCTATGGAAGCGTATCCGTTCCAGTTAGAGAATTCGGCCAGAGTCCCATCAAGATCAAAAGCGACGGTTGGCGCTTTTCTTTCTGAAAGCTTTTTTAAGAGCTCTAGGTCTTGAGGAGACTTTTTCATTAGGCTACTGAAACCGTCTCTTTCTGTGTCGCTGTGGTAGGCACCCCGGCATCTACCCGTACGACATTAGAGGCCTTGTGCCCCTTGTCAGAACTGATTAGGGTAAAGCTTACGAGCTGGCCTTCCCGTAGGCTGCGAAACCCCTTAACCTGCTCGATGTCAGAGTAATGGACGAATACGTCCCCTACTCCATCTGCAACGATAAATCCATAACCCTTCTTAGGGTCAAACCACTTAACTGTACCTGTCTGCGTCATGTTAATGCTCCTTACTAAATCAAGTTTACTGCTCACCTAATTCTACAAAATCTCCGATTAAACATTACCGGAATTGACGACAAGAGGTGATAAGCGTTTTAAATGAGCTACATTAGATTTAGAAGCACTTCTTATACAAAGGGGCAGAAATGAAGTTGCTGAACAAGTAAGGAGGGGTTTTGAAAGGATTAGCGCTATTTAAAGGAGGTGTTGCTTGCGCGTTTGGAGGGATTGTCTTTACTGCGGAGTTGTCTATGATACCACGGTCCGAATGATATATAGCTATAGCTGTTGTTATATGATCTATATACATATCTATATAATTATACATATACTGATATATGATTATATATAAATATAATATATTCACGTATATAGCTGTTGTTGTTGTATCTAGATAGCTATCATGATATAGATCTAGATCTAGATAGTAGTATAGATATCGTTTATAATTCCATAATTACTAAAGTAATTATTCCATTATAAACGAGGGGATGTACCATCCCCCGATAGTGGTACAAATTAAAACATATGATAGATTCGAGACCTGGCGTAAGCCATAACGTCCACACAGGGGTCACAAATCTTTAGATATTCAGAAGTACCATGTAACAGTGTTAGTAGTTGGAGGCCGGGATAAACCTCCGCTGGTATATACCCTAAGTTACTCTTAGTAAGATAAGGGGCATATTTCAGAATCACTTTAATCTCGAGCTGGGCTACCAGCTGAGTAGGAGGGCGCACATCGATTAGGTGGGGACAGGCTACTCCTAGGTCACGATTAAAGTAAATAGGTATGATACCCATTAGTCCTTCAGTAGATGGAGCACCTTAATTATATTGCCTGGTATAAGCTCAGGTTGAACAATAGATATATTTTCTAATATACTTATTAATTCAGTAATAACAATTAATAGTAGGAAAGTACTAGATAGCCAGGCTAAGAGAGAAATATCTCCTGCAAGACCGCCTACTATAATTAAAGCCGAATAATTACTTAGCTTTATTAAAGACTTATACCACTTCTTCGAAGAGACCTTTTTCTTTTTGACCGCGACCATCAAGCCAGTAATAGTATCTATTAAGACAAGCAGAAAAATAGTGCCTATCACTGACGGAGTGAGAGCCTTAAGAACAGATGCGAAAATAAACGAAGCTGTTGCTACGCCTACTTTAGTTAATGCCGATGTGGATGAAACTACTTCAAAGGTCGGATTAAGCCACGCCTTGAACAAATTAGACATGCGATTATCTCAAACATAATTTAGAAGTTATTTCTCAAATCAAGTCCTATGTATTTTCCACCAGTCCAACCTACGCCACCAACGACGCCGAGCTCTAAGTTGTTCATGTGAAGAAACGAAGGCGTGAAATCGTCTATATGACGAGTAAGCCCAGGCCCCACGAATACCGGATTAATCTGTAAAATACCCGAGTATCTTCCTGCATAACCCCACTTCCAATCTAATGATGGAGTTACAGGTAGATTTAAAGACCCCCCATTGTAAGGAATTGTCGTTTTAACTGAGGGTGAGATTACTAATCCATATCCGAATCTTGACGTTAAACCCCAAGTCTTAACGGTGACTGTATCGGGTTGATTTATCTGATCAACCACACCTTTAAGCTTGGTCTGGATAGCGGCTATATCTTGAGGAGTCTTAGCCGCTAACAATTGAGACATTAAAGAATCATATTTACCCTGAAGATCAGCCTTTTCTTTAGTGACGATTGTTACTTGAGCTTCATCAGGAACATAAACCGTCTTGACAACCGTCTTACCTTGAGCGTCCTTAACCATCGAAAGAAGCTCTCTGTTTTTTAAGATGTATTTGGCCAAAACATCCGGAGGCAAGCCCTTAGCGGCCTCCTCCTGTGTCTCTCTTGTTTGCTTTTCTAGATTATATAAGTGTATATAAACAGCACTAGTAATAAGTAAAGCAACTAAGGCTATAGCACCTAATATCTTTGTCCATCTCTCAACTATTGTTTGCATAGATTATATCTCCAGTATAATTAATACACTTTAGATATAACCCTGAGACTAATTATTAAGCGAAGACGGCTGTAAGAGATCCGCTAAACACGTTGGGAGAGCTGGCCGCCAAAATCATTCTTTTAGCAGAAGCTGAAGTAAGAGAAAAGGTAGCAACACCTGCAACCAATGTGACCGATGCCACGGGAGCTACAGGAGGCCGCGCGTTAACGTCGTTTACAACAACCGGAAAGGTTGCAGAAGTATCTAGCGTCCCTGAAGGAGTATAAGCTTTAACGGTAACTACAATAGTTGTTGAACCATCTGCAGCCGCCGTAGGAATTCCGTCAACCAAAGGCGCAGTTGTTGTAAGAACCACAGCTTCTCTAAGAATTAAAGAGCTGGTTGAAACATTCCATTTATATTTCCAAGGGTTAGCTAAAAGGGCTGCATTGTCAGGAACCGTAACAACTGTAGAGCCCCCTAAATTAGAAGCATTTACACACGCCGCGTTGATGTTCCCACTTCCATCATATCTGATTTTCATTTTGAATTTCCTCTTAAATTAATTTATCTACCAGGTACATTATTATTAATATCCGAATTAGTAATAGCTGTCGTATTAGACAGTAACGGGCTTCCTGGAGTAAACAGATAAGCCAGTAGAATATTATTTACATCCGTCGTAGGGTAAGACGGACTTACAGGACTCTGCCCTTGCGTTTCCAGTCCACCATTAGCAACACCTAATTCTAAGGCAGGAGTTATATCTGAAGGACTTCCCGCTGATATAACTACAGAACTATTACTTCCCTCAGTCCCCGAAGTTAGCAGCACTCCCTGCAACTAGAGAGATAGATCCTGCAGGTACCGCGTCCGCGAAGAAAGAGGATCCTCCAGATATATTAACGGAACCTCCTGATCCTGCATTAGTAGGACCGCCACTAATAGTAACAGTTCCTCCCACTCCTAGATTATGTCCATTACCTCCTGCCAGAGTAGCCCCGCCAGTACCTATCGCGGTAAGAGAAATATTGGAGCCATCAAAATTCATTGCCCCACTACCTGCGAAGGAGCCTGAATTATTATATTGAATATTACCTGAGCTGCCTCCGGGAGATCCACCTCCACCAGCGGGAGTTTCTCAATCGGCAGTAGTGCTGCTAGTAGCCGTCAACACTTGTCCACTAGTAGGAGTGCCTGATAAAGTGACGCCTCCTACAGAAGAAGCATTAAGAGCACCTCCGTCGGAGAGATCCTCACTAGAAAGCTGAACGCCTTCTACCTGATATTGGCCGCCTATACTTATGTTACCTGAGAGAGCTAAATCACCGCTGTTATCTACCGTATATTTTGTTCCCATATTTTATCCTAAGATTACGATAGAAGTACCGTTATAACCTTTGAACTGGCTATCAGTGGTATTAAACCACGTTTGACCTGTAGTCGGGCTTCCTGGATCGGATGCTAGAAGAGGAAACGGAGAAGGAGCACTAGGCGCCTGCCACGAAGCATTACCTGAGGCATCTGAAGTTAGAACATATCCCACAGCTTGAGTGCCATCAACAACAGATACAGGGCCTTTTAAGTAGATTCCGCCTGATGCGCGGATAGAGAATTGATTATCTGCCGTTGAAGAAAAAGGAGATGCTGTGGAGTCTGCCCATACGAATGCATAATTATTAGCCGCAACAGCTTGCTGACCTGCCGCAATAGAGTTAAATCCTGATACAACATTACTACTACCGTTAATAATTACGCCATTGCCACACGTGATGAGATTAGTAGATCCCCCGAGAATTATACCATCTCCGCCGGCGTTTCCATCGATGTGATTACCGTAACCTCCGAGGATAGCACTATGACCTCCCCCTCCTCCCGTATCTCCGTCGATAAGATTACTAGTACCTCCGCCTATGAAGTTAGCTGCGTTATTATGATTACCCGCATCTAAAATCTGATTACTATTACCCCCAGCAATTACGGAACCTATATCTCCAGTGATAGTATTATTATAGCCCGCAAAAATACCTAAACCTGTCCCGTTAATAGCATCTGAAACGGTGTTATTAGTTCCTCCGTAAACAACCGACTGCCCCGTAGCGATTACATTACCTGAAACTGTAAAGCTCGAAGCATTCCCTAAGGTAGAAGATCCTGTCCACGCTGTTAAGGAGCCGGCAGAACCTGATCCGGATACAATATCTTGCCAAGAAGCATCAGTGCCATCTATAGCTACTAGAACTTGGCCGGCCATAGGAACTCCGGATATAAGAACACCATCAATAGCTTTTACCGCCGGATTTGGATACGAGCCAGATAAATCCCCTCCAGCAGCTCCTGCTGGTAGAGCCAGGCCTGCAGAGAGAAGTGCTGCGCGAGGTAATATATTGGGGTGGAAGGGAGGAACAGTATCTGCAAGCTTTCCTACCTGGTTAAATCCAAAGTAAATACCAATCCAGATACTATCACCTGCAAAGCAAATACCATCTGTAAATGCATTAGTAGGGAAAGTAGCTACGACTTCACCCGTCTCTGCAAGAATCTGGTCGCAATGAGTATCCGACTGATTAAGCACCCAAATATAGGTACCATCGTAAGTCATCTTGAACGGATTAGCTGAGCCGGTCGCAAATGGAGCGCCATTAGCAGGAGCTCCTGTAGAAGCTAAAATCTTACCTACCGTACTATCGTTGTAGTTAGCAGTCCAAATATAGGTACCGTCGAACAGAACAGCTCCCGGCTGGCAGTTACTAGCTCCTACTGCATAAGTTCCTACAATACTCCCATCCGCGGCGAGAACTTTAGTTACAGTATTCCCGCCTGAATTTGCAACCCATACATTTGTACCATCAAAACAAACAGCGAAGGGACTAACGCCAGGTAAACTAATAGTCTGCAATACGGATCCTACTGAGCCTCCGGAAGCAGCTAGCTTCTGTAAGTATCCTCCCTCACATACTACCCAGAGATAAGTTCCATCAAAAGTAGATTCCCACGGAAGAGTCTGAACTGGATAAGGCCCTAGAACTACGCCGCTCTCGATTACAATTTGGCTTACAGTATTATCTGTTACGTTAGTAACCCAGATATTGTTACCGTCATAAGTCACGCCAGTCGGCCGCGTTCCCACCGTATAAGTAGCTACTAGCGCTCCAGTCGATGCCAAGAGCTTACATACGCTTCCAGGACCACTAAATGAATTTGCTGTCCAGATATAAGTACCGTCAAAACATAGAGCTTCGGTAAAGTCAGATACAGTGAAGGATCCTAATACAGTTCCTGTTGGAGGAGCTCCTCCTGAAGGAGTTTGCCACGTAGCATGATTAGCATCAGTTGCGGTTAATACCTGCCCCGTACTAGGAGCTGCTGCGGCAGAAACATCTACAGTACCCCCAGAGTCTTTAAGAGCGTAAGCTCCCAGACCATCCATTACAGGGAAGCCTCCTACGCGATAAACCGTAGAAGTATTGATATCTCCTACTGCATCAAGCTTGAAACCAGGCGTCTGAGTACCAAGCCCTAGCAAACCTCCGGTGAGATACATAGCTGTTGCACCGCCAGTGGAGTCCTGAAGCTTAACTCTACCAAAGTCTGTAACTACGTTAATATCTCCAGAACCTGCTGCAAAAATAAGACCTGGAAGAAGTAACAATCCCGCTGATTCCGTCCCCGCCAGAATTTGCCCTGACCCTCCTACTGTGAGCTGTCTTGTTACATTAGCAGTATCAATACCTACGCCAGAAGCTCCAATGTATAAAGAATTCTGCGGAGCGCCAGACTCGATATTGACCGTATTAGCTGAGCCGGAAACACTTCTAATACTAAAGGCACCAGAAGCATTCTGCGAAATAAGCTGCCACGTGGCGGGATGGCCATCTAACTCTATAACAGCAGAGCCTGCAGATGGAGACACATTTAAGCCCGTCGCTAAATGTACCGTTCCCGCAGAATCTACGTTAATAGAATTATTAGGGGCATTCTTATCGAGGGAAACTATCTGTGCGCCCGTACTATTATTCTGGATAAAGAAATGGCCGTTGCCATTATCAACAACTACATTCCATTGGGGCTGTCCCGGAGCTACCAACTCTAAGAACGCGGGCCCAGAAGTCGAAATTACCCTTAATGTTCCGTTTGAGGCATTGAGATTGGCGGTGTTAACATTGAATGTACCTGAAGTATTAACGCCTACATTTCCAGTAGGTGTCAAATTAATATCACCTCCAGGCTGTAAATTAACGTTACCTCCTCCCACTGCGAGAACTGTAAATCCACCAGGTCCAGAGTGCATTGTAATACCTTGGCCACCTGCACTGAGACCTGCGGAAATATCTACGCGACCGGTAGTTCCTGAATTAATGTTAACGCCGCCGTTGGCAGCCGAACAGTTAACGTTGAATCCGCTAGTTCCCCCCGCATTACCAGACTGGATGAAAACACCATTGCCTGCAGTGAGATTAACATTATTATTACTAGTAACAACATTAATGCCGTTGTTAGCATTAACATTTACAATTCCCCCAGCAGTTTGGGCATTGAGACTTAAAGACCCTCCAACAGCATTATTAATGAGCGAAGCGTTACCACTAGGACGATTAAAATTAAGATTTACCCCCGGAGATCCCGGCTGCACTAGCCCTAGAGCTATGTTGTTTACTACACCTCCAGAAGAAGATCCATTTAGTACTAGCTGGCCTGTCTGAGTAATAGTACCTGTAGGAGTCCAGTTCATGATAAGATTAGTACCATGAGCTGTAGGAGTCCATATTTCAGAGGTATTTGCAAATATACTGACCGTAGGGCTACCTGGAAATGCGGTACCGTCATGACCTCTATAGTTTACAGAACCTATGATATCATTCTGCTGCACTGCAGTAGGAACAGCGAAGCTCCCTCGGGCACCTCTCATACTTAAGCCGCCAGTAATAGCCCCTGAACTACTAACTCCGTAAGCTTCAGCTCTAAAGAAACCGTTTACTCCATCACCTACTGCCCGGAATACCCCTTTAGTACCCGCTCCGCCTACATTTCCATAAAGATCAACACCGTAGCCAGGAGTAGAAGTGCCAATACCTAAATAGTGGGAAGCGTCATTCCAATTAAATAGGGAGTCAAATCCCGTAGCATCTGTAGCTGTCTGAAACGGAATCTCCCCTATTGCCCCGCCCTGCAAGTTGATTGCAGTAGTAGAAGTTCCAGTTACAGCGGCCGTTATACTGTTAGCAGTAATATTACCTGCACCATCAGTAGTGATAGCCCCATCATCAAGGAGAGACGTTCCGTCTACAATTAAGTTACCTATAATTTCCATTTGATTACCTGTAAATGATCGTGCCTGTTACCGGAAGAGTAAAAGTTACTGTAAAGTTATTCATATCTGTATGGAATAGAGAATTAGGAATAACCATGAAGCCTGAGCTATTTAGAATCTGTACTAATGGATAGTATCCTAAATTATGAGTTACGGTGTAAGTAGTAACCGAAGAGATCGGAACGGCTACAGTTGCACTGCTAGAAGGTGCGCCCTTTATAGAACTAGCTAAGGCAAATCCTGTTAAGTCTGAAGGAGAATTGGTTCTATAAAAGTGGGGTAGAGCTTGAACTTCACTAATAGTATTATCAGCACCGCCAACCACCCACATATTTTGACCATCAAAGGCTATACCGTTTGAGAAACCTGTAACTCCGGGATAGGAAATAAATGATCCATCGGGAGCAACGCGAGTAACATCTCCTACAGTATTACTAACCACCCACATGTTAGTGCCGTCGAAAGCAATCCATATGGCTCCAGGAATTCCGAAGTAAGTAGCAATAACTGATCCATCAGGTGCTACTTCGGTAACGGCCCCTTCTATAGGACTTGTTACCCACATATTAGCACCATCGAAGGCTATACCGTAAGACTGAGAAACACCTGGGATAGGATAATTGGTCATGACCCCGCTAGGATCTATTTTAGAAACAGATCCATCCGTCGAATTAGCCACCCACATATTTTGACCATCAAAGGCTATACCGTAAGGATTAGATACCGCTCCCGTATAAGCAGTAGGAGTTCCGTCTGGAGCTACTTTTACGACAGCATTACTAGTTCCATCGGTAACCCAAATATTAGTACCATCGAAAGCTCCAAATATAGGATTATTAATTGGAAGAGGATAAGGAGTTGTAGTACCATTAGGTTCAACCTTGATAATGGTTTCCGCATTATTTCCCAGAACCCATATATTCTTACCGTCAAAAACCTGTCCGTAAGGATAGGAACCTATTCCTCCGAGTACAGTACTTACTCCATCAGGAGATATCTTTGCAAGAGTACCTGAACTTCCTTGGCCACTAACCCACATATTAACGCCATCGAAAGTGGCGAAAGCTGAGGACTGCACTCCCGTTATGTAGGTAGCAATTACCGAACCTATCGCAAATCCTGCGGAAGCTTGCCAGGAAGCATTACCCGAAGCATCAGAGGTTAGAACCTTGCCTACACCTTGGGAGCCATCTAGAATTTGAACGTGACCTGTAGTGCTACCTACTCCCGGAGAAAGTATAATATCTCCTCCAGGCCTACTCGCAGAACTTCCTGCGCTTATATTTACGGAGCCGCCCCCGATTGATCCATTCCCCGGATTTAGAAGGATGCCTGCGCCACCATCTCCTTGACCATTCGTTCCGCCATTAATAGCTGCTGCACCCGATACTTGAGTACCTGGATTGCCTTGAGCTCCATAAAGAGTTAAGCTCGGCCCTCCGACAACTCCTCCTACGGAATATCCTCCGCTAATGGAGACATTACCGCCTGAAGCGCCATTAGTATTCGCAGCACCAGCAGCTATATTTATATTACCTGCAACAGCCGCAGAATCTTGGGTATTACCTGCAAAGATATTTATACTTCCGGTATTACCTGGAGCAGGATTAATAACCGAGGCGGTAGAGATGAGAAGATTACCTCCTATATCGAGGGCGCCTAGAGAAGTATTATTTCCATATAATCCAACTTGCCCCGCAGGAGAGAACAATACACTATCAACTCCTCCCGCACTAAGCACAATAGGATTCGTAGATCCATTAGTAGTAATTCGAGCAATAGTACCTACATCACCACAACCAAATTCTAGAGTGGGGATACCTCCCGTATAATCGGTGTGAATCCCTAAGAGAGAGGTGGTGCTTCTAATTTTGAGGTCATACCCTGCTGAAAAAATGGGAGAACCATCAGTACTGATAGCTACACTTCTGAAAGTAGCATTACCACTACCATCAGTAGTAATTGCACCATTATCGAGAGATAGACTAGAAGCTCGAATCGCAAAAGGTACATTAGCACTATTTACATCGTTAATAGCAGAGAGGGTAAGAGCTCCAGCTGCGGCATTTACCAAAAGATTTATATCAGCCGCCGCACGAACCTGTAAAGGACCTAAAGGAGATCCTACATTGGGATCAATACCTATGCCAACGAAGCCGCCGGCGAATGAGGGATTGAGGTAAAGATTCTGCCCCCCTCCAGTCTGTATGACGAAGATAGACGAAGTTGTTATTCCGCCCCACCCATAAGTAGCAGTCTGTGTGTGATTAGGAGGGACAATTACTAAACCGTTACCTGGAAATCCATTGTCAGAGCCAACTATCGTCTCTAAGCCATTAACTTGCAGAGTAGGAGTAGTTAAACTATTCGCAGTTAATCCTCCAAAGGCAAGATTCATATTGCCTGAGGGATCAATTGTAATTAAGTTATTAGATTGATTCCAGAAAACAAAATTATTTCCACTACCGTTAACTGTAGAGCCAATAACCCAATCGTTAACGCCTCCGTCAGTCCCATCAATTGGCCTAAAGCCAATACTAGCTTCACCGCCAGGAGCTGCACTCAGAACTTTAATTACGCCATAATTAGTGGCTCCTTGAACAGTAAGAGCCGTAGAAGGTAAAGTAGTTCCAATACCGAAATAACCTGATGCATCTACTCTAGCAGCCTCAGTTCCAGCGATCTGAAAGAGGATAGCTCCTGAGCTACTTCCTCCACCTGTATTAAGATTAATGTAGCCGCCATGGTTACCTTGACCCGTTCCACCCGTAAGAGTAGCATCTCCGCCTACTCCTCCTGCCGCTCCTGCCAGACTGAAAGATGCTCCAGTAGTTCCAAAACCATTATTTCCAGCTACCATCGAAATTGTAGCAGGACTTAGTGCTCCTGCAAGGGTAATAGTAGCTCCAGATCCTACGGGCAAACCCCCGGAACTAGCTCCGCTAGCTAAAGAAAGAGTACCTCCAGGAGCACCTCCTTGTCCATCATTAGCTCGAATCGAAAGAGCGGTTCCAGATCCTAGTAAAGAAGTAATAGTAGGGGTAAGAATTTGTCCCGCCGCTACTGTAAAATTTCCGGCTGCGGAGACAACAGTAGGATTAGGATAGGTTCCTGATAAATCTCCGCCAGCAGGTCCTGAAGGAGGAAGCGTTACCGGAAGACTCTGCCAGACAGCAGTAGTCGGGCTCGTGGCGATGGGGGCTTGGCCGACAGTAGGAATTCCGATTATTGCTACTTCATCAATTCCCATCGTACCAGCTTGAAGCTGGCTAACTAAGAAAGTAGAGTTTACGTGAATCTTTCCTGTGCGATATAAATGCTTCAAATGGAAAGATTTAGTTAAATCTACATCAAGAGCAAGAAGGGAAAGATCTACAGGAACGCCGCCAGGCTGAGTGTTGAAAGGAGGTAGAACGATAGGCTTAGTATTCCATGCTCTGACGTCGAACAGAGTAATAGCCTCGTCGGTTAAGTTTATAACTACCTGCGGAATTATACTCATAGATGTTAATCCTCTTAGTCAGGGACCGTCGCGGTAGGCAACGTACTACTTCCAAAGTAACTACCAATAGTGTGTACGCCGCAGAGAGTACCTACTAAACCCCCTGTAACCGTAATCACAGTATTTCTTGTAGCCGGATCGTGCAATGTGCAATAGGTAATTATAATAAGATAAGCAACAGACATTACCGTACGTAGAAGGGTATAGTTGCCACTATGATTACTATAGTTACCAAGTAAATTTTTCGATAAGTACTTTAAGACGCTATTCATTGAGGGCCTTTTATAGTAAGAGTTATATCACTTTGAGCCATATCTGCATCGAAGTTTATTAACGCTTGTTTAGAGTGGTTAATCCCTTTCAGAGGAATATTTATATTTGGAAAAGTTCCTGCTGGAAACATAACTACTTGTTCTCCAACAGCAATACACCCGAGAAGCTGTTCAGGAATATTCGCTGAATGAATAAGAATAGCTGATCTACCGGGCACATTCTCTACCTGATAAACCCATCCATGAAGAGGATGACTTGTCCACTGTACTTTATAAACACCTGCAGGAATGCAAGAAACAGCTGGCCGATCATCTAACCACGGTAACTCAAGAGTAACAAGAGACAAGCCACTATCAGTGGTAATATTACCAAATGTTCCAGTAGCATCTGAAGTAACCCTCACTAATGTAGCTGTCCTCATATTAATATATACCCGTTCCTGTAGGAGCGGCTCTATTACCTAGTACCGCTATAGCCACATTTGCTACAGTTGTAGAAGACAAATTAGCTAATTCAAGAGCCTTAAAAGTAGTATTAGCCATCATAAAACTATCTAATGAAAGTACTGTAGGTAAAACACCTACAGTTTCTGTTCCACCATTAGCAGGGCCGAGAAGTAAAGAAGAAGCAATGCCGCTGTTATTAACAACTACAGAGCTACTTGTACCGCCGATACCTGAAGTTAGAGTATATACACTGTTAGCATATGTAGCAGTGAAGTTATCGTAAGCAGCCTGATTAGGAGCACTAACCGCTGTAAGCGCTCTTACTTTAGCTTGAATATCCGCAGCCACAAGTATTCCTGTAGCATCAACTCCTAAAGTTACTGTCTGCATGCCATCTCCATTAAGATTAAGAGAAAGCATTCCGCCCGCAATAGAAGTAGCTGGAGCAGTGTCAGAAACAGATGTTCCAAAATAAGTTGTTTGGAAAAGTGTAACAGCTAAGGGCTGATCTGACTGAATCCATACTATCTTACCAGTTACAATTTTTCCCATATCTATAGCGGTCGCAGTAGTTAGAGGTTCTACCTGGTAAGTTTCAGCTAAATAGTCGCCCATAGGAGCTCCGATTACCTGAAGATCGGGAGAGGCTAAAACGCTAATGCCCGCCCCGCCTACAGGAATAAGTCCCTTGATGGTCATTGAAGCATTTTGATTATATGTAATTAAAGCCATGTGAAGCTCCTGTTATTAAATTTGTTAAATGAAAACGTCTGTGAAATTTCCTGAATATGATGCGTTACCTTCGAAATTAAGTCCTGCAGGGACAGCGTCATTGAACAAGGTAGTAGCTATTGTTCCATCTGCATTTACTACCTGAATTAAAATTTTTTGTCCAGCTACCATATTAATATTAACGAATTCAGCGATTCTATCGGGTTTCATATTAGCCATAATTACCTCTTACGCACTTACAAGATGTCCTGTATAAGCTACAATTCCACTAAAGATTTCTCCCATAGGGACAGCATCATCAAATACAACTTGAGCGACAGTGCCATCTGCATTTACTACCTTCATTACGATTCTTTGCCCCGCTTGCAGACTAACAGGGGCGTCTTCTGAAATATGATCTAAAAACATTTCTGACATATACTTTTCTCCTTAGAATTTAATGATGTACATCACGTAGGCGTTCTTAGAACGCGTTTCATTTCCGCCTGTAGGTGTCTGGGTAAAGGTTGTTTCTACAGAAGCATGTGCTGGTGAGTCAGATCCCCCTGACGCATAAGCTGGAGATGACGAAGCTGCTCCGATAACGTCATGGGTATGGGCTACTACATCATCTAACTGGAATGAACCTACGTTATCACCTGTCTCTCCGCCTGAAAGACGTGTAACACGACTTGCTGCATCTGGATCCGCGAAACTATCCGTCGCATCGCCTGTACCCATATTATTGGCGCCACGTAAAAATACGCCTCTAAGATCAGGTACGTTAAAGTTAGCTCCAGTCCCGCCCCAATTATATCCGACAGCGGCAAATAGATTAGGGTAAGTAGATGTAGGATAAGATTGCCCGTTGCAAATTAACCATCCTCCAGGAGCAGTACTACCTCCATAAGCATTAATAGAACCTGCAGGAACTAATGGAAATCCTCCCTGTTCTACTACGGTAGTAGCGTTGACAGTAGGAGCATTAAAGGTACTAGAAGTACTAATAGATCCTGAAACGCTTAGGTTATAAGGGATAATAAACGTATTGGTAGCAGAGCTATGTGCCAAGCTAGCTGAGCCTACATTGCCAAAAATTCTTAGATCTGTTACCCCTGAAATAGCCCCTGTTCCATTATTAAAAGTAAAAGACCATAACGGAAAGTCTGGAGACGTAAGAGAAGAAGTTATAACAGTGATCCCTGAAGATAGTACACTATTTACTTGTACCTGGTAGGATTGACCCGCTCCACCGGCCGCGCCGGCCATCTTTAGTGACTGAGATACGGAGTCTACATATATAGTGTAAACATCTGTAGGCAAGATCGTCCCGCCTGCACTAGCCATAAAGAATTCTGCGCCGAAACCTAGAACTCCTGTGCTAGCCATAGTAACGCCTTGTACGTACAGCGTAGAGTCAGACAGAAGAGGAGTGACCTCAAAACCATTTACTCCCCAGGCAGGATTACCTGGATGATCTCCAGTATCTACGTTGAAGCTTAAAGACGAAAGATCTGTACCGGCTATACCTGAAGTAAAGGCTGTTTCTAAGAGCTGAGCAACAGTAGTACCTACACCTGATAAGTCAGATAAGTTCATTCCATGAGGATTTTCAGGTGTTACAACTCCATTACCTAGAGCCCCTACATGATCTTGTAAGTTAACCGATTGACCGTAAGTATAGGTTATAGTTCTGTCTGCATCCGTAGCCGGCACTATAGCTAGCAGGCGATCATTTTCTAATGAATAAAAAGTACGTCCATTAGTATTAATGTTACCTGCAGATAGAGGAGTAGGGTACGCAGTATTGTTTACATAACCTAAATAGATATACGAAAAATTAGTCTGATCTGGATTGAGTGTAGAAGGATTAGTCACTACTGTAGGAGATCCCACTACTACAATCTGATAGCCATCGTAGGCAGATGTAAACAGCCTGAGATTAGTTAAATTCTGTAGAACGAATATATTAGGATCGGTTGTTTGTAAATAGCCAATCCATATATAATTATAATCGCCCGCGAATAGAGGAATACCTTGACACCCTGAATTTTGCGGAGTAAGAGTATACTGAGGACCAGGCAATCCATTATTCGTATAAGTTAAAGGGCCGTTAGGAACTCCGTAAGTAAAAGGAATCCCTGAAGTCTGAGTACTGCCTGTAACGTAAGCAGCTGCATACAGATCCGTAGCTGAAGTGATAGATACTCGTTGACCTTTAGGGTCATAACCTACGCCAGTGGCGATATCTATAAGATTATGATTACCTACATTCACGGTAATTGCAAATTGATTTAGAGCATTCTGCAAGATACCTGAAGAGAAGGAGTCTGTGAACCTTTTAACTAAGGCATCTTCTAAGTCTGCCTGAGCATTGTTAAGGTCGTTTGTTAGGATTGGCTGGCCGTTTTGAAAAAGTTCTTGTTCCATAATTAGTTAACCACCAGGATGTACTCTACATGTGCGGGAATTATCTGATCTAATAAAAATTCAATGTTAGACGTATTTAAAACGAAATCTGCTGGATTATTTACTGTAATAATTACACTCGCCCCTACTGCCAATCTATTGTAAACGACTGGAGGAGGAGGGACTTGGTTGAGAGGTAAATAAGTAACAACAATAGCTGCTCCGGCATTTGCAGCATTAAAAATAAGCTCTCCCGCGATAAAATCAACTGAGAACTGATTAGGCCCGGGAGTATTGTTGTTAGTAAATGTAAATGCTTCCACTAAATTACTATAAGCCGCAGTAGCCGCATTAGACTCTTCATATGTTGAACTAATTGCTAAATGAAAATTATCTGTTATAGACTCGACAGTGTAAGTAGTACTAACGTTACCCGCAACTATAGTAACAAATTTAGATCCTACACTAAAGCTAGTCGTAAAAGTAGTACCTGTACCTACGACGCTAGCAGAGCCATGAGTCACCTGTACAGTTCCAGGAAGTACTAATCCTACAGAAGGACAATTGGCTGGAGGATTATCCAAAGTTACAATATAAGAAAAAATACTTGGAATAGTATGAGCTTCTACTGTAGGAGATTCTAAAACAGAGTAAATATCTGCTTGATCTAGATAGGTTACAGAAACCGTTTCTCCCGCACTAGTAGCATTGAAAGTAAGTACTCCTGTAATAAAATTAACTGAGAAAAACCCTAATATAGGCATACCCACAGTTTCCGTTCCACCATTAGCTACGCCTAATTTCAAATCTACTGCGTAAGAAGCCCCTGTAACTACGACAGAACTACTCGCTCCTGAAAGTCCTGAAGTGAGAGTATACTGATTATTAAGACTACTAAATGTAGCTGTAAAATCATCATACGCCAGCTGATTAGGAAGGCTGATCGCTGTAAGCGCACGAATCTGTGTCTGAATATCTGCAGCAATAGCTGCTCCAGTAGCATCCGATCCTAAAGTAAGAGTTCGGGGTCCATCTCCATTAAGGTTAATTGTTACAGTACCTGTAAGATTAGTAGCGGGAGATGTATTTGATACTGAAGTTCCCGCTGAGGAAATAGAGCCTGCTGAGATAGTACTTGCCCCTGCGATGGTGATAGCCCCTGAAAGAGCTGCTAGTTGTCCATTGACAGTATTACTTCCATTCAGAGAAATACTAGCTTGAGCAATAATATTGCCGTTAAATAAAGTTGAGGTATCTAAAGTAGCTGAAGAGCCTACCGCGAAGAGTACATTACTAGCGACAGCTCCTCCGGATAAGGTAACAGAAGCTGAAGTAGCTGTCGTCAGAGTACTACCAATTTGAAAAACCCATGTGGCAGTTGGAGGCCCATTTAAAGTTAAATTACCTGTAAGCGTTGCTGAAGAGGTATACTTGTAAACGCCAGGAGCTAGAGGGCTGTAAGTACTTAGATCTCCTGTAAGTACGGTAGCACCTCCAATCGCGTTGGCCGCAATAAAAGCGTTGTTAGCATTCGTCTTTGCAGTCTGCGCGGCAGTGTTAGCAATATTTTGAACTCCTGAAACAGTGCCTGGAGGAAAACCTGTTACTGAAGAGCCTGGATATAAATCAAGATTACCATTAACTAACGTAGGCCCTACGTTAGTAATAGTAGAGCTAGCAAGAAGAGCATAGGTTGCAGAAGACGTAGATCCAGGAGTTTCCGTTCCACCATTAGCTACACCTAATTTCAACTTAACTGCATCTGAAAGTCCTGTGACAACTACTGAACTATTTAACCCAATAGCTCCTGATGTAAGAGTATAAAGTCCCCCGCTGAATACTGCGGTAAAACCATCATAAGCTATTTGATTGACAGGATTAGCTGCAGTAAGAGCTCTCATCTTAGTCTGAATGTCAGCCGCGATAGCCGCACCAGTAGTATTCGCTGCTAGTGTAATTTTCCTTGGTCCATCCCCATCTAAGTTGATTGTAATAGTACCTGTAAGATTAGTAGCAGCAAAAGTAGCTGACACAGATGTTCCGTCCGAATACTCCTCAGGACCTGGAACTCCATTCGTATACTGAAAGCCTGGAATGGTAGGAGTATTTCTAGGAAGATTAGCTAAGGTGATAATGTAAGGGCCTATACTAGGAATAGTATAAGTCTCAGTTTGTTCGCTAGATGTTATAAAATTTAAAATTTGAGCGAAAGGAGTAATAGTGGGGTCAATCCCTGTGAAAGAACTCACTACTAACTTTACAGCCTCTACGGTACTACCTGCGAAAGAAGCTAGCCTAAATTCATTAATAATATTACGATAATCCACATACTGCATAGTGGAAGGTTTCTGAAATCCAACAGGATATCCCCAGATGGAAAAGAATCTAGAGTCTCTAGCTCTAAAAATATCCGCGTCATTATCAGCCAGCTGAGCTTCTAGGTTGGCATCATCAAACTCTAACGCATAGGCCCAATAAACCTTACCTAAATTGGTAGAAAGATTAGAAGTCGTTCTAGTTACAGTTTTATATGCTTCGTCATAAGGATATACATGCTGATCAGGCAAGTTACTTATCAGATTACTTACCTCTTGCTGTGTCACATCTATTAATGTAGTAGCAAGAAGGACATCCGACCAACTTCCAACTGTTGCGCCAAATAAAATTCTAACGCGTGCGAAAAACGTAATGGGCTTAGCAGCTCTAGTATATACCGGTACGGCAAATCCTTTATATACATTACCATTTTGAAAAGATATTCCTGGTAAATTAATAGAGGTACCCACAGTTTCCGTTCCACCATTAGCTACGCCTAGATTCATTGCTGGCGCAATTGAAGGTCCAGTAACTACTACTGAACTACCTAGTCCCGAGGTTCCAGACGTTAAAGTGTATACACCCGTATCATTATTGCCTAAGAATGTCGCAGTAAATCCTGTATACGCCGCTTGATTGAAAGCCATGTTGGCTGTGAGAGCCTGTATCTTAGCTTGAATATCTGCCGCCACAAGTAAGCCTGTAGCATCTGTAGAAAGTGTAATCGTTTGAGGGCCATCATTATTTAAATTAACAGTGAGAGTATCCCCTGCGTACGCAGATGTAGCTGGGAAAGCTCCTGACACCGAAGTGCCTGAAGTAGTAGAACTTGTAATGAGAGTACCATCAGTTTCGGTACCTCCATTATCGGTACCTAGCTTTAAAGCGGCTGCATTAGTACCACCTACCACCTCTACTGAACTATCTGCCCCAGTTGTTCCTGAAGTAAGGGTGTATATCGTAGTATATACCGCCGTAAAGCCTGGGTAGAATGCACTCACCTGAGCTTGAATATCGCTAGCTATGGTAGCTCCCGTAGGGTCTGTACCTAAAGTGATAGTTATAGGGGCATCTCCACCTACACTAATAATAAGAGTGCCTCCTATAATAGTAGTAGCAGGATTAGATCCAGATATAGAAGTACCTACAATAGAGGTGGTTTTATAGTCCAAAAGTGCAGGAGAATTAAAAGTGTCTACCAAATCTAGCTGCAATTCGTAATCGAATGTAGGTAATATCGGCGTAAATAGATCGTTATTAAATGTCCAAGAGAACACAAAGACGTTATCTATATCGGTATAATAGTAACTGAGATTAATAGGGGAATCTGAAGATGCCCCATAATAATTACCGTCACCATAATAATTACCGTCCCTGTAATAAGCCATTATACCCCAATTTTGACAATATTAACGATGGCCCCTAAATCTCGAGGACCATTAAAAATAATTTGCGAAGTACCTGAAGTACCTGCAGTTTCATCCCCGTTATAAGCTATTCCCAATAGCATCTCGGCAGCATTTGAGCTACCTGTAATAACTACAGAACTACCTACTCCAGTTGTACCTGAAGTGAGCGTGTACAGTCCTGTGAGAGAATTGAAAGATGCTGTAAAGCCTGCATAGATAGGATTGAGAGAAAATAGAGAGCGCACTTGTGACTGAATATCTGCTGCGATAGCCGCCCCAGTATTATCGGTACCTAAAGTGATAGTATGAGGAGATCCGCCATTTAGACTAATAGTAATAGTACCTCCTGAAAGAGAGGTGGCGGGGAAAGCTGATACGGAAGTACCTGAAGTAGCTGTTGAAGGAACCGTAACGTTTGTAGAACCTAATGTCACTGCTCCGGTCAAAGCGATTAATCTACCGTTAACAGTAGTACCTGCATTTGCAGTAATACTCGCCTCAGCAATAATAGTTCCTTGAAAAGATGTAGAAGTGCCTAGAGTAGCTGACGAACCAACTTGCCAGAATACGTTCTGAGGTAACGCCCCTCCTGTAAGAACTACGGAGGCCGAAGAAGCCGTTGTGAGAGTACTACCAATTTGAAATATGAAAACGTCAGTAGCCGAACCATTTAAAGTCAAAACACCTGTTAAGGAAGCTGAAGAACTGTAAGGATAAACTCCTGCTGTGAGAGTAGCACTACTCAGAGTAGTATTGACCGGCTTAGTAGGAACGCTACTAGCTAGAAAGGCATAAGCTGTTTGCGCATTTGTTTGAGCTAAGCTAGAAGTTGAGTCAGCTATGAATTCTGAACCTGTAAAAGTACCGGGCGGAAAACCTGTAATAGATGTACCCGGAGAAAGACCCAAGGAGCCTGTGAGTACTGAAGAACCCGTGTTAGTAACTGTTGAGGAACCTAATACCGCGAAGATAGCTGCTGCGGCAAGATTAGGAGCTCCTGGAGCTATAGCTCCTGAACCCATACCTGAAATTTCAATACCCCCTCGAGCGGTTCCTAAAAGTAACTTTATAGCTTCAGAAGCCCCTGTAATAACTACAGAACTACCTGTACCAGTTGTTCCTGAAGTAAGTGTATAAAGTCCCGTATCTTCATCGTACGTAGCAGTAAAATTATTGTAAGCAGGCTGATTACCTCCAGTATGTGCTGTAAGGGCTCGTACTCGGGCTTGAATATCTGCTGCGATAGCCGCCCCAGTAGCATCAGTACCTAACGTTATAATCTGTACTCCATCACCATTAAGATTAAGGGTGAGCGTTCCACCTGATACAATAGTAGCTGGAGAAGCTGATACGGAAGTACCGAAAGTGCCTGAGATACCTAAAATGTAGTCTGCGCTTACTCCTTCAGTCATTAAAAGACCATCGGAGAATAATAAAGTAGAGTCAGCTGTAACGGGGAAGGTTGCATTAAATACAGTCTGGCCGTGAGTAGCTATAAAAGTATTTCTTTGCATCAATCCAGCAATGCCGCCGGGAAAAGTAAAAATTTGAGGAGCAGGCAAGTCCGGAACAATGCCATCTAGTTTATTATAAAAAGGTACTAAAGGGCCAGTAATGTTATTTATATCTGCTGCAGTGACAATAGATCCTGTACCATAATAAGAAACGACGGCGTTAGTACCTATCTGTGAAGCGTTGAAAAAGATATCTCCATTACCATAATTAACTAAAAATTGTCCTGCTGATGGAGTAGAAAGTACTTCAGTAAATCCTGGAATAAGTACGTTTACATTTAAATTGGTACTCAACTGCTGAGGAGCTTCTCTAAGTCTAATCATTGCTACGAAAGGGCTTGGCTGAGCCTCAGGTAGAGGAGGCGGAGCACTAATTTCGTAAACTTCTGTAAAAGGAACAGCCGACCCTACTAGTCTCTTATCAGTAAGACTCAAAAAGGAAGTAGGTAGAATAGGGGTAGGATCTATTTCAAGTGGAGGATTAGACATATAGTTTATTCACCATAAATTTATTAAGTAATATTAATAGTGCTAGCAAAGGCGTAAGCAGTTTCAGGTATAATAACGTCTAGAGTAGATACGAATCCTATATAAGGAGGATACTCTGCCAAAACAGTTACGGGCAAGGTAAGCACATCACTTACTCCCGTAGTATCTTCAATTATAGCAATTAGCTTAGCATTCAGTACAGACTGACCCAGCTTTAGAGAGTTAATATAATTACCTACGTTAGTAACTACCTGCAGCGCTACGTCTCCATGAGTATATCCTGGAAGTACCGTAATAGAAGCCGCCACCTGTACTAACACTTCTGTAGCTTCCATAACTAGGACGTCAGAACCTAAAATCTTATTGGAGTCAGCATCTAGTAGGGCCTGTAGTGTGGAAATTAATGAATTAATTGAGTACGTGATAGTTATAACTGTGCCCGTATCAGGAGATTGACCTGTATTTAAGAAAGTTATAGACGAAGTAGCATCTACAGAACCTGTATAAACGCTGTAGTAGTCAATATACACAGAATAATCTATAGTAGGTATAAAGGTATAAGGATTACCTCCTACGATGCCCGTTACAGATACTACTGAATCCACAGGTTGCTGGCCCATTACATAAGTAGGAGTACCTGTGTGATAGGTATCAACATCTACAACTTGTGTTACAACTTGACCTTGAATAATTACGTTAACAGAATTTCCGAATTGGTCCCTAGTTAATAAAGGATCGCCTGGCTTAATAATTAGAGAATCTATGACAGAACTGTTAGTCTCAACTAAAGATTGGATACCTGCTGCGGTACCTACATTATTTCCGGATAGTTTTAATATGATGCGAGCTGCTAAAGCAGTATTAGTCTCAGCATTTGATCCGCCCGAAGTAGGAGCAGCATTTGTTATTGAAGTAATACCTGTGATAGGCATTAGCAGCGTAGTAATAGTCCCTGCGGCTACGTTAGTCGCCGAACCGTCATCTACAGATTGGACAGGCAGCTGAAGCTCATAAAGGCCTGTTACAGGATTCAGGTACGACGAAGCATTTGCCGAAAACATCGTACCACCTGCAGTAACCTGGAAAGATACAGTGCTAGGACTTAAGGTAGTAGGACTAGTACTTACGGTCGTATTAGCTGCGATAGAGACGTTAGTCGTCAGAGTGTTAGCTCTAAAGGTGACAAAGCCTAAAGAAGGGGTCGCTGGTAATGGCGTCAAACCTACATCTGCGGCAGCAGCCGTAATCTCAGTTGTGGTAAAAGCGTTAGGATCAGATAGTGTTTGTATATCCTCTAAACGCTGCAATTCAGTGTATACATTGGCAAATTCTTGAGCAGGAGATTCTACCACAACATCTCGAGCTACGCTTCCAGGAAGCAGAGATAATGAAGGAATTTGCGATTGAATAAAGGCGACCGCGTCGCTAATAATTTCTGTTAAAGTTCGAATTGCCATAGTTTAACTAGGATTACCTGCGGTAATCGTAGTACCTACCCGTAGACCAGACATGGTAATAACAGTCAGGTCTACTTCTATATAATCAACTGATACGGAGGTAACGTTCATACTCTCTAGGGTATTAATCTGCTCATCTAAATTAGGATTACTTTGATTAATAAACTGATAGATAGTAAGGGCGTCAATAACGGTCCCTTGAACTGATGCAGTCAACGTTTGGAGATCAGTAGTACTACCAATTAGACCCCATAGAAGGGAACCATATAGATCAAAAAACTGATTGGCTCCTTGCTCCGTCGACAAGATTTTAGCCATACCTTGATCTAAATTTGCAGCTCCCTGAATTAGTGAAAAATCTCCGTTAGTATCTACCTGGAGATCGTTAGTACCATCTCCAAAGTAGAAATTACCTATGATTCCAGCTTGGTTAGGATCGTTAAAATTTTTAGGGGTTCTCAGATAGAAATCCATTAGATGCTCGGATACTGTGCGTCTATAGCGTTGATAATCGCTTGAAATATAATAGTAGTAGCATTAAGCTCTGCAATGTAAGCATTAATTTGTTGAATTTGATTCTTAAGCTTGAGAACTTTAAACTGAAGACCCATAATATAGGCGTCCATATTTCTAACACCCTTAAAAACTTTTCCTAAAACTGATGTGCCAGAAGCTTGGGCAGTCATAGCATTTTGAATATATAAAATTGGCGGACAAGCTGTAAATTTACTGATACCAAATTGGCCTAACTCTGAAGCAAGCTGCGACTTTACTGCCGCGTATTCTTGAATAAGGGGAGTAATAATATCTATTTGGAGAAGTAAAGTATCTACGAAAAGCTGTAAAGTTTCAACTTGTAAGTTAACAAAGACAATTAGAGTCTGTAAGAGATTTTTAAAAGTAGCTAGAATAACTGGATTTTGAGCTAACACATTTAAAAAATCTTCAATACACAAGACTGCGGCGAGGCCAACAGCCCCTCCGAAATATTTGGGATTTACATTTTTAGTTCCGGCTATTAATTGTGGTAGACCCATATTAAGTTACAGCGATGACTAAGCCCCCAAGAACAGTGATAGTACCTGTTCCTAATGAAAATGTTCCTGTAAGACCTGGAATACCTGCTACACTATAAATTCCCGTAACATCTAACCCGCCTAAAACTTCAGTGTCCCCTACAAGTTCAGTAGCTCCTGTAACAGACAATCCTCCTTCAATTGTAGCAGATCCTAAGACATTCAGACTCCCTGAAAGAGATAAGGCTCCTCCAAAGGTTACAGGACCACTTATTGAGAGAGCTCCTACAACCCCTAAATTCCCTGTAATAGAGGTAACCCCTGTAACAGTTAAGGCGCCTAGTATAGTAGTATTTCCCTTGATACTTAATAATCCTGTAAGATCAATTTCTAGAGCGGTCAAAGAAATTGATCCGGGGCCAATTAATGTTAAGCCTGCTAACGGCTGTGAAATAGAAGGTACTGAAGTGTAGCTTAACCCCGATATCAGCGTACCTAAAATAGGGTCTGAAATACCTAAATTAATAGTTCCTAAAGAGCTAATACTTATACTGTTGAGAAATACTCCTGTAGTAGGATTCTGTATTCCCCACTGTGAAGAAGAAAGCCCTGTCGCGTCAGTAGTAATTGTAAGAGCTTGAGTAGCAACGGCACTAGTATTAGTTGCCATTGAGACTGTAGTCCCTGCAATATTCACTTCCTGTAAAGTGTCACTAACTGCAATACTTTGAGTTAATGAGCCGGAGTATATAGTAACATCCCCTGAATTTTGACACCATACCGATCCACCATCTTGGGGAACACTAGAATTAACATCTCCGATAGCTTGAATACCTACTTCTCCTGCTTGGAAATAAGTAGTATTGGAATCGTTAAAACTCCAGATAGGATGAGGCTGTAGGTCTTCTAAAACATGGATAATTCGAGCCTGATCATTATACGTACGATAAACTAATACCTTTGAAGACTTCTGAGGCACTAATTGTAATCCATAAAGATTTCCAATAGTAGCGTTTACAGTAATTTGAGGCTCTTCTAAGAAAACTTGTACAGTCCCTACGAGAGGATCCAAAGTAGTAGATCCAGTAGTAGAATCTACAGTGGTATTATCTCCTAGAAGACTATTAGGTACTCTAAGATCTCCAGTGACAATTCCTTCGTATAATGTTACCATATTATGCTACGTTAGAAGTATTCCCCGCTAACGCATTGTTCGGAGAAGAAGTGTTACTCGGTAAACTATTAAATACGCTCATCTTCTGCACACCCGCATTCCTATTAGGAATAGCTCCTAAAGAGGATATAAGGGGAGTAGCGTTCGTCAGAATTGAATTAGCATCAGTATTGTACGCATTTACTACACTTTCTAAAGTAGGTAATGCGTAAACAGCTGGAGCAATAGGAGTATTAACACCTATAGGCTCTGTGTTAAATGTAGGCATTGCGTTACGTACCATCGTTAGAGAAGCTGCAGCAGTGTAAGTTCCCCCTACCTGAGCTTGTTTAGAAATAGTCGTAACATAACCAAATTTTTGATTAGTAACATCGAAGAAAGTCTGACCTACTTCTACCTGATTACTTCCTACATAGTTGACCACTCCGTTCTTTAGGAGAGAGTTGTTATATTCATAAAAGAATCGGCAAAACTGAAATATGCCTGATAACTCTCCCGGAGGCTGCTGGGAAAGATTTCTAGGCTTAGCGTTAGGATTAGAAAGAGGCTCCTCTTGTAGAAATCCGTATTGACTCAATACCTTACCGTTTACATAACGAGGATATAAAAGAGGTATAGGATCAGGCATGATTTGTAATGAAACACTCATCTGATGACCTGAAAGTAGGTGCTCCTTAGTGTCAGTATAGGTATAGCTGATAGGAATTATTTGCGAAGAATCAGACATCATAGCGTTAGTATTAGGATCGGATGAAGTACCCGTAGTTATACTAGCGGTATTATTATACTGAGGAGGTCTGAAAACTAACCTTCCTCCAGGAGTCTCAAAAAATTCAGTATATGCCATCGTGTTAATTTCAGCAATAATTTCTTTAGGGGTCTTGAGAGAAGGATTGTAGTTTCCTAACGCATCACTTAGTCGAGTAAAATAAGGTGTAAAAGCTTCTGTGGCGAAGAAATTTAGATTAACCTCTAAAGGAGAATCTCCTACAGCATCGGCCTGAAAGCTATAAAGACGAGGAACTTGTTCTCCCGTAACCTGAACATTAAACTTACGCATTTGCATAACAAGCCCGTAGAGATAAGAGGGAATACTAAGAAAGTTAGTAGATCCTCTACTAGGTGTACCTTTAGCTAAAGGAGTATTATTAGCTGCAGCATCCGTAGGAATAGTAATTCCGGCTGAAGTAGCTCCTACTACGTTGTTATTATATTCCATTTCGCGTATATCAATGTAGCATGTAAGATTACCTGGATAAAATTTGATATGGTAAAACTCACTTAGTAAGAGCTTAATCATATCTATAGGGGAAGTAGTTCTACTATTACCCGCGCTATCTTTCTTAAGTGCTTGCATAACGTTCTGAAAGACTAAGGCCTGAGATGTTCCACCGCCTACATTAGGCAATTCGCCCATGTCAAAAATACCCTGCTGATAAACAGTAGCCCCATAGATTCGCTTAGACGCCCCTAGAAGACTAGCTACTCCCCTAGCTTTAATATTAAGCATAGGAGCTGCAGCACCTGGAGTAGAAACAAAATTAACGTCCGAAGTAAAGCCTAAAAATTCACTCTCGTACAGAGGGATGGTGGTAGTATTTCCCACAGACTTAGAAGGTATCTGCGATGTAGGCAAAAGCGTAGTAGGACACGCAAACATCATAGGCTCAGTGTCGAAAAAATTAGGCTGAGTATTAGTAAGATACTGCTCGACTAAATTTGGAGGAAAAGGCCATCTATACACTACTACGGAGATCATATCAAACTTCTGCACTAGATCGCTAAGTAGCAAACCGTCTGACCCTAAATTATTCCCTATACCTGTAGAGGAGTCATTAGCATTCTGGAAGTTCTCACGAATTTCCTGTAGTGTAAGACTTCCAGGATTTTGATAATTAAGCTGTCCGAAAATCTGTTGTAGCGCCGCAAGGCGAGTAGGATCTGTAACACCTCTCAGGCGCATGGCGAGCTCTACTCTGATAGAATCCAATTCAAATTCAGTAGCTGTTTCAGTATAATACTGGGCAATATTAGTAATTAAATTATCTGCCGATAAGGGCGTAGGAGCTGCAGTACCCTGTTTATAAGGATTTAAACTATAATTATAAATACCATCAGGCTTATTAGGAGTACTAGTAGCGTTCGGGAAGAAAGTAGGTCTACGTACGGACTGAGGAGGATTACCTCCCTGATAAGCTGTCTTGTAGGCATTAGCTGCCTGAACGAAAGCTGAGGTATTAGGGGCAGTTATAGGCGCCGGAGGCTGAAGACTCGACATAGAGACTACATCATTTAAAAGCTGTATGTCTAAGCTATTTTCCATATCCTTCATGGACTGTATTACATTATACCCACTGAGATAAGGTGTAAGTTCGAACCTTGAGAAATAAGAAGCATTAAAAGGGCAATCGAATCTAGCTACCTTTAAGTTCTGTTCGTAGATACAAGAATTTTCAGTAGTAGAAGGCTGACTAGCGGACGTAACATTTTGATTTAATGAAGGAGTAAATGGTCCTCCGGCTTGACCATTAGTTCTTGTGAAGGGAGGGGTATATTTATATAAGAATACTCTTACCTTCAAGAAATCTTTTTGAAGTGAGGCGTTATTTCCTTCTAAGCTCATATTATATTATTTTTGAGGCAGCTGTATTCAAATTATTAGCGGCGTTAGAAATAGGTACGTTAATAATACTTGTAACCTGGTTTAACGAACTTGAAATCAATCCTGTAGGATTAAACGCGAAGTCGTAGAAATTAAACTTCTGGCCCTGGATAAGTTGGAACACTATCTGGTAAGGAAATCTTAGATGAGCATCTACACTATGCGAAACTGTTATACTTTGAATAAATCCGATGTAGGTAGAGTTCTTATAAAACAATCTACTGAGACCTTTAGTATTAGTATATTCGAAATTAGTTTTTAAGAATTGTAATTCTTGATAGGCTGATTCACCCGCAGACATACCTGAGATAGTTAAGATTTGAGGAGAGTCATACCAAGTCTGGAATCTAATACCTCCCTGAGTAACTAGAGAAGTAGATACCACCTTAGAGTCAAGACTAAGACCCATAGGATTTACTTGGAATTTAACGCCGTTTAAAATTAAAGGAGTTTTAATAGCCATATATTATTTTAAAGAGCTGCTGCGGCAGCAGCTTCTCCCTCTACAGACATAGCCCCTTGGGCTTGCTTTACGGCACCTACAGCATTAGCTGCCGACTTACCTATATCGTAAGCCTGGGAAGCTCCCATAATTACAGTACCCGCTCTCTGAGCCGCGTTAGTATTGAGTTGCCTATTCAGCCATAGCGACAGAGGCTTTGCAATGTTCTCTAAATTTTGACTCATTCTATCAATAGGATTCTTCATGTGCTTCAAAGTTTCCCATCCTTCAGTCTGCAACTTAGCTACTTGCTCGGGCTGCACCGCATACTTCTCTAATCCCTTTGTATCTAAACCTGCAAGCTTCCCCGCATTTAGCATCTCTAGAGCAGCCATTCTCTGCTGATTACCTTGGAAAGAAACACCTGCCATAGCTGCAATCTTATCAAGTCCTGGAAGTTGATTAGCTAAAGGCATACCTTTTATAGTCTTATCAAAAAGGTTTTGGAGTAATCCCGCGGGATTTTTAATAGAATTCATAACCTCTTCATTAGAAGGTAATCCTGTACCATTCTTGAAAGAAGTCAACCCTACTAAATTAGTAGCTGACATACTGGATAGACCGGCAGCTAGATTTTGAGTAAATCGAGAAGCCTCTGCTTTACTCATAGCCACGCCTAGAGAATTAATATTCTTATTAAAACCGTCCATCACCGTTGCCACGAGTCTCATATCGGCGCCGCCAGCACGCGCTGCCTCATACATATCTACGATATGCTCTGTAGCTTCTTTAGTAGCCATCCCTAACTTAGTCTTGACATCGGCTGCGAAAAGTTCTGTAGTAGACAGCTCGTCTGCACTCACACCTATCCGAGCAGATGCATCTCCCAACATATCAGCACTTTCATCTATAGACATACCGAACTTGCCTGAGATCCCCATGAAAGTACTTAGACTTTGAGCATTCTCAGTCATTAACTTAGGACTCATACTGGCTAAGGTCTTAACTAGCTGTTGAATCTCTACGGGGCCCATAATGCCGTTACCCGCGCCTGCCCCTTTATCAATAGCGCTCTGTAATCGTGCTCCTCCGTTAATACCTCCAAGGCCTGCACCGTACATAGCTGCTTGAGCCTGAGCTTCGGCCGGTCCCAACTTAAGAGCCTGTTGCCAAGGAGTAGACTTGGTTATATTAGTGACAAGGTCTTTCATGGATGCAGCAGCTGTCTGCATCTGACTGAACATACCCGCACTTTCTTTTTCAGGACGATTAATACCGGCTATTCTACTTGAATAACCCGCCTCAATGTTCTCTATATCTGCCTGAGGGCGTCTTTCACCCATCGCTCGAGCTACTTCACGCTGGGCAGCACTTCTCTGTAGAGCTATCCTTCGCTGATACTCTTGCTCCATTCGAACTTGTTCTTTATCTTCTTTAGATAAAGCGTCAAGACGTGCTTTAAGAATAACATCGATATCCGCTAACTCGGAGGCAGCCGCTTTCTTTCGTTTACCAGATAATTGATCTACAGTGTCTTCTAGACCAGAGAATTCGGCACTTACTTCTCCAAGCTTCTCAACGAAGTCATCACTCTCGTCATTAATTTTGCTCAGACTGTCCCTAATAGCTTGAAGCTTACCCTGCAGGGAAGGATCAAGATTTACGGGATTTTGTTGGGGAGAAGTAGAGGGAGTCGGGGTAGGCTGTTGAGGCACTTGGCCTCCAGCATCCGATCCACCTGCGTCCATTGTCGCCATATATTATCTAACTCTCTCGATTGTATCAATATCGCCCAAGTCATCCAGATCATCCAACGACAGGTTCTTTCCTGTACCCTTTTGAATATCTGCCAGCCAATCTGTAGCTTCAGATACTTTACCTTCAGGCTGAAGATCAGGAAAGGCTTCGGGACGAATGAATTTAGTAAGATGTTCTACTATCTCAAGTAATTCTGATCTATCTTTACGTATATGTAAAGTAAACCAGAGTCTTTGTGCCGGTGTTAAATTTAAAAACTTTGCGTCATCCGGAGCACAATGAAGAAGTCTGCAAATTTCATAGTCGGCCCGGAAATCAGGATCAGTTAAGTTTTTTTTAAACTGTCCATCACAGAGTTTTGCTCTTCTACAAGCTCAACATAGAAAGCGTATACTTCTTGTAGAACCCGACTCTGCATTTCGGAATACATTGACTTCCAACTTGCATAGTCAGCTTTAACACCATTCATAGCTACGGTTGCAGAAGCTAACGTTTCAATTTGAAGCGTAGCATATCGCCCGAGAGCATCTTGGTTATCGGTAGGTAATGCGGCGAGGATCTTTTGCTGATGGGACGCAGAAAGGGTTTGTAGGGTAATAGATAATCCCTTGAACACTTCCTTAGTCTTCTCTATACGTCCCAATTGTAGTACTGAACTCAAATCGACTGTCTTTTCGGGCATCACTTCTGTAGCCATTATCTTTTCCTCTCTGGCAACGTCTGTTTACGAAAAAGTATTAAGACGAAACTACTTCTCTTTCCGTGTACGCAATAACCATGTTCTGAACGATTTTCAGGTCATTGTCCAAACTGTAAATCTTAGGATTGTTAGTTACCCAGCATCCACGATAAATAGTAACTCTAGTAGGAACTGTAGAAGCTGCAGGGGCAGACTCTACCTTTACGATAGCGAATGGGGAGCTCTGGAAAACAACGTCACCATTAGCAATCTGTAGAGCGTCAAGAGCATCTGAATCATACAAAACAGCTCTCTTAACTTCTAGCGTTCTAGGAGCAACTAATCCTGGTAGCAATTCTACGACAACTCCCGGTGCTGCAGCATTCATCTGAAAACGCTGTTTAGCTGGGCGATCGTTACTTTCTGTCAACGATTCAATAGCGCCAATAGGTGCCGCCTGGAGAGCTGCAGATGTAAATGCAGTAGGATTTGATAAAATGGATGAGTTCAGATTATCGATAGGGATCAATCGAATAGTGATTGATGTAGATAACCGTGCGATTGTATTAGGAAGCGTAGGAATGGCCATTGTATTAACCTCTCAAAAATTAGACAACTAGTTGCTGTCTGGCACCATATTTAATTTCGACATCCTCTGATACAGATAGGTCAGTAGGTCTATCTAACGAATAAGTTCTACCAATGCTTGTAAAGATGCATCCTCTATACATAGTAACCTGATTACTCAAGTTAGAGTTAGGAGGCATTGTATCTAAACGTATAAAGATAAAAGGCTTTTGCTGCTGATTAAGAATACTTCCGTCTGTTATACCACCCGTAGTTAATTCAGATCCATATCTAGCCACATCTATAAAGTCTGAAGAGTATAACACCATACGCTTTATAGACAAGGTCCTATCTGTAGGAGACTGAAGTACTTCTAAGGCTTGCCCAGGAATGTCACTATCTACTTCCCATCGGCTGGTAGTCGTTCTAGTTTGGTTCTCAGTAAAATTAGAAATAGCTAATACTTGAACCATATGTGAAATAATATTGTTAGGATTAATAGTGCCAAAGATTGCCGCAGGAGATACCGCATCCTCTCTCAGTATATAAAAAGAGGTTGCTGTAGCTAACCGTGCGTCAGTATTAGGTACTACTGGTATTGCCATGGATTATTAGATAGAGAATGTAACTGAAATGTATCTCAAAGGATATACGGGAGCGATGTCGAAAGAAACATCTATCTGTGACGGATCTATAGAGTTAACTGTTGCAGATACGTTAGTGAATCCATTAATAATCTGTAGGTCAACAAACGTGGATAGTAACAGATTAAGAGTAGTTACAATCATACTTGGGGTATCGTTTAAGAGCTTGATTCCAATGAATAGATTATTCAATGTAGACTGAGTAGACTCTGCTACGAAGTCGATGATCTCTGTAACTGAATAGTTCTCAGCGTCAACAGTAGATCTATCAGTCGTAGTATCTTCCATAACGCGAATGATACCGTTGACTGTTTCAACTACCGTAACTCCGCCATTACGAAGAGCTAACTTCTGTGAGCGAAGAAGATTAGCCGGAATACTATTAATACCCTGTAACTGCTTTCTCAGAAGAGGCTCAGCCACGTCATAGTTACTATTAATACGAAGACCTGCAATCGCGGCTGCAATAAAAGCTCCGTCAGTCTGAACGGCACCATTAGTTGCAGGGATAGATGCAGCTGGAGGATAAACTAACAAGATACGTCTACCATTACCTCCTGCAGAGAAGCCTGAGGCATATCCAGTAGCCGTAGCAATAGACGGATTACCATGCATACCTACGATGGCAGTTCTGAAGTTACCTTCTAGAGGAGCGCTAGCATTAGTTACGTGACCTAAGATAGCTGGGTATAAGTTTGGATCTCCTGTCAGACATACCACGATATTAATGTTAGGTACTGCTAGTAGTTTGTTTAGGGCATTCTGGAATCCTGTCAAGGCCGGCTCATCCGCCGGATCTAGCTGCATAGCAACTACGGCTCCGGAGTTAGCACTATTCTGGAATACTACTTGAGCTCCAAGAGGTAACGTATAGTCCGAAGACTGAAGATTATAAACCGCTGGAGGAGTAGCTGTGTTAGTAGGAACAGGCCCCATATCGTTGATTAGATCTTGTAGATCGTAGTAAACTGTAGGAACATAATCTGCTGAAACCTTAGGTGACTGATAGCTAAAGGAATACATAGTTCCAGGAACCAATCCAATCGTAGGAGTAGGTTGCTGAGGTCCTTTCGCGATTAATCCACCTGTAAATCCTAGGACAGCGTTAGCCGTTCCACCAAGTACCTGAATAGTATTAACAGGTCCCGGAGGATTTGAGTTAGAGAGTGTAATAAATGATCCGAAAGCTGCAGCAGCACCTTGAGCACCAAACGCGGTATTCATCTGAGAAACGATGCTCGCCTGACTGACAGGGTTACTTCCCGTAAAGGTAAAGTTTACTGGAGTAGCTCCGTTGAAAGAAACGATAAAGGTTAACCCCGTAACGTTTAATCCACCCGTAGCGTTTACATTACTTGTAAAAGATGCAGGAGCGGTAAGCCAAGTTACGTTGCCATCTACTAGGGTATAGTCGATTCCTAGATTATAATTAACGTAAGTAGCATCAGTGATCGTAGAAGGTAGTGAGAACGCTGGAGGAAGTAGAATATCTGTAGCAGCTCCTTCAAGAACGTTATCAGTAATGGAAGAAGCAGCAGCGATAGTTACTGCTCCGTTGAGCGCGATTAGCTGCCCTGTAACTACGCAAGCCGCACTTACAGAGACGCTAGTATTGGCTAAGAGAACACCTTGGAAGGTACCTCCACCTAGAGTAGCTGAAGAGCCTACCTGCCAGAATACGTTCTGAGGTAAAATACCTACAAGTACTACAGCCGGAGAAGAACTCGTAGTTAGAGTACTACCAATTTGAAAGATAACTACATCAGTAGCTGACCCCGTCAGAGTCATCGTCCCTGTGAGAGCTGCAGAAGATGTCCACTTATAGAGACCGGGTCCGGTAATAGTGTTGAGGTCGTTACCAGTTTCATCAATAGCTCCTACGCGTAGAGCTAGATTGGTATAAGCTGCAGTAGCATCGACTTGAGCCTGCTGAGCTAAGCTGTTACCGATATTCTCGGCACCAGATAATGTGCCTGGAGGAAACCCTGTAACAGAAGTACCTGGAAAAAGACCTAGATCTCCTACTAACGTTGAAGCTCCTACGTTAGTAACAGTTGAAGCAGCTAAGATAGCATAGGGCAAAGCCGAAGCTAAGTCAGGTGCTCCGGGAGCTAAGGGTGTAGCTGGAGCTCCTCTAGTAAGAGTAGCAGTTAGAGTCTTAGTAGTCTTACCGGTTCCGATAAGGGCTACAGTTCTAATTCCGCCAGAGATATTGGGCTGAGCAGTAGAGGGTACAAATTCTACCACTACTCCCGACTCGGCGCCTTCTGCGGATAACGGAGGATTATTTGCCATATTGTTATTTCTCCAAAGTATTGTTTAAATTATTTAAAGTTTAAAGGATTCACTAATTGCCTGATCCTCAGTAGTTACTGTACCAGTAATCTTTTTAAGAGTAGCACCGATAGGATTGATTTCAGTCCACTCTACGTACAGCGTCATACGAATTCCCGAAGTATAAATCCATCTGTCATAAGGGAATTCTCTGTCATCTGCTAGTAAGCTGGTCTTTACTACTCCTACACCGCTGGCAGACAAATAGTCGGTGAGTATCTTGAACCTTTCATAAAGCCTATCTAGAACTTGATCTCTTACAACTGTGTCAAGCGCCTTCGCCTTGATGGTTACTTCCATCGTCATAGGCGCACCGCGGCGATTGAAAACGTTTCCGTTCGCATCTTTAAACTGTTCGAAATAATCTTGCTGCAAAAATCTGTGCTCTTCACCTGAGAGATTCTCTACCGTAATACAAGGGTAGATTAAAAAATCTATAGGAGTTGCATCGTTAATAGCGATCTGAGTATAAGGAGCCGTAGTATTAATATTAAGAGTACCATCTGGATTCTCAATGTAAGGATACACAGGATCCAAGGCAAACTGATTTCTTAAGTTAACAACTATAGCATCTCTTACTCTACGAGAGATAACAGGTCCGGTAAGAATAGGCGGTGTAACGGGTTGACTAGGAACTGGCATGATTTATATTCTCCCTAAGTAGTCTACCGCATCTTGTAAATCTATCTTACTATCCCGAGCATCCCCTAACAGGCGATTATGTCTTGCGCAAAGTAAGCCTCTAAACTTTCCGGTCGCATGATCGTGATCTAGATGCCAATCACCATTGCCTCCAGGTTCGATCGCTTCACAATGCGTAAAAGAACACTTTTTAGAGAGCGAATTATAATGTTCAATAGTAGTTCCAGCTTTCTTACACCGCTGCTTTAATATGGAAAGAAGGCCTTCAGGAGTATGTCTTCGCGCCTTACGATAAGAAGTTCTTACCGCCGAATACCTAGTCTTATATTCCTTGTCATGCGCGTCTCTTTCCGCTTGATTATCTTTATAATATTGTTTAGCATGAGCAAGCTTCTTTTCTTTATTAGCTAGATAATGAGCTTTATTGTAGGAGGATCTTTCTTCTTGAGTCATTAGTATGAACCCCCACTGCTAATTCCAGGAAAAATACCTGGTAACGGAATCTTGTAGATCTGCTCACTACGCTCAATCTCTTCTACTTTAAAAAGGCTTCTAAGAGTATGATGTCTCCAGCGACTTGTAGTAACATCAGTAATCCAAAGTCTTGAACCATCTCTACGAACGATAAAATCTCTATTTTTTAAGATAGGTTCCCAGAGAGCCCAGCATGTAGGAACGAATTCTCTACGAAGACCTTCTTCATATAATCTAATCTTCTGCTGACTGCCTGGTTGATTAATACTAACAAAAATCGATACAGGGGGATAATATCCTCCGACGAAGTTAGTACCAAAACAAACCTCATCGATATCCTGTCTATGTTGCCTACGAATAGGATCGTAGAAGGGACAAAGCTTACCTTGCTCACGACGCTGATAGAGTAGTACTGTTTCTCCGCCTACGCCCATCATCCACTGAAACTTATTCCGCATATCGAGAAAGCGTTCTACTAAGGGGTCAACGCGTTCTGCAATAGCGGGGAGTATCTGTAAATGAGACATTAGTTATCCGCCTCTTCATCAATTATGTGAGCTACAGCTAATGAGGCCTTTTCCAAAATTTCGGTAGTAATTTTAAGAGGTGAACCGTCGCCTGCAATAATCCAAAGAGACTCACTGTACGTATTAACAGGTCTAACTACGTAGTAAATCTGATCTTCAATAGCAAACGCTTTTAGCACTTTAACTTCCGACTTAAGCTCGATTACGTCTCCTTCTTTTCTAATCATTAGAGTGCTAGATAATCTACCATTATAAAATCGTTAGGGGCGCTAGGAGGCCATAGCCCTGAGCTGTTTGAAATTGCTAGTATAGGATTAACCGAGCCTGGCGTAGGAGCTGTAGCTACCAATGTAAAACTCTTTTGATCAGCCCCTTCCGTATACACTTTAGTAGGCTGAACTCTCATACCATCTATATAAACTTGTAAAGTTCCTGCTCTAAAATATTGAGCTGTTGTAAACGTAAAATTAGTATTATCTAACGGCCCACCTGGAATTTCATTAAAGACAAACGAGTCGGGACCAATAGCTACTGATCTAAAAGGCTTTTCATCAAAATCGTCAAATGTTTCATCAGTAACAGCTTCAGCCTGCGTAATATCACCCATGATACCGCTAGCGTTTATAGCTATTACTTTGTAATAAAAAACTGCTCCGTAAGTAAAAGGTACTTTATCAACATACTGAAATCCGGGAGAAGTGATTGTAGCAACTAGGCTATATCCATGTCCCTGATTAGGGGATCTGAAAACTTTATAAGCAGTTACTACTTCTCCACCATTATTTAGATCCCATTCAACTAAAAACCGAAATCCACTTAATAGATTAGTAACTTGAACGCCACTTACTGTACTAGGCATCGCCATGTTAGTAAGATTTCCTCACTAAGCAACTAGGTACTCTAATGATACCTAGATAGGCTACTTTCTCATTAAACTCAATGACAGAGCCTGTAAATAACAGTTCTACCTCATCTTCTGATGAAGACTTATTGACTTCGGCAACAATTCCTTTAGGAATAGTTACTTCATACTCACCTGCAGAAGAAACATTGCTGTCCGCTAACTGATCTGAAATAATTAAATTTTGGTATGCGTCTACGTAAATAGGCTTTTGACATTTGAAATGCGCTGTGAGCTCTACAGGCTCTCCAGTGAAGAACTTTACAGGGGCTTGATATTTTTCAATAGAAATATCAACAGCTCCTAGAGCTTTCAGGGAAGCATCTAGGTTCGCTAGCGTGGCCCCCGTTGTGAAGTCCATATCCAAAACAACACGGTACGACCCCTTTAGAGGCGCCGTACTATTAGCTTCACTGTCGGATAACTTACCTAGTTTTTGCATGATAGTGTCCCTGTTATTACTATAATAGATCTATACTATTGCTACGACAATGTTACGGACTATTCCAGAGGAATGACGTACCTAGCGCGATCTTTAAGAACTGACCTAATGCCGTATTAAATCGAGGGGTACCTAGTGAGGCACCTGCATTGAAGATTTGAGTCTTTTTATAGTTAGTAATCATACGCTCGTAGATTCGAGTCATATTAGTTAGGGAAATATTGATCTTAGCCGTCTGATCAATAGCCACTGTCACGCCTTGGTCGCTCCAAGTAAAGTCGTCTAAGGTAGCGCGCATTTGTTGAAAAATCTCAGCGTACATAGAAACACCGAAACGAACTATAGGGCGAATCACATCGGGCAATGACTGCGCGTTATAAGTGCTTAGAGGAGGTATTACGTTGATGTCAGCAATAACAATTTCTATGAATTGAAGGATACGATCATCGGTCGCTGTCGCCCGAAAACGTTCAGGCATAAGGATCTTGCACTCATTAACTAGCTTCTGCTCCTTCTCGCTTAATTTGCCTTCATTAATTGACATGGTAATTCCTTTAAACAGCCATCTTTGTTACAGTATCATTACTAAACTGAGGGATCCATAAATAGGTCCCATCAAAAACACTCTTACGATTATTTACGAAGCCCGCCCCTGTCGGATAAGTATTAAGTACTGTCATAGTGGAGGCCAGTAATTTAGATACTCCTGCTCCGTTATTGTCGTCAGGCACCCATAAATAGGGTCCCACAGGAACTGTCCCTGCGGCGGCTACAGCTCCTGAAGGGAAGGTAGCTATTACAGCTCCCGTAGAGGAATTCATCTGTATTATAGTACTTCCATTGCATAACCAAACGTATAACCCATCGTAATACATGGGGCCTGCGAGAGCCCCTCCTGCATTTAAAGCTACGAGAGTGGTACTAGTACCCGTAGATTGATCTACTGAATCAACATAGCCGTTGATAAGGCATGATACCCATATTTTATTTCCTACAACTGTAAGGTACTCAGGAACTTGATTTACAGGGTAGGAACCTACGACAGCCCCAGTTGAGGCAGTGATCTTTGTTACGGAGTCACTTCCACGATTAGCCGTCCAAATAAAAGTACCATCATAGCAGATACTTTGGGGAATCGACTGCGTTGAAGGGGTACTAACTACTGCACCGGTAGAGGCTAAAATTTTAGTTACATTATTACTACCGCTATTAGCCGTCCAAATATTAGTTCCATCAAAGCAAATATCTTGAGGACTCGTACCTACTGAATAACTATTTACAATAGCTCCTGTAGAAGCTAAAATCTTAGTCACTTTATTAGTAGTTTGATTAGACGACCAAATATTTGCCCCGTCAAAACAAACAGCTGTAGGATTTGAACCTGCAGTTAAAGATACTGTGCTTACGATATTCCCACTAGCTGAGTCTGTACCTATATATACTTTACTTACGGTACCATTACCGTTATTAGCTACCCATAGATTAGTTCCATCGTAATCTACTGCAAAGGGAACATTAAATCCTGTTATAGTTTTAACTATGGTGTTTGAACTAACATTTATTTTTAAGAGGGTATAAGTATAATCGTCTACTAACCATAAATATCCATTAGCATAGACCATTCCCATTCCTTGTCCGGAGATAGCGATCTGAGTTATAGCAAGAGAATTAGGATCTATTTTAAATAAGGAACCAAAATTGTCAGATACCCATACATAGCCTCCCCCAAAGTATAGATCTCCAAAGTTATTAAAAGCGGCACTTACATTAACAGTAGCTACTACTGTCATAGCCACAGGATCTATTTTCTTCAGAATAGGAAATGCATAGGCACACCAAATATAAGTACCGTCAAAACAGATAGGACCAGAAGTGGCGCTTCCGTTAACAGTAGGTACGAAAGATACAAGTGTTCCAGTAGTGGCGTCGAACTTAGCTGGAGTAAATCCGCTACCCGTATTATATATCCCCCAAGCATGTAATCCGTCGTAAGCAAGTTGAGTATTAGAACCCGCATAAGGAAGATTTGCTGTAGTTACAGAGGTCACTGTTGTTGAATCATATACCGCAGAATCATTAAAAATAAACCGGGCCATCCACATACGCCAATGGGTATACATCGTATAATTAGGATCCCCTCCTAACGTAGGAGCGGAATCAATAACATTCGTAGCTATGTTTATTCTAGAAACTGTTTGACCTGTAAGATTAGAAACCCATACGTGGGTATTACCATCATAGGCGAGGCCCTCAGGTTGGCCTCCAATACTAACTGTAGCTACTATAGTATCTATAGTAGATTTAGTATTCGATAAAGCCTCCGCCATTATTGCAGTACCTAATCTCATGTTAGTAGTTCTGCCCGCCCGTGAAACCCCAGAAATTAGTACCATCGTAGTACATAGTAATAATATCCGTTTTGCTAGCCGTTGTAGTTAATGTTGGAGCTGTTCCACCCGGCCACTTTGGGGATGACGACCAAGTAACTGTTCTCGAGCCTGTACCATCTTGCGTTAAGAACATAGTAAGAGTCTGTCCTGCAATTGCCCCTGAAAAAGTTATACTGCAGTTAGCTGTAAGGGTAGTAGTAACTATAGCTCCGGAAGTCCAGTTAATAGTCTGAGAAGATCCTGAAGAACCAATTGCGTTAGTAGTATCTGTAAATTGTTTACCGCGAATAGCTCCTACTACATCTAGAAGAGATCCCGGAGAACTAGATCCAATGGATACGTTACCGCTCGTATCCATATACATACGTACAGTAGCACTTCCATTTGTACCGAAAGATAAAGCAGCTGCAGAACGAATTCCCATATCATCAGTAGCTGCACCTGACAATATTTGTGTCGCGAAACCGATGTAAGAAGAGGCACTAGTTGTAGTGTCTAAGAATTCTAAAATGGGTTGGTGGGCCGTTGCCGAAGGCCCTTCTAAAATCAAAGGAGTAATACCTGCAGTTGCTCCATTTATAAATAGAGGACCTGTTAAAGTACCTCCGGATAGAGATAGATAACTCGATACAGGAGTTTGCCAGTTAGCTGCTGTACCTGAGGTAGCGGTTAGTACTTGACCGTTAGTAGGAGCTGTGGCTCCATTTAACACGATACGAGTAGTAGCTGATTCAACAGCTATTACAGTCGGGTTAGGGTAGGTCCCTGCTAAATCTCCGCCAGCAGAACCACTAGGAGCTCCTCCCGTAGGAGTGGCCCAGTTAGCTGCTGTAGTAGAAGTAGCAGTCAATACCTGCCCTGTTGTAGGAGCAGTACCTGTCTGCGTAAGTAGGATAGGATGTATATTAGTCATAAATTATGATACTGTTACTACTATTGAGGTACTTGCTGTAGTTACTCCGCAAGTGACATTACATGTATAGGTAGCCGCATCTCCAGATGAAACGTTTCCTACAACGTACGAGCATCTCACTTCGCCAGCCATATCTACACCATCTTTCTGCCACTGATAAGTATAGTCAGAATCAGCTACAACTGTAGTAACTAGAGCTAGAATATCTCCCCCTACTAAAGACATTGACGAAGGTAGAGGAGATAAAAAAATTCCATTTTGATAAGAATAACCTATCTCGACATGGCTTGGAGTAAGTACCCACGGTCCGTCAGTACGTGTAGCGATATGGTTAGCATCTGCCACGATTACCCAAGTAACTAAATTATTATTTATTTGAGCATATTCAGTCATAGTAATTTCCTTTAGGCGTACCACTCAACGCGACAGTAGCCCGATCCACCAGCTCCTCCGGCTCCATTAGCAAGGTTACCTGCAGTTGCTCCAGTTCCGCCACTGCCGCCTCCTCCTGTATTGTTAGCTGCTCCGTTTCCGTTAATACCTGAGCCAGCTCCAGCACTAATAGTAACCCCTGCAGCTCCTGCCCCATATGATGCCCCGCCATCTCCACTAGCTCCGCCTGCACTACGTATACTAGCTCCATCGAAGGAGCCTCCTAGGGTACCGCTAGATCCGGCAGTTGCTCCACCGCCACCACCTGATCCGCCTGGCCCTCCCCACGTACCACTTGTACCTAAAGTAGTACCGCTATCGAGGGCACTAGGAGCTCCTGCTGTTCCATTATTTCCGGCAGCTGCACTTAGAGATCCGAATGATGAAGGAGAACCTCCTCCACCAATAGTTACGGAGACATTTCCCGCGACAGTTACGGGCTTATAAATTATCTGGCCTCCACCACCTCCACCTCCATGGCCCGCCGCTTTCCCACTCACTACAGTGAAGCCGCCTCCGCCGCCAGAGCCGCCTGTTCCTCCACCCCCAACAAGATATACCCACACAGAGGTAACCCCTGTAGGCTTTGTCCAAGTATTTGAGGAAGTAAATTCTTGAAAATTTAATGTTTTCGATCCTGAGCTTAACGGTTGCCATCCCATGGTAATTTCCTCTTATACGAAAGTTTCTAATTCTCCCGTAGTAATATTATAAATAATAAGTCCTGAAGGAGGACTTGCAATAGCATCTCTCTGAGTGGTAGTCATTCTCGGAGGTAAGAAACCTTGTGTGGTAGAAGTTAGATCAACGATTGCTGCCGCATTCGGTGAAGATGTTCCAATACCTAACGCCTTACTCGTATTATTCCAAAAGAAGTTAGTTGTATCTGCTGCAAGAGATCCCGCAGAATTAAACTGAACAGCCCCTGTAGATCCTGCTGCTGCTGGAGCCGCCGGGGCTTGCCAATTGGCAGTAGTGGAAGATGTAGCTGTTAGTATCTGACTTGTAGAAGGAGTCCCTGAAACAGTAATTCCGGCCACTGCCGAAGCACTTCCAGTAACATTACCCGTTAAAGGACCTGTAAATGAAACGGCCGTTGCATTACCTGCATTATCAACGCTGAACTGTGAGGAAGGCCCTACAGAGAAAAAAGCAGAAGGAGTAACTGTACCGATACCTACGTTAGTAACACCGCTCGTGGACTTAGCTGTTAAGGCTGGGCGAGATCCGAAGTTATCCGAGACGGTAATATGGATGTTTCCAGCACCAAATCCACTTACAACACTATCACCTAAAGATACTCCTGCTGGAACAGGATAAACTCCTGCACCATTATAAACAGTGAGTGACAGGGCACCATTTGTAAAAGCGCCTGAAGAATGCCCTAAGATAGATTCTTGACTATTAGTATTGTCCCAAATGAGTTTAAAGCTAGCGTCGAATAAGCCCCCAGTATTGTACTGAATCTGGGTAGATGAACCTGCTGCTGAGGCTACAGGAGTAGTCCACGTAGGGGCTCCTGCTCCATTTGAAGTTAATACCTGTCCTGTAGTACCTACAGATGTAAAGGAAGTAACTCCACTTGCCGCTTGGTAAGGTACTTCTCCGGCGGTTCCGCCACTTAAGCTACCCACAGCACCTGCAGTAGCTACTATGAAAGATAACGACGCTCCTGTTACGGGCGCGATTGTAAAGGTAATAGATGTAGTGCTAGTTTCTGCATAGTCTACAGTCTTAGTTAGCAGTACTCCATCATTATAAACTAAGAGAGCGTTGTTCCCTAAAGTATACGTAGGTACAGTAAAAACCGTTGTAGCGCTATTTCCGGTAGCGTTTACACGAGAATAAGTACCTCCACCTCCTCCTCCGCCTCCTCCCGGACCCCAAGACAGATTTCCTGAACCATCATTAGTTAATACGTAGTTTGATAGGGCAGCCTGAGCAGAAGGCCAGCTATAGGATACATTCTTAATCTTTATTAAGTCACCACTAGTATTTACTTGGAGATTATTATTTCCAAGTCCTACGATTCCGGCGCTAGAAACATGTATACAATCATTAGGAGCAGCTACTCCGATGTATAGCGGACTTGTTACAGGATTAGGTGAGGTATTGTATGAAATTTTGAATGCACCATCGGAGTTTTCAGAAACTACCAACCACTGAGCTGCCGGCGATTCTAGGGCTAAAAAGCAATCCTGATCCGGAGCTGCTACGTTAGTAGCTAAAAATAAGCAATCATTACAATGGATACCCGCACCGGTAGTAGTTTCAAAGAGAAGGCCTCTACCACTAACATCTGTGGCCGATAAGAAAACTTCTGGATATCCTAAACTTCCTAACCCTAGAGTGTGAGTAGAAGGATTCCATGATAAGTTAGGATCGTTAAATAGGAATCCTCCTTCCTCCCAGAAAGCTATAGTCTTTGCTGAAGGGTCAGAGACGAGAGAACCTCCAGCTCCATTAAGACCTATTGTAATTACTACAGGGCCTGAATTAGGAGATAGAGTCCATGTACCTGACCACCCATTAATTTGGCCATCCCATACAAGTGACATACTTCCCGTAGTAAGAGGACTAGATACGCAACTAAGTACTAAGCTTGCCGGATTACCTTGCGTAAGATTTCCTGAAATATTTATTAGATCAAATAAGTTTTCGCCCGGCTTAATATTGCCTGAGTCGTCTACCCTTATGCTAGTAGAGTCAAATCCATCAGGACCTCCACAAGGCGTAGTATTAAGGCCTGGATCTGGAAATAGTATCTGATAGTCCTGCCCACTATTATCGTACCAAACTGCGTTACCCGCTCCATCTGCAACAAGAGGAGATCCTCCAGGAGCGGGGACTAGTTCTACATTAGAAGTAATATCTTCGGCGGTGACTTTAGTTTGTGCCATAGTTATATTTTACCGATTAACCATTACCCTTACGACAGCGCCTGATCCTTCGTTAGCAGTCCACTGAACAGTTAAAGCGTTATTTGCTTGCCCTGAATATCCTACGATAGAAGAGGTAGATATAGATCCAGGAGTTACCTGAGTAACTGCTAAGATAGTGTCTGTACCTAGAAGTCCAGGTATAGTTAAAGCTTCTGTAGGAGACCCTCCTACACTAGGATTACTGTTAAAAGCAAGGACGTTGCCACTAGCTGTAGCTACAGTGCCTGAGCTATCAATTAAAATTGGAATCAATGTACCGTCAGTATATCTGCCATATAATACGGAAATAGCCTTATCATTGGTAGTTAAAACGCTTACGTTAGGATATGAAGGCTTTAGGTTATATGTCATAGTTTATTGAAGTTGCTTAATTACCACTGAAGCTGAAACAGGTGAAACTGCTCCCGCTCCTGCGTTAGGTGTCAGCGTTAATACTGTAGCAGTAGCTGCAGGGTTCTGAATACTTACTAGATCGCCCGCAGTAGCCGTAATCAATACTGTATTTGAAATCTGGTTAGTACCTGTAGCACGGCCCACTACAGAATGAGCTTGCTCTACACCATTAATGCATAGAACGGTTTGGCAAGCTTCATTAATACTTGCCTGCCAGGAAACTTCATAGGTACCTGTATTAGGTAAGGTAAACTGAGTAGCACTTGACCTAACAATTCCATTCGCTGCTCCATCTTGAGGGAATTCAATTGCAGTACCTTGAGCAACAGTTGCCGCGTTATCTCCAGGCATGAGAGCATAAAAATAACCATAAGGCATAATCGGAGCAGACGGAGTTTGCCAACTGGCATTACCTGAAGCATCGGATGTTAAGACCTTACCTGCACCTTGGTTAGTATCTACAATCTTAAGAGTAGTTCCTGAAGCTCCCTCTACATCTAGGAGAGCACTAGGAGTAGTTGTATTGATACCTAAGAATCCTTGGGACGTTAAGCGCATTCTCTCAGACTGAGGGAAATCATAGCTTATCCCTTGTCTCCTAGGATGAAAGGAGAGGTATCCATTTAGATCGTTTGAAGTACCGTTTTCTTTCGCACCTCTTATGGCAGCCATTGCCGCGCCACCAGGGTCTCCTGTGATATAGCGTGCAACAAAGGTGAGTACTCCGCCCATATCCACTGCCTGATCGTCGTTAGCTTGAATTGAAAGCTGTCCTGCAGAAGGATTTACGGGAGTTCCAGCTGTAATAACAGCAGCAGTTAGGGCATCTCCTAGAGTATTCGGAGATCCTACTAGTACGTCTAAAGTTGTACGGGGAGCATTATTTCCAACACCTATACCTACCTGTGCTGCTTCATCTACTGTAAAGTAGGGATTAAAAGCAGTAGTACCGGGAGCAGCCCTATTAAGATGGAAACCTCCTCCTCCCGGACCCATCGTCATAATCCACGAAGAACCTATAGGATATAGTTGAGCATCCAAATTAACATTATAGTTGGAGTATACAGTAAATTGATCGTGATCTGAAAGATATGTATAAGCCCCTGCAGTACCAACCCCATTTCCTAAGAAAATTAATGGATCATTTCCACTCAGATCTACTGAAAATTCATTAGACGCTCCAAAAACTCCTGAGTTATTAAATTGTATTTCACCGTTTGAACCCGCAGGAGCTCCAGCAGAAGGAGTTTGCCAAGTAGCATGAGTAGCATCGGTAGCCACCAAAGTTTGACCTATTGTAGGAGGAACAGCTGCACTTACACTAACCGGAGAAGAAGAAGTAGCTAACGAGTTCGCTATAGCTGCAGTACCTGTAGTATCTTGGTTAAGGGTAGGAAATGAGGTCATAAACTGCGCACTGATTGCAGGAGCAATCGTCCAAATAGGATTACCTGCAATGTTAAGTGACAGAATTTGATTTACGGCCCCTGCAGCTACGAAACCAGTAGTATTAAAGGCCGTTTGAATTAGGAGCTCTGAGGGACTTCCTCCACGAATATTAGTAGCTATGTCTACTGTTGGATTAGGGTAAGTACCAGATAGATCTCCACCAGCGGGGCCACTAGGAGTTCCGCCTCCACCACCTCCAGTAGTGACTAAAGCGCCAGAAGCATCTACTTGGAGAGGAACTAAGACCCCTGTTACAGGAACACGGCCATAGACTACAGAGATAGCCTTGTCGTTGGTTGTTAGAGCGCTTACATCAGGGTAGGAGGGTTGTAGATTATATTCTGACATGATATTTTAGTTATCTTTTTTAAGATGAGATGTTTCTGTAATAGCCATAGAATTATCAGTCCTAGAATCCTTATCGGACATCAACTGAATTACAGGTAGTTCTGTATCTTTAGGCCAAGGACTATTTTCTCTTGGCGTAACTACTCCGGAAATCGGATTTGATATCTGATTAGGCTTGACAATGCCTGCGGCTACTTCAGTAATGCCTGCATTGGTCATTTTGGGAACATCCATAGCAGGAACTTCTTTCTTCTCTACCTCAGCGGGGAGAGCGGGATTCTCAACAACAATCCAACCCATCTTGATAGATCTACCTAGAGACCCGCCAAGGCGTGATTTTAAAATGTCGGAGGCATCTACGGCCTCATTAGGAACATACTCGCCCTTCTGTAACTTTACAGGGCGTAAAATTTTATTATCAGCGGTCCGAATATAAAGGTCTACTAAAATTAGTCCTTCACCGCTTTGAATAGCGCATTTGTACTTCTCGTTGCTTAAATCCATTTTATTTCTCCGTTCGTATCGTTACTAAAACAAAATTGTGCTGGCCTATGAAGGGGACCAGCGCCCTGATTAAAACTACCTAATTACGCCCACGTTACGCCATTGAAGCTACTAGGAGCAGTGACCGTACTAGCGCCTGCGATTGTAATCGCGCCGGTAAGAGCTGCCAACTGTCCATTAACTGTATTACCGCCGTTCAAAGAAATACTTGCGTCAGCGATAACATTTCCTTCCAATGTACTACCTGTACCGAGAGTAGCTGAAGAGCCTACTGCCCAGAGTACGTTACTCGCTACTGCTCCGCCCGACATGGACATTACAGAAGCAGATGCGGTTGTTAACGTAGTACCAATCTGGAAAACCCATGTATCAGAGGGAGAACCCGCTAATACTAGTGTTCCCGTCAAGGCTGCAGATGAAGCGTACGAATAGACGCCAGGAGCTAAGGGACTATGAGTATGTAGATCTCCTGTAAGAACTGTTGCACCGCCAAGTGCGTTAGCTGCAGTAAATGCTGCTAGAGCTGATGCCTGTGAAGACTGGGCAGTAGCGTTAGCAATATTTTGCGCCCCATGTACAACTCCTGGAGGAAAGCCAGTTACTGAAGTTCCAGGATAAAGATCAAGGTCTCCTGTAATTACCGAAGCACCTACGTTGGTAATTGTGGAAGAAGCTGAAAGAGCATAACCCATAGATGCATCAGGATATGGATTACCTGTGAACGGCGCTGCAGGAAAAGGTACCCCAACTGTAAAACCTTGGTTAACCGTAACATCTCCTACATTAGCGATGTGTGCTAGATGGAAAGAAGCTGCCAAAGCATCTTCTGTTGCCATCGTGGTAAGATCAAGATTAGCAGCTAGAGCGGGAATACGAACCTCTCCGCCTGCAAAACCTCTTACGTCGTCTAAAATAATTTCTTCATTAATTAGACTTGTAATGACTTTAGGTACTAATGCCATTTTGTTTTCTCCGAGAGATTTATTAAACGCATTTTTAAGTTACGGCGTCCCGTTACTTTTAACGTAGATGTAAGACAAATTTCGTAACATACATCCACGATGCGAGAAATACCAACTCGTGAACCTACGACACATTCCGAACCATCTATTACTCGAACGTCAAATCGGACCATATATAAAACAAAGGGGGGAGTTGGGAGATTTACTTCCCAACTCCCCCGTTTGAGGTAATCTTTAAATAAGCTATGCGGATTACTAATTAGCTTACGGTAATCTGTACAATACCCTTCGCGAAGCGGATCACGAACCCTACATCTTCCCAGATCGCGAACACGTCCGCGAACTTGTTAGAATCCTTCAGGGTCTCAACAGATAGATCCGTACGAACGGCTAGTACACCAAGGTAATCAGCCGGCGCGAGGACATACACCTGTGCGGAAGGAACAATGATGTCTTCGAGGACTTCTACGCCCCAAATGTTTCCAACGCGGCCAGCCTTAAGAGCCTGATCCTGGAAGTTCGGCGCGAAGATACCAGCACCACCCGCAGAACCGATAACCGTATTGAACAACATAAGGTCAGCGGAACGAATTGGGTTCAAGAAAATCTTGCTGCAAGGGACTAGCTTAGAACGAAGCGTAACGATTGCATTGACAAGAGTTTCCTGAGACAACTTACCCGACGTATCGGTAAGAAGTGATGGATTACTTGAAGCCGCAGTAGTACCCGCTAGGGACGCTACGTTCGGCTGGTTTGTTAGACTTGCGGCATACTGCAACAGATTAAAACCTCGAGAATCTTCCTGGAGCTGGATAGACGCTTTAGCACGTTCCTGTGCCCGATTCAGAATGTCGAACTTACGGAAATTCGACTCATTCCAACGAACTAAGGGGCGAACAGTAATAGGCGAAGTTTCAACGCGGATACGATCTGACTTAACTTCTAGCTGCTGCGGCAAACCTTCTACCGAAATACTAGCTGCTGGAACGTCCAAGTCTGCGTCGAATACGGCTTCCTCACCCATAGCGAGCTTATACGTCTGATACAACTGGCGAATCCGACCTTCAAACAGCAAGTCTCTCTTTAGCGGCGAGAGCATCTGCTGAGCGATTGTCTGACGCCCACCAGGAGAATTCATGAGACGAGTAAGTCTTTCCTCAACCTGCGAAGCAGTAAGGTTCAGACCAAAAATCTGCTCATCTGCAGGAACTGCATTCATGTCACTCATTTGCATTTCTCCTAATATTATATACTATTTAACTTACGCGTTAAGTAGCTTGATTTGTAGCAGCGTCACGGGCGCGGAGCCTGTTACTGCCATAACCGTACCAATTACTGGATTCGTAGCAGAAGCCGGAACGCCACCTCTGATTAGACCAGATGAATCGGCCGTGACGGGCATGTTTAGCGTGTACGTATCCGTTGGATTGTATGGGTATACAGTTCCCGTCGGAGCTGCATATACATCTGCAGACAACGCGAATTCTCCACCGTTTACGAACGCGCCTACTAGACCACCGCGATCGAAATTAGTATAGTCATAACCTGCACCAGCTGTAAGACCGTTTGCACCTTGTAGCGGAAACATCAGGTTGCTGTCTGAGGCTAGTCCGAGAGGCAAAGAACCAGACACGCCAGAGTAGGGCCGAACAGTGTTGGAGTCAGGGAACAGCTCGAGAGGCTGCCCGGCGATAATGGTTGCACCACTAGCTACGGAATAACCTGCATCTCGATTGACTTCCTTAATAACTTGAATAGCCATCTTGTTTTTCTCCTATTAAATGTAACTTAGATTTACGATTCTTTTACTTTTACGTTACTTTGCGTTCCCAAGCAATCTATCTTGGGTAGCTATTACCTTGTCAGCCGCTTTGCAAACCCTAAATTGTAGATGGGTTAGCGTCCCTTCTGAGAACCCATATTGTCACAAATACCCTTGAGCCAATCAGCTTCTGAACCACCCGTGTACGGAAGGTTGGTTAGTCTGTATGACGCAGTAGTATTCGTCCCAGCGGGCTTTGCGATCCTCTCAATGGACTCTGCGAACGCCTTCAACGAAGAGTTGTCCATCTTGAGCAACAGCGCGTGCTGGCGATCAGCGGCTAGCTTGAAGGCCTGTGCACGAGCATCAAACAACGGCGTACCATCTGTTGTTAACTTCTGAACATCGGCTTCGTCTGCAGTCACGAGTCTCTTGTCGATCATAGTAGAGACAACCTGCTTACAGAACTCAGCTTTTGCACGCATAGATTTTTCGGCGCGGAGGGTCGTCAACTCAGCTTCGAGCTGTAACTCTCTGTCAGACTTAGAAGCGGCATGTTCCATCTCTTTAACTTCTGCCTTCTCATGCTTACCAAGTTCAGAAATATCTTTCTTAGCATGTTCAGCTAGAGCGACATCCTTCTTCTCGGCATCGAGTTTAGAGTCCGCAGAAGCTTCCTTCTCTTCTGTCTTAGGGGCCTCAGCATCTGCTTCCTTCTTAGGGGCTTCATCCTTTTTGTCGTCCTTCTTAGGAGCCTCTTCTTTAGGAGCAGCTTTTTCGGACTTAGCTTCAGCTTTCTCAGCCTTAGCCTCTTCCTTAGCTTCCGCCTTCTCTTTCTTCTCGTCTTCCTTCGCCTGCTTTTCCTCTTCCTTCTTGGCAGCAGCCTCTTCCTTCTCGGCTGCCTTAGCATCAGCTTCCATCTGCTTCTGCATTGCCGCGTCAAATTTCTCAAGGGCCTTGTGTAGAGCTTCCATAGGCTTCTTTAGCTTGTCTGCAGGAGTCATAGCGTCAAGCATCTTTTCAACATGCTCTAGCTTCTCTTCGTCAGACATATCTTCAGGAGCTTTATGGTCCTCTTTCTTAGGCTCTTTGTGATCCTTAGGTTCTCCAGGCATCTCCGGCTTCTTATCTTCAGGAGCCTTGTGCTCTTTATGTTCCTTAGGCATGTCTTTCGGCATGTCCATAGGAGCTTCCTTCATAGGCATAGGAGCAGGAGCTTTTGCAGGAGGCATATCCATCGGAGCTGCCATAGGGGCAGCAGCTTCAACCTTGTGACTTGCGCACTCACAAGCTGGAGGACACATAGCTGAACACTTCATGGCGCACATACATGCACCTGATTTATCTTCATGAGATTCCTCATGAGGGTGGTTCATACCATCAACACCATCGAGTCCTTCCATAGGACCGGCCTTAACTTCTAGACCAGCTTCATCGGAAGCTTTCTTACCCTTACCAACGGGTTTATATTGATCCTTACCGATAGACTTCTGTGAAGGCCATTCCTTACCGGAACCAGCCTGAGGAGTCGCAGGGAATCCACCACCGTCCATATCTACACCCTGCTCATCAGTTTTCTTTAGTTTAGAAGGAGCATGAGGAGCCGCAGGCTTATACTGATCCTTACCTACTGCACCAGCTGCTTCCTTACTAAGGATAGTTGCGTCCATAGTGGCCGCAATCTTCTCAACGCCATCTGCAGCAAGGCGGGATAGGAGATAGTTACCGTACTCCCATGAGGCTGCATACGTTGCACGTG